TAAAAATTTTGTATATTATATATATAGAGTGTTTTGCTTAGTATTTTTCTATTATTTTTTATAATCATTTGATTATCAACATATTACAATCATTTTGATTAAACTATTATGAAATGATTCCTACAAATTCAAATTTAAATAAGGAAAACTGTTCTCCTGTCTCATCTAATTGTATAGTGTGGCAGGGTCCTGATATATCATGCATTAATCTTTGCAAGGGAGATAGTGTGTCTGAGGTGATTTATAGATTAGCAGAAGAAATCTGTGATTTGAAAGAACAATTAAATCTAAGTGATTTAGATTTAAAATGTATCATAGATAACTGCGCATTATGCCCAGATCCTGAAAAAACTCTTAAAGTGGTATTACAGCTGTTGATTGACAAGGTGTGTACACTTGAGGAAATGATTGCTCAACTTACAGGTGGGTCTACAGATGAAACTTTAATCAGAATAGCTACATGTTTCTATCCTGATTTTACTGATGGAAATGGTGATATTACAAAAGATGTAACCATTAGTCAGTATGTTCAGAAGATTGCACAAAAGTTGTGTATTCTAATTAATGAGGTGGCAGGACTTAATAGTGATATTACAAATATTAATAATACATTAATAGATCATGATGACAGGATCACTGCATTAGAAAATGAGGGAGGCACCACTGTTACGTTAACATGTATCACTCCAGGAGTTAAACCTATTGATGAAGCGGTTGAAAGTATTGAGCAAGATTATTGTACACTAAAAGAAACATTAGGTGGAACTGGTGATTTGCTAGATGTAATAGATAAAGAATGCACTCTTCCTGTAAAAAAACTCACTGACCCCACTACTGATCTTTGGACTGGGGTTTCTACAAATATTGCTGAAACATTGGATAAAATGTGGTTGGCTATTTGTGATTTAAGAGGGGCTGTTAAAGCTATTCAGGATAACTGTTGCAAGATTACATGTGATGATATTATGTTTGGATTTGATGTTAAGGCGCTTGATGAAGAAACATTATTGTTCTTCTTCCTTCCTAAGACAAGTATTCCAAATGGATTTAACGATTGTGATGAAACATTAGGAAACAAATTCTTATTCACTGATGGTAATGGTGCTCAATGGTTTACATATATTAAAATAAGAGAAGATGTTCTAGAGGATGCTGGTGTACTTGCTAATGGTTATGAAATTGATCTTTCATTGTCACCGCTTGATGCAACCACAGGATTGACTATAACATCAGATTTGTGTTTGACTAATGGAGATACAACATGTATTAAGTGCTTTAGCACTACAGTTCCTCCTGTTGCTCCAGATTGTTGTGTAATTACTAATACTAGTGATTCTGAAAATACAATTGTTTATACAATTTGTCCAACAACAACCACTACTACAGCAGCTCCAATTACATAAATTTAAAATACTTATAATATGTCATGTTCATATCAATCAGTAACGCTTCAACCCAATGAGCAATTTGTATTGCCTCCTGGAGCTACTCTTATTGCTGCAACAGATACAGCACAATTAGATTCTGTAAATGATTGTTTAAATTTAACTAATGTAGAAACAATAGAATGTTATGGGGTAGTATTTGGGGAGTCTGAAAATAGTTCTGTGCCAGATCCTCCCACACCTGTTTATAATGATGTAGAAATAGGAGGAATTACAGTTGATAATGTTTATTATCCTTTTTTATCAAATATAAATACAGGTTCAACATCAGGAGATATATTAGCTGCATTAAATCAAACTCCATTTGCTGGCTTATTTACTATTACTGGTATGAGTTTAAAATCCGATGGTAACAGAGGAGATGTGTTATATATTGCATTTAAAACATTGCCTTCTATTGCTTCTACTATGTATTTTAGTGGAGGTGGAACAGGGGTAGTTGAGGCTCCTGCCACATCAAGTGTTCCAGTATCATTTCCTGTATTTCCATATGCTGAGTTTATAGCATTAGGGGGTGACTTTACATTTCCACCTTGTACATAAATCTGATATAAGTAAATGTCTTGTACTTGCAAAACAACTGGGGTAAAAAAAGAAGGATGCGCATGCTGCGTACCTCCAGGGGTAACTAATCTTACCACCTGTAAACCTGTTGATCCATGTGAGGGGGAATATTTTGATTTATGCTGCATTCAACCTCCTAATATACCATGTCTGAAAATATTAATCCTGATGATAATGTATGTACTGTAATTGCTGATATTTTAGAGGAATTAACAGATAGATGTAATTGTGAGTGTTCTTGTTATAGAATTACAAATACATCAGGATCTACTTGGACGCGTAACTATTTCAAATGTAATCAAGATGGTACTAACACATTGGTTACAGCTGTGGTTGAGGATGGGGTATCAAAAGTATTTACAGGATGTATTAATCTAGTTCCTTCTAATATTCCTGCGGGAATCTTAATTGAGGACGCTACTAATGATCCTGATTGTAATATTAACAATGTATGTATTTGTCATACATATGAGATAATCAACTTAACAAATAACGAGTTTACCCGCACTTATACAGGATGTGATGGCGATCAAAACTCACAATTAACTGTAACTGTATATCCTAACCAACGCAAGGTGGTATGTGGATGTTCAGATATTGAGTTGTTATCTCCAATACAAGGCATTGAGATTAATCAATTATCTGATGATGCGTGTGATGATGTGTACGAGTGTACCTGTAATATTTTTACAGTAGTTAATAACACTAACAACACATGGATTAGAAATTATACAGGATGTAGCGCAAATGGTAGTTACGATGCTGTATTAACTATTCTAGCTGGAGAAACGCTAGAAGTATGTGGATGTGATGATTTTGTTCCTGTAATACCAATACCTGGTATTATAATAACAAACACTCAAGTGGTGTGTGATGGTCCATTGTGTGATTTTGATTTTGAAATATCATTTCCTACAACAACCACTACAAGTACTACACTAAATCCTTGTGAAATTACAGGAACTATAGAACTTGTAAATGACACAACAACGACTACTAGCAGTACGACAACTACGACTAGTACTAGTACTACTACCAGCACAACTTCAACTACAACATCAACTAGTACAACTACTAGCACTACTAGCACTACTACAACTAGTAGTACAACTACCACTACAACAATTGCTTGTATTGGTTATAACGTATTTTATGATGTTCTTCCTGGAGAACCTGCAGCTAGTTACACTTATACAAACTGTCTTGGTGCTCCAAGCGGAACTATTTTAATAACAGCTGGTGCTACAGATACTATTTGTGCAGTTCCTGGTAGTATCATAGGAAGCGATCCTAATGTATTAGCTTCACCTAATGGATCTCCTTGTCCTTAAACTTATAATAGTGTGATATAAATCAAATGGCAAAAAAAGTACTTATAACGGTAACTTCATCTGGATCAGCTCTCAGTGGTCCATTTAATCTGCATTGCGTAGATTCATTGGGTAATTTGATTTATCCTGCATTTGATTTTAATATTACACTAGCTCAACTTCAAGCTGGATATATTTCTACAGTGGTGCCAGATGATTGCACTAAAATACGTTTAGTTGATATTTTAAGCGATTGTGAAATTACATATGAATTTGTAATTCCTACAACAACTACCACCTCAACTACATCAACTACCAGTACCACAAGTACCACTACACAGATTCCAAACTGTGGTTTTGAAGTGGAGGTCATTATACCTACTACTACATCAACATCCACTACTTCTACTTCTACGACAAGTACCACCACCACAACAACATTGCCATGCAATTGTTATAAGGTGATTAATCCAGGTTTATCTATTGAGAGTGTAACTTGGGTGGATTGTAATGTAGATTCTCCAACATTTGGGGATACACTAGTAGAAGAAATGGCTATTGGTGAAATTAAGTTTATTTGTTCTAATTTAAGCAATGTAGTGACTACTCCTGGATTAGTAGTAACTCCAGAAGGAGATTGTTCAATTGATTGTGCCGCTCCTATGAGTTATTGTTATGAATTAACAATAATAGGTGAAGTGTCATTAAGATGGACAGGGTATGATAATATTATTACAACTGATACCTTTACAGATGAAGTGGCTAAAATATGTGCTTGGGATGCAAGTATTGTTCAATATGCTGGAGCAGGAATAGTAGATCTTGTTGTTCAATTGGATCCATGTACTGGATATTGTGTAACTACAACTACTACTGCACCTATATGCTTATGTCATACAGTGTCATTACCTAATGGCATTTCTTGGCCAGAAAGTTATAGTGTGGGTTATATCAATTGTGATGGTGAAGAAATTACAATTAATTCAATAGATCAAATAGGTCCTTATTCTTTCTGTGCTAGAGAAGGTTCTGTTACATATTCAGGATTTGAAACAGCTCCTACAATTACAGTGGGTGATCCATGCGTATCAAACACAGATTGTCCATTATGTGAATGTTTTAATATCTCAACTAATATAGAAGGAAGTTATCCATATCAATATACAGATTGTTTTGGAAATACTGTGAGCGATAATATATCATTTGGTAGTCCAATTAATGTTTGTGGCTATTACGATACTATAGTTCCAAGTATTGCAGTTTATTATGTAAAATCAGGAGTTGAGTGTGTATTAGATGGAGAAACTTATGATTGTCCATTATTAATTACTGATTGTCATTGTATTACATTTACCAATACTACAGGTGAAGGATTAAATTTTTCATTTAGAAATTGCTTTAATAATTTAAATTTAGGATTTATTTTTGCAGGTCAAACTCTTGTTTACTGTGGTAAAAATCCTATTGCAGCAGATGGAGTGGAAATAGTTGAAAATTTAACAGCTCCATGTGAGGAAGTTATGCAGTGGTATGGTCCAGATTATTCATGTCCATTTACAACAACCACCACTAGTACTACATCTACAACAACATCCACAACTACAACTACCACAATAGAGCCTACAACTACTACAACAACTAGTACAACATCAACAACAACATCTACTACAACGACTACTACAGTAGAACCTACCACAACTACAACTACAACTGTTTGTGATTGTCCTCCTGGATTTACTGTATTACCTGATGAATCTGGTTGTGTAGCTGTAAATGAAACTCCCCCCTCAATAGTTGATACTTTGTTAACTGCTGATATAACTCCTAATCTTGCGTATGGAAATGGTGGATTTAGAATCTACAACATTAATGACTATGATATTTTAGGTAACTCTATTAGTACTACATATGCATTCCAAGGACTTACTGCAGCTTTTGGAGGTCCAACGCCTGAACCAGCAAATACAGCATTCTGGAGACAAAGATTGAATACAACAGGTGTTTGGGTGAGTGGAAATGCTTTTTGGCCTGATCCTGCTTATCCAGATTATGTTAGTTTATGTGATACAGTTGAATTAACTGAAAGTAAAATATATTATATTGGAATTGCTGGTGATAATGATGTGACTATAAAGCTTAATGGTACTATTATAGTAGATCAATATGGTATAGGATCAAGTGCTGCAGGTACAAATATAAACTTTAACTATTGGCATATATATCCAGTTCAAATACCAGCAGGTACTAATGTAATTGAATTAGAGGGATGGAATAGAACTCAGGTTGGTGGTTTTGCTGCAGAAATATATGATAATACTTTGTCTGAGTTAATTGCTGCTACCTCTACAGCAATGATTAATATAGTGTTTACCACTGAAAACTACAGATCTACAGGTCCTTTGTATAATAGTAATTTCTGTAGCAATTTTGGTTGTCCAGGTGGATATAGTTACGATATTGATTCAGGAACATGCGTTGAAAGAATTGATGTTAATTGTGGAGAACCAGCACCTACAACTACTACTTCAACCACCTCTACTACTACTAGTACAACGTCTACCACAACTACAACAACTGTATGTCAAAGACCTACTGGATTAACTGATGGTATATTAGTATCCCAAGTTCAAAATGCAGGAGATCCAATTTGGAATTTTAGAACTGTTTCAGTAGTAGATGCTTGTAATGCATTTAACTATTATCATGTAGGTACAGGTGGAAGTTATGGATTTACACAAATTGAGATAAATTCTTTAACTATTGGAGAAAGAGTTTATCCAGGGTGGTCATTAACAAGTTGTACTAATATTAGCGCAGGGTATTATATTTATCAACCTAATACTGCAATTAATGTAGATGTTTATTTAAGAGATCCAGCGACCACATCAGTTCAGATAGTTACAGTATCTTTAGTGGGAGGCTTTTCTGTTATAACTGCAATTGATACTTGTTTATATACAACAACTACAACAACTATATAATTTATTATAAAATAAAATAATATGTCTTTTACAGCAATTATAACAATAACAGCAGCAGGAGTAGATGCAGGTCCTGTATTTGATATTTATTCAAATGTGGATGGATTTACAACACCATTTGAAAATGATATTTCTAAGGCTGCATTGTTGTCTGGGTTTACCTCTGTAAATGTTCCTGATGGTACAACAGAAATTAAATTGATTTCTGATGGTGTAATATGTACTAATAATGTAATAGTACAGTTGCCAACTACAACAACCACTGTTCCATGCTATTGCTATAAGGTGGATACTACAGGTGGCTCATATGCAGTAGAATGGATTGATTGTGATGGTAATGAAAACATTGATTATTTAGCTGATGAAACAAATAATTTCTGTGCTAAGGAAGGTTCTATTCAATATAGCGGTACAGGTGATATTATAGTAACTGGAGGAGTAGATGAATGCTCTAGAGATTCAGAATGCTATGAGGTATTTAAAATGTTTGCATCTGGTATTAATAAATTAAACATTCGTAAGATTGTAACTTCAGTTCCATTTATAGTTGACTGGGGTGATGGTAATCAAACATCCTATCTTGGTAGCACAACAAACGTTGGAACTCACACTTATTCTTCACCATTTACTGGAGAGGTTAAAATATTAACTGCTAGTTTGGCTGCAATCACTGAATTGCGTACAGACAATATAAATACTTTCACTGTAGGTAGTTTGACTATTACTGGTCCTGAGATTAGTAAACTTGTAAATCTTCAACAACTATACAGCATCACTACAATACTTAATGCTGATGCGTCAGAGTTACCAGATACATTAACAAGACTTACAAGCTATAAAGGGATTTTGACAGGTGATGTTGCAGATCTTCCTACAACTCTCACTCAATTAAACTTAACATCAATTGAAGCTAATATACTTTCTGGAGATGTGGGTGATTTGCCTCCTAACTTAACGCTTTGTGTAATACAAGGTAATAATACTATTAGTGGTGATATTATTGATTTGCCAGCTGGATATGCAACAGCAATGACAAGATTAGTAATACAAGGTAAAAATACACTTACAGGAGATATTTCTGTATTCTCTACATACACTGTTATTACAGAGATTACTATTCATGGATTTAATACTATTGATGGAGACATTGCTGCATTTAGTGCATTAGCAGGTTTGATTAGAATATCAATACTTGGATGGTCTTCATTGTCAGGTGATTTGTCAAGTCTTTCAACTCTACCTCTTGTTATCTTATCAATTGATAATGATCCATTTACAACTCCTCCAGGATATGGAAATACTGTCACTGGTGATATTGCTGATATTCCTAAGACAGTATATAGTACAAGCATTGGTGGATTTAACACTGTATATGGAGACTTGGTAGATATGCCTACAGGTGTAGGTGCATCACCAACAACTACTATTAAATTTAATGTAAGAGGAGATGCTCCTGGTGGCAATACAATTACAGGTAATATTAGCTCATTGGCTGCAATAATTCCTAGTATAGATGAGTTTACACTTCAAGGTGCTAATACGGTGATAGGAGATATTGCAACATTACCTGCAGGTATTAAACAATTCTCAATTGACAGTAGTGATTTGGCTTGCATATTGACTGGTGATTTGGGAGATACACCTACATCATTGGAAAATATTGAACTCAGAGGTAATAATACTGTTACAGGATATAATGGTAAGATATGGAGTCCTATTAGAATGAGTCAAGTGAGTGTTATGCCTGTATCTGCTGGTAACATGCCCACTCCTGATATTGACCAATTATTACTTGATTTGTCTATTAAAACATGGACATATCCTCCAGGATATACAGCACTAAACTTTACATTAGAAATTAATTTAAGAGGAACTAGATCATTTACTCCAGCTGTTAATGCAGCAGTAGCAGCACTTACAGCTCAGTCAGTGGTAGTCACTATAACCCCATAATTTAAATATAACTATGGCACATTATAATTGCGGATGTTATTGTAATCCATGTTGTTGTAACCAAATCACTACAACTACTACAGCTTTTACAACTACAACAACTACATACAATCCTAATGAACCAGGATGTGATGTTGTAATACCAGCAGAATGTATTATATACAATGGTACATTTTTAGAGGATTATGGAATTAATCCAGGTGATAGTTTATTAGATATTTTAAATCTAATAAGTCAGTTTTTGTGTGAGTGTACCACTACAACCACTTCCACTACGACAACTAGTACCACTTCTACTACAACCTCAACGTCAACCACTTCTACAACTACAAGTACATCAACTACTACTACCACTACTACTATTAATCCTGATTGTACAAGTTATTATATATTAAATTTAGCTAATCTGGCTCCTCAAGATTATCAATATACAGATTGTTTTGGAACACAGATTTCTGATGCTCTAGATCCATTTGAATGTATTGAGGTGGAGGCTGTTCCAGGTAGTTTTGTGTTGGGTGAATCTGTTGTATCAGGAGAAGGAAGTTGCCCATTACCATTAATTATTACACTTCAAGATTATAATGCTACTGGTGTAACAGATCCATTTAATGTTGGGCAATGGAATACAGTATTTAATTTGCCAACAAATGGGACACCATTTACAAATGTTACTGCTGATCCAAGTGGCACACAAATTTATTTATATGGTGGATCTGGAATAACATTATCTTCAGGTACAATATCAACATTAAATACTCCATCTAATGATAATCTGATTGGTATAAATGATCAGGCAGGTTGTATTATAACATGTGCAAGTTTACAAAATGCAGTTCTTTTAGCAACAGTTAACCTACCTGGTGTAACTACAATAGTGGATGGTTGCTTTAATAATTGTGATTCATTAACTACCATCACTTTACCTGCATGTACAAGTTTGGGCTCAACTACAGGAGATGATGGAGTATTTGCAGGAATATCAGGAAACACTATAAGTCTTACAATACCAACAGCTTTAGTAACTGATGGAGATGTAGTTGCTCTACAGGCAGTAAATACTGTAACAATTACAGCAGTTTAATTAGGCAAACCCCTAAAAATTTTGTATATTATATTATAAACTTATAACAATTTAATCCTTACAACTATGGCACGCGGAACAGGTTCAAAAGATAGGACAGCCCCTGTGGTTACTATCACTTCCCCAGCAAATGGTACCTTGTATACTACAGCAGGTACAATAACAATTACAGCTACAGCTACAGATAATAAAGCAGTGGCAAGAGTAGAATTTCAAGTGACTAATAATTCAACAGGTGCTGTTGGTGCATTAGCTACTGATACAACTTCACCATATAGTACAACTTGGCCTGTACCTGTACAGGTGGGTAACTATACTATTACAGCAAAAGCTGTAGATACATCTGGTAACTTTTCTACACATTCTATTGTAGTGACCAGAACAGATAGCACTACCACCACTACTACAAGTACCACCATAGCACCACCACCAACTTTACCAGCTAGTAAAATATTAGCTGCTCCTCCTGTATGGTACCAGGGTGGAGAAGGATCTTGTTGTACTATGTCTGCTACATTAACTAGATCTATAGAAGAATATTACACTACAGGAGCTACATCTTATAGCACAGCTACTAATATTTTAAGTCCTGAGTGGCTCTATAATATTCAAATATGTAATTGTGTTGAACCCATTACAGTAGAAGACTTTGTTAGTCCTACTTGTGATGGATGTGGATATGGCACTGCAACACTTACAACATTTGGAAAAATCACTAGAGTTGGAATTTGCAGATCATCAATATGTCCATGGAATTATCAAAATGGATGCAGTGTTACAAGTTTTACACAAGGTATGCTTGATGATGCTGCTAACTATAAGATTACTAGATATGGTGTGGTTCAACCAACTGATATTTATTCTATGAAGCGTTTGATTAATAATAATCACGCTCTTCATTTTACTTTTCAAGTGGATAGTAATTTTTACTATACTGGTACTGATCAAGGTATTGCACCATGTAATTATATCTGGAACAGTGTTGGAACACCTATGAGTACTCATGCGGTTTCTATTATTGGATATGATGACACTAAACAAGCTTGGTTATGTCAAAACTCATGGGGAACAAATTGGGGATGCAATGGGCAGTTGTGGATAGCGTATAACTTTTTACCTGTAAAAACTGGTGGACTATACTGGATGACAACAAGGATTGATCAGAATCCATATCCAATTCTTTAATAAATTAATTCTTTAATATTTAAAATAATAAAAAAAATGGGACAAAATTTGTATTTCAGAAGGGGTAGAAATGGTTTACCCTTAGCAGGTTCTAACATTAGAGCTAATAGAAGACCATCTACAGGACACATTCAAGTGAAGAATGTAATTAATGGACCTATTTCTGATTCATTTAAACCTGCATTTGCTGGCAACAACAGATTTTTTGTACAGTTGGATGCTAATGGAAATGTAATTAATGGTTCATTGGTAGTGTCTACTATTGTACCTGTAGGAAACTACATGGAGTTGTTTAAAGATAATGTTATTGGACGCCCTCGTGGAGAGAATGAAAACTCAGGTGTTGTAGTTGATTCTCCTGAAGATCTTGCTGATGTTCCAATGATTATGTCAGAAGACTTCCGTATCAATGGTTATCGTACATCTAAGATTGTTTAATATATAAACTTTTAATAATATGGCAAGGGGTACTGGCTCTAAAGATAGAACTGCACCAGTGGTTACTATCACATCGCCTGCTAATGGACAAATATTTTTAACATCAAGTACTATTAGTATAACAGCTACTGCTACTGATAACAAAGCTGTAGCAAAAGTGGAGTTTTATGTAAAGAATAATTCAACTGGTGCTACAGCATTGTTAGCAACTGATACTAGTTCACCTTATAGTGCTGCATGGCCTGTGAGTACACAACTAGGAATTTTTACATTGACAGCTAAGGCATACGATGCTGCTGGTAATACAGCAAGTCATTCTGTTGTAATTAATAGAACAGATAGTACTACCACTACCACCACATCAACTACAATTGCTCCTCCCCCTACACTGCCTAGTAGCAAAATCTTAGCTACCCCCACTGCATGGAATCAAGGAGGAGAGGGATCTTGTAATGCTCAAGCAACAGCTTTACAGAGGTCAATAGAACAATATTATACAACAGGTGCCACATCATATAGTCAGTCTACTAATGAATTGAGTCCTGAGTATATATATAATTATACAAAATTTAATGAAGGCTGTGGAAGTGGTTCTGCTACATTAACAAATTTGTCTTTTTGTTTAAATGTTGGATTACCTAGATGGTCACTTTGTCCTTATAATTCTCAAGATGGATGTTCTACTGCAGCGTTTACACAAGCAATGGCAGATGATGCAGCAAATCATAAAATTACAGGATTTGGTAATGTACAATCTACTGATTTGTATGCAATGAAAAGACTTATTTGTAATAATCATGGTCTTAAGTTAGATTTTCAAATGGATTATAATTATTACAATGCACCTTCTTGTGATTACATCTGGAATTCTAGGGGTACTCTTATGTCAACTCACTCAATGGTGATTATTGGCTATGATGATGCAAAACAGGCATGGTTATGTCAAAATTCTTATGGACCTAATTGGGCATGTGGTGGAAAAATCTGGATTGATTATAATTTTTTAGCCACAGCTCTTACAGGTGCTGTATGGTGGATGACTACAAGAGTGGACCAAAATCCATATCCTATTTTGTAATATATTTGTAGCCAGTCTTTCTATGTAGAGACTAGCTACTTTTTTATAAACCAACAAAAAATAACCAACAATGAATGACATGATTTACATGTGTGCTCAACCTGCCATAGACTATTATGCTTGGCAAGTAGAAGTGATGCTGGATAACTTTATTGAGAATAAAGTGGATCCTAAAAATATTCACATAGTTTGCTCCCATTATGGGACTGTTCCTGAAAAATGGGAAAAACTAAAGACTAAATATTCAGATGTAACATTTGCATTTTATACAGATGAAAGATTCAAACCAGGATATATTCCAAGTGTACGTCCCCATGTTTTGCACAAGCATTGGGTGCATAATCCTGAACTAGCATCTAAAACAGTATTTTATCACGATTGTGATATTGTATTGGCAAAACCATTTGATACTGAGGATCTTATGGATTTGGATACATGCTATGTCAGTGACACTGCAAGTTACATAGGAGCTAATTATATTCGCTCTAAGGGAGAACACTATCTAGATTTGATGACAGGGATTGTAGGAGTTAATAAACAATATGTTATTGAGCAAGAGAAGAATAGCGGAGGTGCTCAATATATTCTTAAAAATATTCCTACAGAGTTTTGGAGAAAGGTTTATCAAGATTGTGAAACAATGTTTCGCCTTGTAAATCAACAGATTGCAAAAGATCAGCCTCCACATGCTATTCAAATATGGTGTGCTGATATGTGGGCAGTTCTTTGGAATCTATGGGTGTTAGATAGAAAGGTGGAAACCACAGATAAGTTGTCATTCTCCTGGGCTACATCACCAATCAGTGAATGGGATAAACATCCCATCTATCATAATGCAGGTGTTACAGGTCCTGGAGAATTGTTTTATAAGGGGGCATACATTGGTAAACTTCCCTATGATATAAAACAAGAAAGTTTTAGTAATAAGTTTTGTGCTTATAATTATGCTAAAGCAATTGTTAACACAGCTAAAACCTCTTGTTTGTTATGATAAAGAAAGCTACATATGGTGGACGTGATGTCACATCTATATTAAATTCTAAAGTTAAAGATGGTCAGCTGAGAGTTAAAGTGGGTAATGATATTTTTGGTGATCCTGCAGTTGGGCAAATTAAATACTTAGAAGTGGAATATGAAGGAGGTAGTAAAAAGATTCAAGAAGGATCTTATCTTACACTTCCAGATTCTAAAAGTAGAAAGTTAGGTATTTTTTATACTAATAACAATGTAGATAATGTTGTAAGTGAAAGCTTACAAACTCTTACAAAGTTTAAAGATAAGGCTGATATTCTTACATGTGTCTGGAAACCAATACCTAACAACCCATTTTTTGAAGTGGGAGCTATGACAAGAAGTAGTAATCATTTGAATATTGTAATTCAAATACTCCAATTGTTATATGCTGCCAAGAATAGTGGGGAGTATGATTATGTAAGTTTCCTTGAACATGATGTTCTTTACCCTGATGGTTATTTTGATTTCCCAGATTTTGAAGGTGGTGTGCTCACTAATATGAATTATATGGGAATATGTTCAGCAGGTTTTCAAAAAAGAAATGCTGACCATGAACCTCTTCATCAAATGACTATGAGATTTAATGATGCTATAGCACATTTTGAAAAGTTATTTAAAGAAGCTATTCAAAATGGTCAAGTGTTACTAGAGCCTCAGTCTAAAAGATCTAAATGGCACTGTGCAAATCCTGCCATTCATGTGAATCATGGGAGACATTTTACTTCTCACTTCACTATATATGGGCATGGTGTTGATGAAGTTGATCCTTACTGGGGAGAGTTTAAAGAGCTATCAAATAAATTGTTTTAATGAATGGTACAATTAACTATGTATCAGGCGGTAAACTAGGAGATTTTATTCATGCTTTAATGGTAGTAAAACAAAACTACATTAAATATGGTAAAAAAGGAAATGTCTATTTAGCATCAGGAGGATTTGATGGGGATGGTTTTTCATATGGTGCAAAAAAAGTTCTTTTAGATACAAAGGATTTAATATTGTCTCAAGATTATATAAACACTTATGATGTGTATAATAATCAAAGAATCGATATTAATTTAAATAAATGGAGACACTCAGGATTTTTATATTCAAAGTGTTGGATTGAAATGTTATCTGAAACTTTTAAGGTTGACCCAATTACAACAAATTGGCTGTCTTATAAGAAAGTATCAGACTATGAAAATTACACTATAATTCATAGATCGTTTCATAGACATAATGATAAGTTTCCATGGGGAGAGGTTATTGAAAAAGAAAATTGTTTATTTATATCTACTAACGATGCTTTTGCTCAGTCGTTTAAATCTAAATATTCAGTAGAATCAATTGTAGTAGATACAGTTTCTGAACTTGCTTTAGTCATTAATTCTGGTAAAAAATACGTTGGTAATATGACAGGAATTACAGCACTAGCACATGCACTAGGTAAACCAAGGTTAATAGAATTGACTAATTTAGATCAGGTGCATTATATAAACGATGACAAGTATTTAAAGAATTTTTGGTATGTAAAAGATTATCAAAGTGTAATTCCACAAGACTTTTTTAAATAAATAATAGGAGGTTTGTTGGTTTCCTCCAATAAAAATCCCCCTGTGTTTCTACACGGGGGTTTGTTTTTTAAAATAAAACCCTTATATTTACGGCATGCATACTAATCCTTATATATATGAATTTAATCAATCGTGTTTATTCCACGTTAAAATGGAAAAAGTCAGATGCTTATTGTGCTGAGAAGTTAGGAATATCTCTCAAACAATATAAGAAACTGAAAACCAAGGTATTACATTTAGAAAAGTCTGAGGTTGAGGATATAGAAGATAAAGAAAAAGTAATAGAATTTAAAGAAGACTTAGACAAAGGTACTGCTGAAATCAAAGGAATCTCCCTCTCTGAACCTCGCTCTCCTGAGGAAATTATCAAACTACTTAAGATTGACACAACAAAATGGAAACTTTCCAACTACTGGAATAAAGAAACTGGTGGTGGTAAGTGGCTGGTTTCTGCATTAGTTAGTCTTATAAAGAAAGAACCTAAAGATATACTAGCTGAGGTTATTAAAGAGTTTAAGCCTAGTTATAAGCCTGTAGGTAAGCCCCACATCAATACTAAATACGCAGAGAAGGTGGCTGCTGTATTATCTATACAAGATCTTCATTTTGGCAAAGAGGGAAACCTAGGGATTATAGATGAGTTTAAAGCTGCCATAGAAAACCTTATACACAGGGCTTACATGGTACATAATGTAGATAAGGTGGTTTATGTGATAGGAGGAGACATTCTTAACATGGATACCTTTAATGGAACCACTACATCAGGTACGCCTGTAGATAACGACCAGAGGGCTCAGGATGCGTATAAAGATGCATTTGATGCTTTATATTGGTCAGTAAATTACATTAAACAATTTTGTAATAACCTGGTTGTGGTTTATATTCCTGGTAATCATGACAGACTAAGCTCATACCATTTAGCTCATGCATTAGAGAAATGCTTTAATGATGACAGCATATCTTTTAAAACAGACTACTCAGAACGCAAGGTGATCACCTATGGTTTAAACTTCTTTGCGTTTGAGCATGGGGATGTAACAAAAAAATATACTCCACTAGTTTATGCTACAGAGTTTCCAGTGCAATGGGGTAATACACAATTTAGAACATGTTACACTGGTCACTTCCATAGTAAAAAGACTACAGAGTATGTTACAGAAAATGAACACAATGGGTTCAGTATCAAGCATTTACCAAGTCTTTGCTCCACTGACTACTGGCATTATCACAACAAATATGTAGGAGCTAAGCGTCAAGCCATCATAGAATGTCACAGCGAGAACTATGGTAAGGTTTCTGAGTTTATTTATACAGTTTAAATCTATAAAGTTTAGATAGGAAACTTCACAAATTTTTCGTAAATTATAATATAGGTATACTATGAGGGAAATGCGATCTCCTGATTTAAATGCCCCTAGATATAGAGCTAAATGTCTAGACATTCTTAAGAGGGATTTTTATGTTAGTTTTAGAAAGACCCACCCTAAATATGCCCATCTCTCTAATAAACAAATTAAAGAGATTATCAGTACTGTGAATGGTAAGATATGGCAATCTGTGATTGATGATAGAGATGGGGTGGAGTTACCAGAGCAGTTAGGATATATTTTCATAGGAAGCTGTCCAGCTCCAAAAAAAGAGAATGTTAATTATCATTTGTCTGTAGAATTAAGAAAGGTGATTCAGCATAGAAATTGGGAAAGTGATCAGTATCTAGCTAAAATATTTTATACTAATTCAGCTACTAAATACAGATTTACATTTTCTAATTTGTGGGGATTTAGTCCTGTTAGACAATTTTCCAGAACTGTTGCAAAACACTATCCTGAAAACTTTAACAGGTATTTGCATGTTGAGGATTATAAAAAGATAAACGCTGTGTTTAGGCGAAAGGTGTTTAAACTAGATATGCAGAACAAAGACAAAATTGCCTTAGAAACTTATAATGAATTTGACTTATGACAACTACAATAGGAGATATTATTTCAAGGGTGAGAAACCAGCTCAAGGCTGTAAATAAGGATGCATTCCTCACTGATAGATTTATATACAGTATTATTATAAAGCATGCTCATTGGTTAATGAAGAGAGAAGACTCTAAGTTCAGACTAATGAAATTTAAATCAGTGATTCGCACTCTACCAACTGTTGAACTGATTGATGTAGATAAGGTGGAAGCATGTTGCACTAACATGTACACCAACTGTAAGATTAAACGCACAAAAGAAAGACTCCCTGCATTTTTAGAAGGATACTTTGGACCATTGATTTCTGGTGTAATGTCACTGGATGGTAGTGAAGTGTTTGTTCCCACAGATCCTAAAACCTGGGTGGCAATGACCCATTCTAAAACATTTAAATACAATAAGACAAAGTATTATTGGTATTTAGATGGGTATTTGTATTTGCCAAATATTGAGTGGGAGGCTATTAGGGTGGATGGTATATTTGAGGATGATGTTACAGGCTTTAATTGTGATACAAATGATGATTGCACATTAAGACAAGATCAGCCATTTAATGTTCCAGATTACTTACATGGTGAACTAGAGACATTTGTAATGAAAGACTTTGGTATGGCCTATCAGATTCCTCCAGATTTAATCTCTGATAAACAAAACATTTTAAGATAATAAAAAAATCTAAACTATAATGACTAACTACAAAACATATATTTTTATAGATTTTAACAATGACATCTACGCGTTTGTAAATAATGCGTCTGAGATTGTTGCTTTTTATGAGGATGAGCTTATTCCAATTAACACATTACCAGTTGATGTAGATGGTTATTTGGATGGGGCAATTCTTGTAAATCTTAAGACTAAAGAAGAAACCAAGGTTAAACTAATTGTTAATGGTTCTGATTTATGTATATAAAACATGGCAAAGATTGAATTAAAATATAAAAAATTTGATGAGCTCTTGGCAGAGGTGCTGAGTGACTTTAGTAGTTTTAACCTAGAGGGGATGATTGATCCTCAACAACTTATAAAGGTGGCTATTAGAGTGAACTATGAACTTGGGCTTAGGATTCATCAAACTAAAGATGTCATACTTGATATTGAGCATAATAAAGCAAAACTTCCAGATGATTTCTACGTTTTGAATTATGCTAATTTATGTGGTAAGTATACAGTGCAAGACCCAGTATTTTCAGGAACACATGTAGAGGATGTTATTCTTAAGACTCCACCTAAAGTGGATAGCTGCGGTAGAGTGAATGCTTGTATGACAGATTGTGGTCAATACTACAACTTAGTACAAACTCTTAGGTCAGAGATTAGAACTTATGAGGAGTTCTATCCTTTGCAATTAGGTAAGGCAAAGGTAGTATCTGTTGACTGTCCTAACATACATGTAAAATCATATAATAGAGCTGAACTTAAAAACGGGTTTATATACACTAATCTAGAGACAGGAAAAGTACACATTAATTATGAGGGTACATTAGAAGATGATTGTGGTAATCTACTTGTATTAGATAATCCTCTTGTAAATGAATTTTATGAGTATGCATTAAAGCAAAGGGTACTAGAAAACTTATTTATGAATGGAGAAGACGTTGCACAAAGAATACAGCTTATTGAGCAAAGACTTAGAGCGGCTAGAAATAATGCTTATAGTTTTGTTAATATGCCTGATTTTGATGAGTTTAAGAAAAACTGGGAGATGAATAGAAAGGCTATGTATGGCAAATACTATAATATGTTTAAACGCTAATGGTAGTTAAAAACACAACATATAAGAAGACTGTAGACCTACCTGTATACAACTGTAAGTTGATACTGTATGTAACATCAGCATTGAATAAGACAGTTAATAAGATATGCTCCACTCACAAAATGGGATATCAATTTACAGATGAAGCAGAAGGTGTTGTACTATCTCCTGATATTACAGACTATTATTTAGTAATTGATCTTAGATATTTGTCTTATAATACTATAGCACATGAAATCTATCATGCTACAGTGAAGATAACTGAGGATAGAGATATTGTAGATGAGGAAACTCAAGCATGGTTGTGTGGACATATAACAGGTGTGCTTCATAAATTTTTAGATAAAAAGAATTTGAAGGTTAAACATGGCGAGTAATTTTCAAGAATCCAGTAATATAAAGACAAATTCTTTTGTCAAAGGTCTTAATAAAGACACTGCAGAATCTTACATAGGTGAGGGCATGTGGACGCACGCGCGTAATGCTGTCAATAACACTAATGAAGGACATGTTGGATATTTAGGAAATGAACCTGCTAATAAGTTTTGCAGCAGTACCCCCTACCCTATTATTGCTGCTTTATATGATGAACAAGACAAATGGTACTTATTCTCTACAGATGACGTAAACTCAGAGATAGGATTGTTTAGAGAAAGTACATGCACCTACGAAAAAGTAGTTAATGCTCCATGTCTTAATTTCAAAAGAACAAATCTTATTAAGGCAGCCATTAAATCAAATGCTGACTGCACTACATCTTTATACTGGGATGATGGAATCAACCCAACAAGAGTATTAAATGTAGATAGGATTCCTTATAAAGAAATACCTAAAAGTAATACAATAGCAAATACATGCTATGTTCCCCAATATTCTAATGAATTAGATTGTGAAGCATTAAGACTGGCACCATTAATGACCACTCCATGCTTAAGAGTAATTAAATCTAAGTCAGGTGGAACAATGCCTAATGGATCATACCAGGTGGCAATAGCATATAGTATTGCAGGCATTAAAGTCACTGATTACTTTCTTCCTTCAAATATACAGTCTTTATTTACACACGCTGATAACAATGGAGCATTGGAGGTGGAAATTGACAGTATTGATTTAGATTTTGATGAGTTTGAATTAGTCTTGATTAGCTATGTTAAAGAAAACTTAACAGCTAGAATCATAGGGTATTATTCAACTAGAACCACTAAGGTGTCTATTGATAAACTTGATCCTGCGTTAAAAACTGTAGGGCTTGATCTCATTCCATTGATTACACCAGCGTATGAGAAATCTGATAATTTGCTTAGTTTAAATGATTATCTGATTAGAATTGGCATATACACTAAACCAGACTTTAACTATCAACCTCAAGCTAATAAGATTTTAACAAAGTGGGTGGCTGTAGAACAACCTGCTGATTACTATATTAAGGGTGGAAATCAAACATCCTATTTGCGTGATGAGGTATATTCATTTTTTATTCGCTGGGTGTATAACACAGGTGAGAAGTCTGCGAGCTATCATATTCCTGGTAGAGCTTCTGTAGGGCGTGATATATCTGTTGCTGGAGGTAGAGATGCTATTGAGAATCAAGACAATCCAACAGTCCCTGCTAAAAGATGGGAAGTATTTGATACATCAAACACTACATCAAGATCTTCTTCCATTCTTCCTAATAATGAAGGAAAGGTTGTAGCTGAGGGTACAATGGGATATTGGGAATCAACAGAGAAATACCCAGATGACAAACCCCAAATATGGGGAGATTTGTGCGGTAAGCCTATCAGACATCACAAGATGCCTGATAATAGCACTTCTCATATTTACAATACAACCACTAATAGTATCGTATTATTAGGTGTTAAGTTTGAAAACATCACCCATCCATTAGACAATAATGGTGTTCCTCTTGAATCAGTGGTAGGATATGAGATTCTTAGAGGGTCCAGGGAAGGAAATAAAACAGTGATTGCAAAGGGTATACTTAGCAATATGGGAGAGTATGAGATTAATCCTGACATCACTAGTCGTAAGGGATTATATCAAAACTATCCTTTTAATGATTTAAACATTGACCCTTTTCTTTCTAAAAAAGAAGTGAAGGGTGGTTGTCAGGGTAAAGGATATGAACCTATGGGTACATTCCTTAGAGACATGTTTAGTTTTCATTCTCCTGACACACAGTTTAGAGATCCCTATCTAAATCCTTATGAGGTGAAGATTCATGGTGAGTATTGGGGAAATGCAGAAGGTAAATTTACTGTTCCTTATAAACATCCTAAGCATAAGCTGCTTAGGGATTTTGCTTTATTTATAGCTGGTATAGTGGGTACAGGTATAGGACTTACATCATTACTTGGAAAGAAAACTTCCACCACCACTATTAATAATGCAAGAGGCTTTAATTTAGGTCTCTCTATTACAGGACAACCTACAGGTACAAGTGGTTCTGCAGAAGGTGTTGACCCGCTGTTTGTTGGACCATTATTACCACTAAATGAATTAATTAAAAAACCTAGTGTTGGACCTAATGCCAATTTTGGGGGATATAATATATCCACTGATAAATCAGTAACACAAGAACAATCTCCTTTTGATGAGATTCCTACATTAGCAGCTGCTCAAAAAACCCTGACGTTCTTATATTTTATGGGAGAGGGTATGGAGAATGCTCTTAGAATAATTAAACAAATGGTTTCTCCTGAGCAATACGCATATCAATATGATGCTCATGGGTTTTATAATAATTATATTGAGCCTACACAAAACAATAGAAGACGCAAACTTATTGATGCTCAATACATTAACCCATATATTCAAGATTTTGGTTTAGACTATAGAATTAATAATCTATTTAGAGGAAGATATGTTATTCTTCAAACTAATGGAGAGTTTGATGATCCTACCACAAAAGATAATTCAAGGGTTACTATTGGAGGATTAAAACAGTACAGTAATCCTACAGCATCTTTTAAAAGAACTATATCATCTCATTATGCTTCTTTGAAAATTAAGATGCCTAGTCAATATGGGCAGTTAGATGGGGTATTGCAAGTACCAGTATCATCGTGTGTTCATTTCACAAATACAACGCCTAGCACTAAATTCACATCTCCTGTTTTATTTGGAGGTGATGTTTATATTAATCGCTACACTGAGAAGAATTCATTTTGTTTCTTTAATGATTGGTTAATAGGACAACCTAATGAGTATCCATTTAACTATATGGAGCATGTTAACATAACGTATCCCAGATATTGGATGAATTCAAATGAGTATGATTCCTCAGTACTTATTCAACCATTTGTTAATACGGTTTCTGGAGCACTCATAGGAAATGCAATAGGCAGACAGCTTAGTAGTTTATTTAATAAAACTGCACAGGATAAAAAGATATTTGGTAATGTTACAATTAAGTCTTTTTTAACCACTCTATCTACCATAGCTGGTGCTGGAAGTAGTGCTGCTATTTCAATAAATTCCTGGAAAAACAATGCTTTACCAAATGATTTTATGCATTTGGATAGACTTAAAAGCGATTGCCTTACAGGTAAAATAGGGTTTGGAGTAAAGAATGGATATTTCTATTTGTTTGCGAATGGTGTAAAAGACTTCTTTGTAGAATCAGAAATCAATCTTGCACAAAGAGACTATGGAGAGAATGATGGACAAAGACACTATGATCAATATACATACACTGACCTTCAGTATTTATTTAGGTCTGATTTAATTAAGGCTGGTAACTATTACAAGTATGACTATAGTTTATCAGCTAGTAGAATGTTCCAGAATAACATATCATGGGGTACAGTGTTACCAAAAGACTATGATCCTGAGGTGGCTTCTTCTTGTTATTCCTACTATTCATCAAGAGCTATATATTCACTGCCTACACAAAAAGAACTTAAAAAAGATAATTGGAGAGTATTTTTAGCTAATAACTATTATGATTTTTCTAGTACTGTTGTTTCTATGAAGTCAATCAATCAGTCTGGATCTATTATATTATTTAAAAATGCAAGTCCTGATTTCTTTGCTGGGGTGGATCAACTTCAGACTACTAATGGAGTAAAAGTGACTATTGGTGATGGTGGGCTTTTTGGTACTCCAATGCAAGCAGCAAGTAATGCTGAATATGTCTATGAATATGGATCATGTCAAAACTCTGGTGCTGTATTAAATACACCTATGGGTTTATTCTGGGTGAGTCAGAACCAAGGAAGGGTGTTTTATTTTGCACAAGGATTGCAAGAAATATCTAATGCAGGACTCAAATGGTGGTTTGCTAAATACCTCCCTTCATATTTGCTTAAGTCATATCCTGATTTTGAGTTGTCAGATAATCCGATTTTGGGAGTGGGTGTCCAACTTACATATGATAATATTAACAATATTCTTTATTTATGTAAGAAGGACTATAAGGTGAGAGATGAGTATGCTTCCACATTAGTGTACCATAAGGCAAACATCTTTAAAATAGGAGCAACAAGAACTATATATTTAGGTGATCCTTTATATTTTGAAGATGCTTCATTTACAGTGAGTTATGATGTTAAATCACAGTCTTGGATTAGTTTCCATGACTGGCATCCTGATTTAGTCCTTCCTTCTAAAAGTCATTTCTTGACAACTAAAGGAACAGACATCTACAGACATAATGATCGTTGTGACCTATTCTGTAATTTCTATGGTGTAAATTACCCATTTGAGGTGGAGTTTGTATCATCTACAGGACAAGAGGTGGCAACATTAAAGAGTGTAGAGTATCAGTTGGAATGCTATAAATATGATGGTACATGTCAAGACAAGAATCATATTCTGGATTGGAACTTTGACAGGGCTGTTATTCATAATACAGAACAAACATCAGGTAATCTAAGACTAGTTCTTAAACCTAAGAATGATCCTATAGCTCTAATAGAATATCCTATTGTCAAGTCTAGTAATATTGATATATTGTATTCTAAGGAAGAGAATAAGTATAGGTTTAATCAGTTTTGGGATGTCACGCGTAATCGCGGGGAGTTTATAACTAACTATCAACCTATATGGGAAACAGCAGCTAATGGATATGAGAGAGAATTAAATGATCGCTATGTAAATTATCAAAAGACATCTTTACAACATAAAAAAATCAGACACTATCTTAATAAGATATTATTAAAGAGGATGGTATCTGATGATGTTAAAATGTTATTTAGATTGTCTAATCAAAAAATGACTAAATCATTTAGATAAAATGGCAAAAAAATCTAAACTTAGCAACTATTATAGTGGTAAACTTCCAAAAGCACAGGTTGGAAATTACATCTTTGATCCTTTAGTGTCTAAAATAGCATCTGGACTTGGGTCATTTATGAGGGGAATGATGGGAGGAAATGAAAGTTCAACAAAACCCGCTTTTGATTATAATACATATCTGAATAGCGCTCAAAAGTATTTAAACCGCCCAGTGTTTAAAGGCACATCTCTTAAGGCTAAAGATATAGCAGATGCAGCTATGGACTTTTATAATAAGACTGGTTATCAAGCTCCACTAGAAATGATATTAACTCAAGGTCAAATGGAAAGTGGGTTAGGTACAAAACTTAAAAGCAAATATAATTATTTTAATATTGGTAATACAGATGAAGGATTAACTAAAGACTACCCTTCTGCAAAACAATCTGTTGGTGACTATCTTAACTTAATGTATAATGATTATTTACAGAAAGGAGAAAAGTCATTTGAAGACTTACTTAAGCCTAAAGGATTTATTAATGCAGCGGGTAATAGGTATGCATCAGATCCTGTATATGAAGAAAAGATAAAGAACCAGCTTAATTATGTTAAAAAATTTCTTAATAAGAAAGGATATGGGGGACTGCATCAATATCAAACTGATGGCACTGTAGGACCAGATCAACCCTATCATCCTATTACTAATCCTACAGGATATAGAGTTTCTCCATCTGATGCTTTAGCTATAGCTAGAAGAAATGAACAAAGGGCTGTACAAACAGGTCCTCAGATTGGGCAGTATAATAAAGTGTACGATGTACAAAGAAAACAATCTGCACAAGAATATGCTAGAAGTCAAGCTCAGAGAAACAGCGCTTTAGCTCAAACTATGGGATTGTTTACGCCTACAGGAGATAATGTAGATGCTGGTGTAATAGGAGCTGAGACTACAGTGAATATGAATCCTCTTATCACTGGACCTATTATGTCAACAAGCAGACTTTATGGGGCTGGTAGAAGTATGTTTGATCCTAAGACATTCAATCCATATTTTAGTGCAGATAATAGTATAGGACAAAACATACTAGGGGCTTTAGCATTATCTGGTGATCTTGGTATGCTTAAAATGACTACAAGGACACCATCAGGTAGTACCTATAATCCAGAAACAGTTTTTGTAGAAGAGCTTCCTCCTAGTTCTAGATTAGCAGCTCGTAATCAAAGAGTTACAGATAGCTGGTTTAATAAAAAAGCAGGTATACCTTCTACAGCAGAAGAGTATATGCAGTTTTTAAAACAACAGGAAAAAGGTGCTGAAGAAGCAGCAAAAAATCAAAAAGGAAGAACTTACTATAGTTCTCAAAATCCAACAGCAGGTGATAGATTAGTTAATTTAGCTCAATATGGAGAACAAAAAGTTCCAACAAAATTAGATTTTGTAACTAATGAGCAGTTGTTTAATGAACAAATATTCATGGATGAATATAAGAAACATATTCGTGATTTTACTAATATGGGGTATGATTGGAAAGATGCTATTAATCATGCTGTTAATAGAACTTTAGATAATTTAAAAAATCATCCTGATTTTGACCATAATTTATCATTAGAAAGGACTTTTCAAAAATTAACAAGAGGTGCAAATACTTATAATCCATATCATAAAGATTTTAGACCTGAGTATTTATGGAGTAGAAAACCTCTTGGGTCACAAGCTAAAGGAGTAATGCGTGCTAATCCATCTAACATGATGGATCCCAACTTTGACATAGGAAATAAAAACATTTATGTATTTGGAGATGAGCTGGCTAACTATGTTGATTTAAATTCAGTAGTATCTAATCAAATTAAACATTATGAGGATCTTTTAAAAATGGCGGATGATGCAGAAACATCTTCAAAAATTCAAGCGCGTTTAAACAAGTTATATGGCAAGGTTCCCAAAAATTTAGATTTAGGAGAAACCTATAGAGGTATAGATGCATGGCAAAATCTTACACCTAATAAAGAAGGGGGATTACAAAAATATCAAACCAAAGGAACAGTTTATCCTTGGATGATGGATTTAGGACAGACTACTAACTATTCTACAGATGCTGACGCTTTAGCTGTAATGCAACGTGCTGCTATAGCTGCTGAGACAAAAAGAAAAATGGATGCTGGTGCTAGAGAAAATGCTAGAAGAACATTTGTAGGTCCAGCTACACCTGAATCACCTCAATCTAAAAAAAGAAGGTATGAATTAAATAAACAACGTGCATTTGAAACAGGAGCTAAGTTTAATTATGAGACAGGTGATATAGCTCCAGCTAATGACCCAACAGCTAAGGGAGGTGCATGGGGAAAAGTACAAACACCAGCATTAGTACAAACAGCTGCTATGGCTACACCATCTGGTAGAGATTATGATGCTGCTACTGCTGGATCTGAGGTATTTGTAAATATGAATCCTATTACAGCTCCCATAACTTCTTCAGGTAGACTTACGCAATTAGCTGTTGGACAAAATCCATATGGGTTTAACAGTGATGGTATTACTAGTAATATACTTCCAGCTTTAGGAGTATTAGGTGATGTAGCAGGTGTAGGTAGTTTTAAAATGTTACCTGGCTCTAAATCTGTTACAAATGCTCCAGTAAAAATTGCAAACGCAACACGTAAAGCTTTAGGTACAGAATCAGGTCTTCTTTCTAATATACCCAGTCCTAGAAGCGTCATTGTATCTAAAATGCTAAATAACAGTAAGTTAAATACAAAACTTGCTGATAGATATTATGCTAATCGTATTCTTGAAGAAGAGCTTATTGGGCCTAATGTATCTTATAAAGGCACTCCTAATTTCCCTGAAGGAAAAACAGTGTGGTATTCTGATGGTCCTTTTTTGCAAAGAAATGGTAGGATGTATTATATGTCAGAGTTTGAGAATGGAATAGGGCTTTCTGATGAAACATACATGTTTATGCCAAGACCAGATCATCCATATCCTAGTAAACATATTAAAAAGTTACAAAAGAAATATAATGTTTCAGATGCAGCACCAATTGAATTTGATGATCCATATAAAGATTATTTTAAATATGATGAAGAAGTTACTCCAATTGATGATTGGATTATTCATAATGATCTTGGTAAGTTAACAGGTGACAAAACGTGGTGGTTGAAAAGCCAACCATATAGTGGGATGTTTAAACGATCTATATTTGATAAACCATTTGGGAGACATTTATTTGCAAAACAATCAGCTCTTGAATCCTCATTAGGTAGACCTTTAGATACACATCGGGAATTATTAGGTGATGTTTTACAAAAAGGGGTATTACCTAGAAAAAATATAACTATCACTCCAACTACTGAAATGGATTTACCTGGTATAGAAGGATTAAAATCATTTAGTTATAATCCTCTTACTAAATCAATGGAGAGAGGAATTTTTACTAATCCTTCATTACAAAAAAATTATTATCAAAATGTAGGTAGATATGCTAATGGTGGTGATATTAAATATGAAATTCCAAGATTTGATATAGGTGGTCCAGGATCATGTCCTGCTAATATGTATTGGGATACAGTAAAAAGAACATGTGTTCCAAGACCTGCTCCATATATTACATCAGATATAAATGATTTTAATAGAAGGAATCAATTAGCTAGTGATAGTACAAATGCAGCAATTAACTCTGCAGTTAGTATAAAAGAAAATGATCTTAATAGTTTTAATGAAAAAACAATTACAGCAAATAATGCTCGTCCTACATTATCAACATCTGATAAATCTTATAAAGATAAGAAATCAGTTGCTAAAAGCGTTACTAAATATAAAAATCAACCTTTAGTTAGACATACTACTCAACAATATAAGGACAAATTAATCAAAGAAGGAAATGATCCAAAAGCAGTTGATGAATTTGTTGATCAGTCAGCCTCTGTAATAAGTGGAAATCAAATAATTAATCCTGTAGCTATTACAGATTATCATGTGGACTCTAAACATTATGATGAGAAAGGTAATCTTGTTGACACCGCTTCTACTCAATATGCTCCTGAGTTTCAAGAAGCTAAACAAAAGGTAGAATTCAATCCTTCTTTTGCTATTAATTATGTAGATTACCAAGGTAAACAGCAAACAGTATATGTAAAGGATTATGATTCATGGAAAAAACTTAAGGATAGATTTAGTGGATCAAGAGCTTTCCAAAGCTCTGAAGAAGATGGAAGTAAATCAGCTGCTAGTTTATCGCTTGGACAAATTAATACTACTCCATTAGAATATTTAAAAACTGATAAAATAGAAAGTCCTTATGAATTGACAATGTATACTGATACTGGCAAAAAAAATATAAACCTTAAAACCAATAAAGAACGTCAAGAGTATATAGACAAATGGAATGCAGATCCAAATCCTGAATATAGTATAGGCTATAATGGTGTTTTTAACGCAGATGATTTATTTGATAGTAAACCTAGTGAAAAAGTTAAAGAACCTATTGAAGAAGTTTTTCCAACTAAAAAATGGGGAGGTTCTGCAAATCAACTATCTTTAGGAACTACGGCTAAACAAGGGAAGGTGATAAATGATGATAGAGGTCAATGGGCTCATCCTGGTAAAAATACAAGAGTATTTTCGCCTAGTATTACAATGGATGGAGTACCTTATCCTGTAGAAGCGCATGCTAATACAGGTCAAAAAATTATTATGCAGCCTGGTCAAGACTATTACTTTCCAGGTGCAGATTATGTAGATGAATATCCTATGATGCAAAAAGGTGGGACTCTTCCTCCTATATATACAAATGATCCTAATGATCCTAGATTGAAAGCTCATGGTGATAGTGCTGTAAACTTTCAAAGGTATCCAGCTGTTGGTTTTGTTGAACATTATGATCATGTAGAATCAGCACAAGAAAGAAAAGAAAATTTAAAAAAATATCGTGAAAGTGTTAAAAAAAATCCAAAATTTAAAGAACTTTTCAAAAATGCGGAATACGCTATAAAACAAAAACAATATCCTGCAGGTGTTAAATATTCAAATGAATGGGTAGATCTAGGTGGTGGAACTGGTGGACATAAAAGAACATATGTTTACGATAAACCAAAACAACCTGTTATTTATAGAGAAGCTACTTTACATCCTAAACGTGGAGCTGTTAAAAATGAAAGAGAATCTCAAGCTCCTGAGTATAATATACTTCCATTAACTAGACAGGTAGCTGGAGATATATCAGGAAAAGTTAATATGAGCACTCCTTATAGAGTAGACTATACGGATGAGTCTGGTAAAAGAGCATCTCAATATTTTCCATCTGAGAAAGAAGGTTCACAGTTTATGCAAGAGCTTCAGAGTAGACCTATAGGTATAGGAACTGGAACTACAGGATATTATGATAGAAAGTATGGTGGTAATATAATGCAAGGTGGCGGAGACATATCTATACCTGTACTCGCTCCTAAAATACCTAAGTATCAAAAGAAAGGCACAGTAAAACATTATGTGTTTCCTGAAGACCCTAATGCAGGTCTTCCTGGTCCTCGTACAACCTCTGCTTTTATACAAGAAGCAAAAAACTTACAAACATATATTGGTAAAAACTATCCCAATGAAGAAGTAGTTATTATGCCAGGATATGGTAAAGAATACTTTGACAAACAAGTGGTTCCTACATTAGGTAAGATTACAAAAGATGACAGAGTTTATATATTAGGTCATCATGGTTCAAGATATGCAGGTATTCCTAATGACTTATGGGGAGATGCATTAGAACAAGCTCAAAGAAGAGCTGGTGATTTTAATTGTTATTTAGGAAGTTGTTCCACTAATGATCTTGTTGGTGTAAATGATCCTAAGAATTTCTATCCTAATCCCCCAAGTTTTTCAAGAGTGAGCAATTTCTATTATAGACCTGATCGTCCATGGTTAGGTATTAATCCTAATGCTCCTGCATATGGAGACAGCAGGGTAGGGGTATTAGATGCTATGTTTAGTAGAACTTACTATCACCCTGACACTGAAAAATATTATAGAGAGCGTGAGAACTATTATGATAATAAAATGGATATTTATTATAATAGTAAACCAGAAGTAAAAAAACTTAATAAAGAGCTTAGTGAATTATTTGATAAAGCAAGAGGTGAAGGAGGTTATTATACAGAACAAGCTGCACAACAAAGATGGAATATATTTGAGAAATTAGATTCTTTAAAAAGAATTGCAGAAAGTAAAATAATTAAAGATCCTAAATATATATCTCTTGATAATAAATTAAGTAGAACTACAGGACCAAGAGTGACTAAAGACATTAAATATGGTATTGACTATGCAAAGAAAGATAAGTTTAACCCATATGTTCATCAAGATAAAAGAGTTGAGTTTAAACAAAAAAATCCTCAAGAATACCAACCAACACTTGGTGAAATGCTTAATTATACTAATCTACAGTATAATTATGGAGGTTATGTTTCCAAACCATCTAAAAAATCTATGAAAGAGGGTGGATTGTTGAAGGACTATTATAACATGAAAATTAAAAAATAAATCAAATGAACAAATCCTACTATCCTCAAAATCAAGATGGGGACATGACAGATGATACATTAATGCAAGAGATCGCATTATATGCAAAAGCTTCTAATACAACACCTGAAAAGCTTATTAAGCAAATTCAGGAGATGAATCCTAAAGATCAGCAAAAAGCTATAATGCAAATTAGGCAGGCTGTTCAAGCAATGATTCAAGAACAACAAACAGGTGCTCAATACAGAGGTGGTGGATCAACTAACTCAGGTAATATGTGGTATAGGCATGGTGGTGATATTCCTAACTATATGAAAGAAGGGAATGCTATGTATAACTTTGGAGGATACTTTCCACAGAATATTATGTTTGGAGATGGTGGTATGTCTTCTTATCAATATGAAGGAGAGGTTAATATCCCAGCGTATGCAAATTCACCATATATGTATACAATAGCACCATCTTTGTATGCAGATAATAACCCTATGAAGCAATATATGCAAGAGGGTGGTCTCACTGTAGGTACTGTATTAAATGATGTAAATGAAGAAATGCTAAAAAAACTTACAGCAGAAGGCTATAAATTTGAGATAATTGATTAATTTTAAATAGTATGCGTATTAAAATTACAGGTCAAAAAAGACTACCAAAGTTTCAAATGAGAGGGTTATTTAATGATTGCCCTCAAGGATATATGGATGATGGATTTGGTAACTGTATACCAGACATTGATAATATACCTTCTCGTCCTAGTAATATGATGCCTTCTGCATCACCAACAGCTGGAATGGTTCAAGATGAGACTGGGAATTGGATATATCCTGAACAATTAGAAGCTAATAGAATTTGGATGGGTCAAGGTGTAGGATCTAAAGGACAACCTATTACTGGAACAACTAATCCTATGGGTCAAAAAGTAGGGGGTCCTGGAGCTATAAATCAAACTGCTGCACAAAATAAAAAGACATTTAGACAGTCTAATTATATTCTACCATCAATGATTAATGCTGGTATGTCTATGTTTTCAGATTTAATGCAGGGTATAGATAACTATAATACCAACACCCAGTATGCTAAGGAACTAGGGCAGTCTGCAAACTTTGTAACAGCTCCTGGTGGTGAGAGAGGCAACTTGCTTATGAATGTAGGTACACCTGGTATGATTACCACTCCTACACCATTTGCTGGTAGACCTGTAAGAGAATACATGGGATATCCTGCATACTACTCAGAGTCTTTGTATAACTCTCGTAATAGATTTATGGCACAGCGTGGAGCATTAGTGCCATTTGACATACCTCCTACAGTGAAAGGAGCACCCTATCCTGACTATATGCCTGGTAGTGGAGGTAATATGAACTATGAGCGTTACATGAGTCAAGGATATTATCCAGGTGGAAATGCTGGTCCAGTGGGTGGTGCAACAGCACCAACACCAGCACAAGATGCTTCATCTAAAGATGCTGCTACTAAACCAGTTGATAAATCTGATGTTACATCTATAGACTCTGAGGCCTCATCTACAGCTAGTGCAAGTTCAGAAATAGCAATGCCTCTAAAAGACTTTAAAATTACAAGTGGATTTGGTCCACGTAAGTCACCAAAAAAAGGAGCTTCATCTAGTCACAATGGAATTGATTTAGCTGCTCCAGTAAATAGTATTGTTTATTCTCCTATGGATGGGGTGGTTGAGAATATTTATAGTAATGATAAAGGTGGTAAACAATTGATTATCAGGCATAACGATGGTTCAAAGTCTGGGTTTGCGCATCTAAATGATTATACAGTGACTATTGGAGATAAGGTGACTAGAGGTCAACAGGTGGCGTTATCTGGCAATAGTGGCATATCAACTGGTCCACATTTACATTTTACTTTTAGAGATGCAACAGGTAAATTTGTAGATCCTTCTCATTTGTTTAATGTTAAAGGTGTAAGTGGAGAAAAGAGTAATAAAACTAATATATCTAACTGGGATCATAATAATCCTGGTAATATACATATAGAGGGTGATTTTGCAAAGGTGTATGGTGGAATAAAGGGTAGAAAGGATGGTAATGGTCATGTGGCAATATTCCCTGATATGGAAACAGGCTTAAAGGCTATGCGTGATTTGATATTTGGAAGTGCTTATAATAATCTTTCTATTTCAGAAGCTAGAAACAAATGGGTCACTGGTAATCCCAAACAACAAACTAGTTCCACCCCATATATAGTGAAAGAGGTAGGTACAGATATTAAGCTAAATCAACTAAATGAAAAACAAAAGAAAAAGGTATTTGAAGAGTTTGTTAAGTGGGAGGATAGAAAGATCTATAATCAATTAAAACAACAAGGGTATTTTGAAGAAGGTGGAGAAATACCAGAAGATAATATGTTACAAGATAATCCTAATAGTATGAAAATAAGAATTACAGGTACTTCTGATAAGCGTCAATATGCTGAAGGAGGTAGAACAGTGGGTGATCAAATGGGCTATGGTCTTTATAGAGGACAAGGTGTAAGAGATTTTAAATCTTTTGAAGAAGCGCCTGTTGACTCAGAGATTAGATCTGTCTATCCTAAAGCTAGTGAAAAAGACAATCCTAACATTGAAGTGGAGGGAGGTGAGATGATTATAGCTAAGGATGGCATGAGCGTCTATGATGTTAATGGTAAAAAACATAGTCAAGGGGGTGTTCCTGTTAATGTAGAACCAGGGTCTTATGTAGTGAGTGATTATATCACAGCTCCATCATTTTTAAAAGAAGTGATGGGTTTTGATGTAGAGTCTAACAAAAAGAAAGACAATACATGGGCTAAGCTGTTAGGATCTAAGGTGAATGCTAAAGACTACAATAGACTGGCGGAAATTATTAAAACTGCTCAAGGTGGTGGTATTACAGACCAGTTTGAACTATCTACAGCTATGAACAAGTTTGGCGTCTATCAGGATTATATGTCTAAGGCTGTATTAGGGGGTGAATTGACCAAGGGTATGATGGGTAAGGAGTATGATATTCCATCATTAGCTATGCCTGCTATGATGAAGCTTATGCGCATGCAGGGTATGGGAGACTTGTTGGCTCAGGTGATACAAACCAATCCTCCTAAAAATATGGAAGAATTGAGTGAGGCTTTGGGAATGACAGCTCCACAGCAACCACAAGAACAAGAAGAAGAATCTCCTGAAATGATGATGCATGGTGGACTACATAAGTTCCAAACTGATGGTGAAGTGGATGTTGATATCAATGGAAGGAAGATTAGAGCTACCAAAGTAAAAGATAAAACTCAAATTCCACAGGGATATATTCCTTATGATCCTAATAACTATCCTAATTTATATTGGCAACAAGGTCAAGAAGGTATATCTGGACAACCAGGTTCATTAGGTGTAACTCCTAGAAGAAGTTCCAGAAAAGGAGATTGGAGACCAATGGTTAAGGCTCTTGCAGAAAAAGGCGCAACATGGGAAGAAATTACAGCATATAAACCTGGTGTAGGAAGAATAGTACTTCCTAGAGAAGATGTAAAAAGATTTTGGGAAACGTATTATCAACCATTAGAAGGTACAAAAGGAAAAGAAGGAACACCTGATTTATATGCTACATTTGATACTCCTGATGAGAGCACTTCAGAAAGTACTAGTGGAGAAAAAGATAAGGGTGATAAAACTTCTTCTTATGATTTAAAAAAGAAAGAGGAGGACAAAAAAAGAGTATATAGTACATATTCACAGGTTTTGCAAAAGCGTCCATTTGAAGAAGATATATTAGGATTTGCTGCTGCTCAATATGATCCTTATAGAAATGTTCCTCCATATCAAGCTAAATGGCAACCTAGGTATACTGATGCAAAGCAGATTAGTACAGATGCATATAATAGACTTTTACAGTCTCAAGGTGCTATGGCAATGGCAGGTAATGATTTGTATGGTGGAGCTCCTCAAACTAGAGCTGCTAGACAAATGCAAGTGAACGCTAGTTTACTTCCTGAGATTCAAAAGAATACATTAGATACAGGATTACAAAACATTCAGTTTGCTACAGCTAATGAGCAAATGAATAATCAAATCTACAATCAAGCTGCTAGAGAAGAAGCCCTTGCTAATACTCAGCTAGCTGATAAAAATGCTGTTTTTATAAGTAATGTTGATAGATCTAATATGGACAAGTTTGCACAAAAAAAAGCAGCTTTTATAAATACGGTGGCTAATGCTAACAAGCAGTATTTAATGAATCAAATGTATCCTCAGGCAGCTTTTGACCCATTAAGTTATAATATGTACTTTAAACCAGGAAGTGGGTATTCAGTAGCTGATACTAACCCATTTGGTTTTGGTACTGGACTTGGTGGTGATGGATATGCTCAATATAGAAACTTTATCACTCAGAATAAATTGGATCCTAATAATCCATTTGATAAGCTATATTTACAGCAAATAATGTTTAATAAGAATCCTATGGCAGCTATGATGATGATGAATATGGCTGATGCAAACAACCCAAGACAATCAAAACAAGGTGGTTACATCCCAGAATATAGAGTGGGAGGTTGGTAAACATTATAAGTTTAATTCTAAACTTACCAGATTTTTTTGTATATTATATTATATAGACTATGGCAACATATTTAAACGCAGATTACTTTCCCGAACAAAAGCTGTTTGTACCAGATTTTGATTTGATTTCCAAGGCTTTACAGGTAAAACAGTCAAGGTATGACCAAGGTTTTACAAGATTAAAGTCATTATATAATAGCGTACTTAACTCTAAGGCTACAAATCCTCAGGATATTGAGAAACAAGCAGAGTATCTTAAAGATATAGAAAACAATCTTAAAGATCTTCCTAATGTAGATTTGTCTCTCCCACAGAATGTTAGTATGGCTGAGAATGTGTTTGAACCATTCTTTAATGATAAGGAACTTCAAAACGATATAGGTATTACAAAAATATCAGGACAGCAGCTTCAAATGGGGCAGTCTTTCTTAACATCTGATGATGCTAAGAAAAGAGCTATGCACTCTCCAATATCTGATGAGTATGTTACTCTTCCTTTAAAAGAACTCAGAAGAGCTAAAAGAGGGGATGGTAGCATTATGAATGTTAAGCCTAGGTATTATGTTCCTGGTGTTAATTTGGTTGATAAGTTAGAAAAATATCTTACTTCTGACAAGTTAAAAGTGATTTCACAAACTAGGGATGGTAAAGGTGCTATATTTGAGAGAGTGAACGGCAAATTAATTGAACAACCTCTTAAATATCTTTTAGATGGTCTTATTACAGGTGATGAGAGGAAATACTTTGATGCATGGGGAGAAGTAGTATATGATCGCGCTCTTGAAGAAAAGATGGCACAGGGGTTATCTGAGACTGATGCTAGGAAGGAACTGGGATATGATTTAGCAAATAAGACTAGAGATTTATACACTCAGGAGCTACAGAATTACAAATCAGCATATGAAAGGGCTAACACTGCTTGGGATACTTATTTTAAAGCCAACTCAAAAGATGGTAAAATCCCTAATACAGAAGATGCAAAAGGTTATAGGGCAAATGTTTTATTCTATAAGAAACAATATGAGGACTATGAGAAAAGACTCAATATGTTTGACCTGGATAAGACAGCAAGTGAATACACTAGGCTTGGTAAAAACTATTGGAGTGAAACTCTTTATAGTCAATCTTTAGATAAGATTGTAAAGGGTTATTCTTATGGAACAGAGCAGTCCACTGTTAAAAAAGATGAGACATTTTTTGCATGGTTGGATCTTCAAGAGAAAAAGTTAGATAGAGAGAGTAGGGAGAGAATGGCTCAGATGCGAATTGATGCAGCTGGAACACCTGGAGGAATGACATTTGGTTTTGATCCAGAAACAGGACAATTAACAATGATTCCTGCCACTGGTACTAAAACTACTAAAAAAGGTACAACTCCTGGGGAACCTACAGATTTACAAAAAGCTAACACTCCTCAGCAATCTTTATTAGGAAACGTTCCAAAAAACACATCTATATCAGGTTTGCTTGGAACAATGGCTACTTATAGGAAATCTTTAGAGGGTACAGTGGATGCTGCTTCTATGTCTTTTATAGAGAGGGCTTTGAGAACTGAATTTCCTGAAGTTAATACAGTTATTCAGCATGTACTAAAACGCAATTCTGGTGATTTAAATAAAGAGTCTCCTGAGTATCTTAAGTTCAAGGGGTTAATTACTGATCCAAAAACTGATATTGGTTACAAAGATGACAATACAGAACTGCCTGTAAAGAAATTTGTACAAAAATATGGCGCTGAGTTTGAAAAGTGGTTAGCAGGTAAAGATGGTGATAAGACACCTACATATGCCAATATGTATAGTTTTTTATTTGGTAAGGCTTCAGATAATATGAATCTCACTAAAGCTAATATGCCATTTAGTGAGTGGTCAAAACTGGCATTTGATTTAGAGAATATTGACAATGCTAAAAATCAATTAGATAAAATAAATAATGATATTAACAAGATTTCTAATGAATTGCTTGCTCCAGGTAAAAATATAGTAGATCCGCTTTTAGTAGTTAAAGATTCCCATGGGAATTATAGATTTAAAACTAGAGATGAAATAAAAGCAGAAATTAATGATGCTACTTCAGTGATAAAAGATGAGGAGATTAGAACACCAGGAGACTTTGGTATATCTTATAGTACACATGTTGTTACTCGTAAAGATCCAGCTAAAGCTAAAAAACTTAGGTATATTGATAATAATTATGATAGTATAATAGAAGAGTTTAATAATTCACTTCCTGCTCAAGATTCTTTAAAGTTGATTGGTGAGAAAGATAATTTAGCTCAGTTTTATGGATATACATTAGCTGATATGCCTGATCTCCAAGGTGAAAATGCTGAAAAAGCTATTGGATTATTGTTAAAATTAGGTAGTGAAGAAGTTTCTCAGCCAAAGCTTCCTGAAGATAATTTAACTCAAATATTAGATTATTCTAAATTAGTCGGTAATAATGAAATAGATGATGAACAAAAAAATGCAATTAGATCTGCAATTGGTAATCTTTTAAATTCTCACGCTACATCTGGTGCTCAACATCAAGTGTTATATGAACCTTTTACTGGTATACAAGGAGATGATAGATATAGATACACTATTAGATTTAATGATAAATATTTAGAAGGTAGAATTGCAGAGTTAACCACTCAGTCAACTGCTACAAATGATAATGATGCTATACTAGCTGAGAAAGAAATTGTAAAAAAGATTAAAGCAAATGGTTTAGTATTTAGAGTTTCTCAGCAAGAAATAAGACTCCCAAATAAAATGATCCCAGGCACACTTCCAGGTGAGTATAATATTACAGAAAGATATTTTCAAGAGAATATGAACTACTCAAGTCCTGAGTTTGCTAAAGATCGCTATGAATATAAAATAAGAAAGCTGTCTACAGGAGAAGGGTATGAGGTGAGTGGTACATATAAAATGCCTGTAATTAATGATAATGGCGAGATTGAATATGAACCTGTATCTTTGGCTGGCGATGATGCTGATCAAGTGATATTATTTCCTCCAACTAATAGCTTTAGATCTGTTAATGAAAGTGTTGTCGCTTACATAGGTAATCAAATAGCACTAGCTGAAAGACAAAATAAAACTAAACTTAAGTCATTGAAAGCTAACTCTCCACAGACATTTATTACTGTGCAAGACTTAGATGGATCTTTAAATCGATAAAGAATGGCGTTAGATAACACTCCTCCTGTTCCTCCACAACAACCTGATAATCAAACTCTTGACCCTTTAGGGGTATTAAATCCTAGTGGGCTTGAACCATTAGAAGGATTGCCAAGTCCAGGATTAACTATTGTACCAGAACTTTCATCTGGTAGGTATGATGTAGATCCATATAATGCAATTAGGTCTAATAGTTTATCAAGGTATGCAGGAAAAACATTTGATCCTGCAAACATCACTCAGCCTATAAGATATACAGATGAGAGTTTTACAAAGCTTCAAAAGACATTTGATAATCCAGATAGAGATAATCTATTTACAGAGATAGGGTTTTACCCATTTGAAAATAATGAGGATAGGTTTGCTAGAAGTTTAACAAGATGGCAAAAGATGGGTCTTGCGTGGGATCAAATGACTGGTCTTGCTGCAGAAACATTTAAAGAACAATGGGTTACAGAAGGTAAGTTTTGGAAAAATCTTGTCAGTGGTGATTTAAAAGAGGCATTTCTTCCATTTAGTGATACAAAGGAGTTGGCTGATATGGGTAGAACCATGCAGCAGATTTCTACAGAAAACTATATTCCTCTCACTGAAGCTGAACAAAGAGGAGATGAGTTTGGATTTGGAAAGTTTGCAACTACTGTTGGTCAATTTGGATTCACCCTAGGAACAATAGGAGCATTCAGTACACAATTAGTATTAGAGTTTGCTGCTGCAGCCATACTAGCTCCTGAAACTGAAGGAGCAAGTATTGCTGCTGCTGGCGCATCTTTAGTTAATAAAGTTAAGAGAATACTAACTCTAGGTAAGTTTTATAAAAATCTTAGTAAGATTGAAAACTCTATAGAGTCTGCTAATAAAATCAAACAAGCATATCAATACTTTACAAAATCTAGTAATATAAAGGCTGGTCTTGGTAGCTTTTATTCATTCACTAAACAATGGAATGCTGCTGCTGCAGAAGCAAAATTTGAAGCAGCATCATCATATGTTGATTATATGGATGAGGCTACAAGAAAAGCTAAGGAAGAGGGCAGGATGCTAACTCTAGGTGAGCGTGCAAATCTAGAGAAAGAAGCGTCTGATATTGCTATGGGCAATGGTATCACTAATACAGGACTGCTGTATGTGATGAACAGGATTAATATGGGCAACTTATTTAGAGGTCCATTTGGTGCTCAAAAAAGATTTTTATCTGAGCTTTCAGGAAATATAGGGGATGATTTGGTGAGAACAGCAAAAGGATGGGTGAGGAAAGGTACTCTTTCTATGTTTACTAAAGAAGGAGCTGCTGGTGCTGGTAAAGGTCTTTTTAAATGGGGTATTGATAGTGCATGGGAAGGTGTTCAAGAAGTTGTACAAGGATCATCTTCTGAGTTCTGGAACAAGTATTATAAAGATCAGTATGATAGAAAAAGTGGGTTTGAGCAAATGTACTTGGCAGGTAAAGCTGTATCTGATCACTTAGATGGTAAAAATGCTTTTGATGAGTTCATTAGTGGATTTATTATAGGTGTTCCTGGCACTGCTGTTAATATGAGTATAGGAAAGGCTCTGAACAGTACAGTGTACAAAAAACAAATGCAAGAAAGAAAAAACATTATTGATGATTATGCTGCAAAATTAAATAAATGGGAAGAGAATCCTCTGAGAGTATTTGACCCACGTATTGCTAATGCTAATAATCAGATGGAGTTTTCTAAACAAATGTCTGAGGCTATTAAAAGCGGGGACATTTATGCGTATAAGAATCTGCATAACCAGCAGATGAGGGATATGATTGTACTAGGATTGCGTACTGGTAAGCTAGAGTATATGATGGACACCATGCGTGATCAGTTGAATAATCTTAGTGCAGATGACTTTGAAGCAATATTTAAAGTGACTGCAGATTCAAGTAATAAGAAGTCTGCTATGGATTATCTTAATACTTTTGAACAAAAGGCTGCTGATATAGCAAAAGACTATGACAAAATAAAACAAGAGTTCCCTAATGCATGGTCTGATTTTTCTAAATTAAAAGATGGTACTGAGGAGAAAAAGAGAGGACAGCTTAGATATATAGCTTGGGAGAATGCTGTACAAGACTTAATATTTGAAAAAGATACCTATAGAAATGTTATAGGTAGGATGTCTAATATTCTGGGTGATGTCAAAGATTCATTAGGAGATGCTCTCTATAATCCTTTCTACACAGCTACATCTGATGAGAATATCACTACAGAGACTCTTCTATTACAAGATGAGATAAAGAATCTTAAGTCTGCAGAGACACAAGATGAAAAGACTAAGAAGCTGATTGCTGACAAAGAAAGACAATTAAGAGCTCTTAGCAAATGGAGAGACTCCAATAAACTTATTACAGAATCTTTTACAAGAGCAGAAGGATTCAGTTTGTCTATGGCTGAATTTACAGATGAGTCTAAAGCTGCATTCAAAGAGTTGATGGATGCTTATCAGGATACTATGGGTGGTGATATGCTTACGTCTGAACAGATTGAAGCTGGATATAAGGGGATGATTGATTATGCTCGTCTTAATAATGATAAGGGCAGGGCTGTCACTAATATATCTTTACTTTCATCACCTGAAGGTTTTGCTGAACAGTTTGACAGACATTTTGAATCAGCTACAAAATTTTATACAGCTGAGATGTTTAGAAGGCAAGCTGTTGTACAACTAAGAACAGAGTTGCTCAAGGAACTAGACTCTAATACTGATTTTGCTAATCAACCTAAGGTGAAGGTGTTGTATGCTAGGCTTAGAGAAGCTGCAGCAAATAGAGAGTTTGATACAGTGGATGAGTTGATGGATGAGATTCTTGATGAATATAATAATTATTATCAAACTGCTAAAGAGGTAGAAACAGCTCCTGAACAAATAGGAAATGTACATACAGTTAAACAAGATGCTGATGGCACATTCTCTGTAATAAGTCCACAGGGTAATTTAGTACAGAAGGGCATTGCTACAGAAGATGAAGCTAACGAGATTGCTAAGAATTTAGATGAAGCAATGTCGCAACAGCCTACTCCTCAACCAGTTGCAACTCCTCCAGTTACACAGCCTCCTACAAGACCTGATATACCATTAGGTAAAGTGGATGGTACTAACTATGAAGTGAAGGCTGATGGAGTTTATTTTGAAGGTGAAAAACTTGATAATCGCTTTAACAAATCAAATAGAGAGCTTATTGAAGCACATATAGAAGAAAGATTAAGAAAAGAAGAAATTGATTTTGAGAGAAGAGGTAAAGAAGTTTATGCTAAACAATATGGTTTAGATCCTAATATGACAGGAGTTATTCCTGCAATATACAAAGCAATTAAAGCTAAGTATGATGCAGAACTGGCTGCTTTAGAAGGTGGTAAACAAGCAGCTCCTGTTACACCTACACCATCAACCCCAACAGTAGATGTTGATAATCTTATTGAGAGGATTAGTAATGCTACACAAGATGAATTATTAGAAGATTTTGTTGATTACATCACTCCAGGTAATGCTAAATATGATTCACTATCTCCTGAGCAAAGAGACAAGGTGGAGATGGCTATATCACAAAGAGCTACTCAGCTTATAGGTCTTCCTAAAAAAGTCTATTCTCAAGATGATCCTCAATTCAAAGCAGCTTATAATACTGTAAGACAAAAGATTAGGGACCTGCTTAAGAATTCTAATGTTGCTATTTCAGTGGTGATAAAAGCATTTGAGGATTTTACACCAGTGCTAGATAGTCTGGCTGATAATATTGAGAGAGCAAAGTGGATGGATAAGGTTAATAATGAGAGGGATAGTATAGTGAGAACTCTTAAGAAGAATGCTGATTCTAAAAACATGGCTGCTCTCAAGTCTAGGATAGCTGATGCTATTAAAAATCTTCAGTTGTTGTCTGATATGGATGAGGCTGCTTTGACTATAATAGGTGAGCAGGCATCCCCTGAAATAAAAGAAGAGTTAATCAAATACTATGTGTCTCTTATAGATAAGAGATATCAAGAGGCTATTAATAAGATTGAACAGGAAGGGTCTGCTGAAAATGATAGTATTGTATTACAATACATTAATGATTTAGCTGCATATAAATCAAAGATTCAAGGTGCTCTTGAAATATTTAAACAGCAGAGTCAAACAGTAGCAACTAAAATGCAGGGGGTTAATCTAACAGTTGATGTAGATAATGATTATGAAAATGATACTCATGTATCAATTGTAAATGGTAAAACCAGTGGTAATCCTGCAACTGCAGGTCAAAAAGCTGCAATTAGTAATCTTATAAATGCTGGTACATTATCAGCAGATGTTGATGGTATTAATTTAGAAGCTTTAGGTACAAAAGCAGATGCTAGTGAGCATATTAATCTTGGTGTAGCTAGGATTTATACAATTAATATTAATAAAGCAGCTTATATATTTATAAGTACAGGAAAAATTGATGAACTAGAAGAACAAATTACTAACTATTTATTATCTAATAAAGGTAAAATATCAGAGGGTGAGATTAAATATAAAGCTAAAGATATTATAGATGATTTTAAAACTAGATATGCTCAGGATAAAGAATCAATTAAAGTAGCTGATATATTAGAAGAACTTAATATTCCCATTACATCAGAAATTACAGATGAGCAGTATAAGCTTTTAAAGGAGTATAACAGGTCTATTAATAGAGTACAGAGTGAAGCTAATTTATTGGCAAATCTAGAGTCTTTATCAGATAAAAAGAATAAATTTTTACAGCAAGGTACTGTCTATAAATCTATAGAAGAAGTATTGTCAGCATTTGAAGTTGAAGAAATAGCTAAGAGGTTTTTAAAAAAGGCTGCTAATAATAAACCTGATGTTGTTACTTATTATAATGATTTGTTAGATGTAATAGAAAATATCAGGGTGGCTTCTACTAAGAAAGAAGCTGATAATTTAATAAAAGCACTAGTTAATAAACATGCTCCTACTATTTTTGCTGGAGATTTACGTAATGTATCTAAAGCAATGATTGCTACAGTGTTAGAAGTGGAGGCTATAATGTTTAACAATCAAGCTGCACCAACTCCTCTTACAGATGAAGAGATTGTAAGGATTCTTAATGGTGAGCAAAGAACTTTGACTGCTTCTCAGATGGAGCAAGTTAGACAATATAAAGAGGATTTAATAGAAGCTAGTAGGGGTAAGTTGTCAAGAGCTCCTGGTTATGAAGAGATTATGCCTGAGTTAACACTAGAAGAACTGACCACTATACAGCCTGGATCAAAACCTGGAATGTTGGCTTTGCGTGCTAAAGATGACGCTGATATTAGAACTGAAGAAGACTTGATGCAAGAATATCAAGTTAAAGATGGTAGGATAAATACAAGATTAGCTTTACAGAATATTATTAATAGTGAGTTTGCAACACTGGGTGAGAGGGAGCTGGCTAGAAAGTTATTAGGTAGGACAGCTGCTGATGATACAATAGAAGTTAATAATTCATTACCATCATCAGGAGACTTTGATCCAGATACTAATAATGTAGCTATCAATATGAAGCAGGTGGGTTACACAGAAGAAAAACCCTATCTTCCTATTGAAACAGTTATTCTACATGAGCTTTTGCACAGAGAGATAGAGTTGGAACTTCAAAATCCTTCTGGTGAGTTTACCAAAGCTATTAAGTCTGCTATGGCTGCTGTAAGAAATAATCCAGCTGCAAAGACTTTCTATGCATTCCAAGAGAATCTTACAGATGATGAGCAGATAAGAGAGTTTGTTATTGAGGCTTTCACCAACCCATCATTTCAGCATCTTCTATCCACTATACCATATGCTAAATCTGGCAAGTCAGTGTGGGAGAAATTCCTTGAAATTCTGTCTAACTTATTAAAGAGTATAGGCATTGATGTTGAGGGCACTGTACTAAATGAGGTGATTAATCAGACTGCAGAGTTGATTAAGTCTAACTACACTAATGAATTATTAGGTAAGGTGGCTGAGGCTAGCACTATTGAAGAGCTTAATAGTCTTTCTGAGGATTTGACTAACTACGAAGACTCTATGGTGCCATCTTTATATAGTAGTGCTCAGAAGTTAATCAGTTCTAAAATACAGTCCATTAGAGATAAAGAGGCTTCTAAACAAGTGCAGGGTATGTCCAAGGTTAAGATTGGAAAACAAACATACTATTACACTACAAAGAATGGCATCCTTGAGGTGTTTAATAAAACAAGAAAGGGTGTCACTCCTGTTAAGGCTGCGATTGTTTATGAGCAAGTGTTTATGCAACTTCTTAAATCAAAGTCTATAAATGAATTATTATCTGATTCATTAAGACGTAATGTTATAGATATAATGGGTGATCCAGATAGAATGGGATCATATGCATCTGGTCAAATGCTAGATGTTCCATTGTCAGAATCTCAATATGCACCATTTGTAGGACTGGTTATATCCCTACCATTTAAGAGTCAAAAAGATTATGCAGACTTTAAAAATGAGTATTGGAAGTTTGTAAAAGAGGGAGCGCTTACAAAGAAATATGCATATTTAAAAGATAGGTATGGAGCTACAGCTGTAGGTAACTATGATGAGTTGACAGGATATATAGATTCAAGATCTAATATAGAGAAGTTAATTAAAAAAGGATTAATCAGCATTGACAGAAAAGGTCTTTCCTTAGAAGAAATTCTCACTGAAGATGATACAAATTTTAGTGAAAGTCAATTGGTTGATTACATGCAGTTTTTAATTGAGGGTGGTAATATAGATTCTTCAGAATATGAGGAGACTCGTAGGTATATAAATTCTGTTCTTAAACAAACATTAGGTGTTAATATCTCTGATGCTCTTCAGACTAAAATTGAATTAGAGCTTCAAAATAAAAGAGAAGAACCAGCACCTGCAGATGAAGAAGAAACAGAAACTACAGGTTCAGATGAAGGCGATGTAACATACACACCTCCAGTACATAAACAAGGTTCTGACCCTGCTATATTTGATGCTAGTGTAGTTGACCCATCACAAGGTATTAGTGCAATGGATACAAATGCTCTAAGGTCTCTTAATAATGATGTATTTCCTAGCAATCAACAGGAAACTCCTTATTTTACACAGTATTATCATAAAGTGAGAGCTATCATCAATGCTCTTCATATAATGGACAAGGCAAAGCTGGGAGATGTATTTGTTACAATACATGCTGATAATGAAGGACTTAGGTGGGATGGTTCAGTTGATGAAGATTGGAAAGCTGCTAAAAAAGGAGTGGTTGGTTTCTTGTCTGATATAAATGGAAATCCTATTGTATTTGCTAAAGATGGTACTAGATTGGGTACATTAGACAGAGCTAATCTATCTGATAAGAAAGGTTTAGACAATGGGGAGAATCAAATAGTCTACTTTAAATTGTTTGCTGAGGATAGCAAGTCACCTATGGCTAAGCTTCTCACTAAAGAGTCTTATGATAAGTTAAATGAAGCTAGAAGAAAAGCTATGGCAGGTAATCCTCAGATTGCTGACCTCACTGTGATTTCAGCTGGACAGATGAATAAAAGAAAACTTGCTAGGAGTAATCAAGCTGATCGTAAGAATACAGCTAAAGACCCTGGCTTCTTAGCTCAATTAATGCAGCCTAATATTAGCTTTAAGTTTAATAACAAGGGTGTATTAATGATGATGATTAAGGATAAAAATGGTGCAGTGAATGAAGAGCCTCTATATCCTCCTAACACTAGATATGTTAATTTTAATAAGAATGGTGTAGAAACTCCATTTATAAATCATATTGTGGATGTTATGAAAACATACCATGAGATGTTATTAAGAGGAGATAAAAATGCTGATGTAGTTAAGGAAAATCTTATTAAATTTGTATATAACATCTGGCTCACTGGAGAAAACTTTAAGATTCCTAATACATTGTCAAGATTTACAATTAAACAATATAATGATGATACGCCAACAGTGTATGATGTGATTAAAGTGGTTAATGGAGAAGCGTTGATTGATGAGGCTGTACTAGCTCAGGTGGTAAATAAAGTGGGTAATCGTCCTATTAATATATCTAAGAAGTGGTGGAACAAGGAGACAGGATTTGAGCAGTTCTTATTCCCAGTCATAGTAGATAAAGAAGGTGTTAAGAGTGTAGAGTTTAGAGACATTGACTACAAGAACTTTATAATGACTAAGGTGGGTCTTAGCTCAGACACTGTAGAAATACCAGCACAAGATCAATTAATAAGATATAACTCAATAGTTGCTTTCACTAACCCTAGAGATATTCAAGTTGCAACACCTGCGGGTAAAACAGCTGATGACTTATTAAATGACCCTAACGCAGTTAAGAATGATGTTAAAAACAATGTAAACACTGATGGTAAAATATCTCAGAATGAGCAAGAGACAAATGCTATCAAGAAGAAAAAGAAGTTTAGAGCTCCAACATATGATGAAATATTTGAAAAAAATTGTAAGTAATGGCTAAGAATTGTTCTATTGATTTAAAGATTGAATCTCTTCCTAAAGTAATTAATAAGGCTGAATATTTCATGTTTCGTGCTGTGGAGCAGATGAACATGGACTTTTTTAAATTAGCACAGATTACAAGTGATCCAGCTAAGTATAGGTCTGATTTAGAACAGTTGTATAAGACTGCTAATCAATTAATTACAAATAAAGCTGCTGAGTATGAGGCTCGTGCTAGAGCTGAAAAACAAAATGGTAATGAAGATGTAGCAGATGTCTATATGACATTTGCATCCAATCTTAGAACTTTAAATGCTAATTGGAATGATATTGTTGCAAATATGGCAGCATATGGTAGAGCGTTTAAATTAAAAACTAAGTTTAAGCTGGATGAGGAGGGTATGGTGGATTTATCCATGGTGTCTGATGACGATGATGCTGTTCTTAAAAAGTTAGTATTTGATCAGGCAGCTAATGAGATGGATCCATTTGATACTATTGACAAAGCTGTAGAGCTGTTCATACTTAGTATCCCTCGTAGTGCAGATGTATTTGATGACTATGGTTTTACAGTGCCTGTAGACTATGGTTCTTTTACCAGAGGTCTTATTGTAGATTTAGAAAATACTACAAGTGTTGCTGAGATAATTGAAAGACTAAAGAATAATTTAGATAAAGTTCCTGAGTATCAGTCTGTTATAGATAAGCTTGAGTTTAAAGCAGGAGATAACATGGCTGAAACTAAATTCAAGATTGCATTTAGAAATTCATTTGCAAAGGCTACTATTCCCATCTATATGACATCAGTGGAAGGAAACCTTATTAAAGTGTTTCAAACCACTGTAGCATCCAGAAGTAAATATGAGCAGATTGTAGAGTCTAACTTTTATTTAAATGGGATGCCTGTTGTAGTTAATGGAGAAATTATAAATCTAGCACATCAAGAAGATGGTGTGTGGACACTGTCTAATGATGACCTATCTAAGATTAAGGATTTTCTAGACCCTAAAAAGATTCCAGCAAGTGAAGGTGTTGCTGCAAGAAAGGTGGCATTTTTAAAAGCAGTGGGTTTTCAGCTATCTCCTAAGACTGAGGAGATTATGAAGCTGCCTGCTAATCAAAAATTCATAGATTATATATCAGGGCATTTGATTAATAGGTTGTCTGTTCCTAGCAATAATAGAAGATATGGTGTTGTAGGAAAAACAGATGTCATCACTAATCCAATTGCATCACTAAAAAAAGACTGGAATAAAGACAGGACAGGACAGAACAATGTCATCAATAATATAATTGATGTTGAGGTTAAATACAATCCTGTTTACAGTATAGAGCGTAGTGTAATCAATCCTGAGGGTAATAGACAGCACTCCTCTCAATATCATAATAACTTCACTGTTATTAATAAAGCACTATCAGATTTTAAAACCTATCCTAAATTACAGGATATTTTAGATGCTGAGCCATCTTTGTCTTGGCTTAACCCTGTTACTAATCCTGGAATTAAAGACAGTTTATATCTTAATAGTTTATTTTATTTTGACCCTGCAGCTGATAACTTTGGGGAGAGAAGAAGAGTAAAACTCACAAGTAGTGGATATAAATACGTGACTGATGGTAGTGGTACACCTGTAGTATTAAACATAAATAATACTGGTGGTATACAACTTAAAGAAAATGGTTTTAGGTCTGATGCTGCTTCCACCATCAACCTAAGTGATATAGATAAACTTTTACAGGATATTAATACATTTAATCTACAGGGTTTTTCTAGTGTTACAAGATTGAGCGATAAATCCACTGACCTATCCATTCATTCCAACTATTATTATAATCCTCTTACAGGTGATCCTATGCCAAGACCTTTGGGTGTCGCTGAGTATAAAGGGGACAATGGTATATTCAAGTCAGAATTGTTTTTAACACAAGTGACTAATGGTATTAAAAACCATTCTGCTCTTAAGTTTTTAGGAGAGAAAGGGTTTTACAGTGACCTGGATTTTGCTAGTAAGAACATTCTAAACACATGGGGAGAGTTTGAGTCTATTATGAATAGGATTCCTGAAGTGAGGGATGCGTTAAATGCTCAACTTAAAGAAGTTAACTCTCCTGCTGAAGCTAGTAATCTTATTGATGGATATAAAGCAGAGATTAATAATGCTATAACAGCGTATTTTAACGAGTATTCAGAGGAGTTTGCAAATAAACTTGCATCTGCAAAAAGTATTGTTGAGAGTAGTTATCTATTAGGAAAGGGTAATTTTAAAACAATGCCTGACTTAAGGTCGTCTATTAACTACTACATAGCTAATACATTCTTGATTGATCTTGATAATATGAAACTGTTCTTTGGTGGGTCCATCCACTTTAAAGCATTTCATAAAAGAGCTGGTAAAGACTCAGCTACAGGTATATTCACCTTTATGGAGAATGATTTGATTGCTCGTTTTAACAACTATGAGAACCAACAAGACATAGGTGCTAATACTAATCTGTCTGGTAGGTTGTTAGCTGAAAGGTTGTTTGAGCTTGGTCAGATTGATGAGGATACAAAGAATATGATTATATCCAGACAGACTGTTTCTAAAGAGTATAAGTCTGGTATATTAAAAGATGTGGTGTTTAACTCTGAGCAGGCAACAAAGATCCCTGCTAATATTGAAAGACTATATGCTGCTGGATATATTTCTGAGGAGAACTATAATTTATATAAAGATAGTCTTAAGCAAGCCATTCAGGATAATTATTCTGGTAAGGAGGCTGATGGTCAGGGTAAATGCACATTTGACTTTTATAGGATTATAAGTATTCTCACTAATAACTGGACAGCAGACCAAGAGGCATCTTATAAAAAGATTGTAGAATATGCACATTATAATAAGCTGGCTAAGAGTACCACTGATGAACAAAAGAGAACTGAGTATATCTCTAAAAGAGATGCTATAGGATATGATCCCGCTGAGCAAGTGTATTTTCCTCCTAAGAAGTTCCAGTATTCTGGACCAATGAAACATCAGGTTTATACATCTGTAGGATTATTTGATTCACATGTACCAATGTTTGATAAGTTTTCACTGCAACCATTGATTCCTACAGTGATAGAAAACACTGAGGATGAAGACTTGGCTGATAGGATGGAGTTTGAGGGTGTGGGATATGTTAAATTTAAAACAGGTAGTAAGACTGAAACACCTCTGAAACAGGATGATTTGTATGAGAACTACGATGCTAACAATCCTAAAGAAAGATACATCATTCCATTTGATTTAAGAGTGGAGTCTGGTAAAACTAAGTTTGATTCTGAGCACACCATATTCTTTAATCATCTTAAAGAGCAGGTGAAGGCTGATTCAGAAGCACATACAGAAGCTCCATTTGGTTCACAGATGAGAAAGCTTGTGTTGATGAATATATTGTCTCTTAAGTCATCTTACAAAAAAGAAGAGTTTGAAAATCTATATCGTAGATATAAGTCGTTAGTTGATGGACTTATTCAGATAGAAAAAACTGAGATATATAATAAATTGGGTATCACTGATAAAGCTGGTGTGCTTGCAGTGACAGATATGAAAAAGCTAGTGAAGTATTTTGAGGAAGAGATTTCTAAGAAGAATCAAGATCAAAATGTTCGTAAAGCTTTGATGCTTTCTAAAGATTCAGGTAAGTTTTTGATAGGACTGGATGCTGCTGTACAAGCACAAATTATAGAAGGTATACTTATATCATCTATTAATAATAGAATACCAAGATATAAGATTAATGGTAGTATGCTCACCCAAGTGGCTATCACTGGATCAGCTAAGAAATTTAGCAGAGAAGCTTCTGAAAAAGCTACAAAGACCTTTGGTAATAGTGAGTTGAAATCTTATGATGTATTTACTGGAACAAATGGTGCTCTATCGATTACAGAGATGCAGGTTAAGATAGGATTTACAAAGCAATGGGAGTCTTTATTAAAGCTTACACACCCAGATGGAATGCCTATTGATTCTTTAAATAGACTTAATAGCGCACTAAAAGATGAGAATTGGCGTAAGGAGAATAAGAAGTCTATTAGGATGATATCCTATCGTATTCCTACACAGGGTAGAAACTTCTTGGATGTTATGGAAGTGGTTGAATTTTTACCTGCTGCATTTGGAGATGCTATCATCATGCCTACAGAGGCTATCATTAAGTCTGGTTCTGACTTTGACTATGATAAGATGTTTACATTCTATCCTAATCTTGATAAGGATGGTAAGTATACAAAGATTCCATATACACCTGAAGATTTAAAAAGAATAGATGCTGGGTCATTTAGGGCCACTCTACAGAATGAAATGTATGATGTATTAAGTGAAATCATACTTCATCCTAGCAACTATATGGAGTTGGTTACACCATCTACAAACTATCATATTCTACCACTTGTAGATAAGATATATAAGAAGGTGTATCCCAAAAATGTTAAGGATGGCAAACGTGTAGCTAATGATTATGCTCACACTGATATTCTTAACAGGGTGAGGAATGTTGAAAAGTTCATGAGTCTTCTTAAGAGTAAGTCTGACTTAGGTATTGCAGCTGTGGCTAATACATTTAATGTATTGTTTCAGCTGTCTAATGCTACAGGTAATAGATTATTCTTTGAAAAACAGAATATTACCACATTCTTTAATTCTAGTGATGTAGCAAAGAATGAGGATAATTTAATCACTAATACATTTTATGGTGATATTTATGACGAGGATGGTGTACATAAGTCTGAGTTTTTTGCTGAGTTTATTAGCTCATTTGTAGATGCTGCGAATGATGACTACATCTTTGCTATCAACTTTGTCACTGAACTTACACCTGTGGCATTCTATATGAAGTATGCGGGACTATCATCTAGAAAGATTTTTGCGTTTATTAATCAGCCTGCAATGCGTACTTATGTAAAGAATCTTAGTAAGTATGAGAGTATGTTTGTTAAGAACTACTTAGAAAAAACTGCCACTGATGTAGAAAGACAAATGATGAGCTATGGTCCAGATGAGATTGTAGATAACAAGGAATATCAGGAGCTTAGAATAAAGCTTGGTAAACTTAGGTCAAGTGCTAGAGCTAAAGCTATGTCTGAGACAGTTAAGCAACTAGGATTTACTGATATTAATATGACAGCAGATCCTAGAAGTGAAATAGGTAAGAAACTTAAAGAATCAAAAATATCTTTTAATAATCAATTTACATCACAGAATCTTTATAATAATATTCTGGCTGATGACAAAACAGATATATCAAAGCTTCCTGCAGATAAAAAGTTTTTACAACTTGCTGTATTACATGAGTTTCTGAATCAAAAAAAGCAATCAGATAGTTTAACTGCAGCTCAAAGATTCTTAAACTTTGATACTAAACCATATGTAAGTTCATTTGATGCATATGCTAGAAATGTATCTTATGTGAATGCAGTGAATAGAAAAAGTAATGTGTTGTCTCCTGATACACTAAGAAGAATAAAGAAAGAGAGTATTATTTCTCCTCTAGATACTGGAAGTGTTATAATTGATGTTTTAGAGCAACTTTTCCCTTTACGTGATTCTAGAGAGTTAAATATGATTTTGCTAGAAGATGTGTTATCAGAACGTAGCAATAAGAAGAACTCAGCTATTGTAAGTGATGATGATATGAATAAGTATGCTAGGACATATAAAAATGACCTGATGAACTATATTCTTCAGAATTATTTGGGCAAGTCTACAGCAGGTATGGAGTTTTTTAAAGAAACATTTGGTACAGACAAAGATATTAATGAGTATTTAAAGGAGCTTATAGAAACACCTTTAATGAGGGAACAGTTTACAATGATTAAACAGTTGCCTTTTTATGCTGACCTGGTTGAGCAGTATCCTCTGATAGAAAATATAATCGTTGAACCAGGGGAAAATACCAAAAACTTTATTAACTTTAAGCTTCTGCAGAATATTAATAACTCTGTAGAAAAAGATGGTGTAATTGCTCAGTTTGAGGATTTGGTAAACTTAGAAGATCCTGATTTAAAGATAGTTAAAGACTTTTTTAGAAATTTAGCTTTGTATTCTATTTTCCAATCTGGATATAATACAGCTCAAAATAGTTTTACAGGAACCACACCTGTGAATATTGTAAACAAGTTGTATGAATACTCACAAGATGAGTTTATGAAACTGGAGAATGATGAGAAAGAACTTGAATATCAAAACTTCTCATTTAAGTTTAAGGCAAATAACCCAGCATTCTTTAACAATAGAGATACTTCTTCCACACCTACTGGGGAAAGTCCTAAGAGAGGTAAATGGTATGCTGAAGATATGGGTATAGATTTAAAAAGAATAAAAGAAGAGGTTATGCCTAAAGCTGGTGAGAAAACAACTACTACTAATAAGATTAAGATGCAGTCTTATAATGTAGAGAAGATTAAGTCTGGAGAAAAGACTCTCACAAGTAGAACTTATATAATTAAGAATGGCGTCTATCAAACAGAAAATGCTGAAGGTAATGTCATTCCAATTGAGCTATCTCTTTATAAAGCTATAACAGTCAATGACTTAAATACACCTGAGAAGAAAGAATACTATGCTAAGAATGAAGGGTTCGCATCTTGGATGGACTTAATGGAGAAGATTAGCACTGGACAAACAAGAACCCTGCGTCCTGAGTTTTTGGAGGGTAATCAGAAAGTGTATGTGTATAAGATTAAAAACTTATCAACTAAACCTACTACAGAAACAGTAGATAGTAAAAAAGTTGTTGAAGATATGTTTATTAAAGCTGGTGGCAAAAAGACTAGCAAAGGAATGTTACAAGTGGATGGTCAACACTGGTATATAGATAATACTTATTGGAAAGTAATAAACAAGTCTGGATTTGATGAGCTGTTCTTTTATCCAAATGAGGATAGTGAAATAGCTATTGCTTCAAAAAAACCAGAAGAAAAGAACTTTACAACTTATGATAAGATTGATACAAGATCTTTTACAGAACTAATGGGCAAACCTCAAGCAGAATCATCTACTAGTACAGTAGATACTAATAGTAAGATTAATGCATTTAGAGAAATGCTTCCATGGGTTCTTGAGATGACTAATGAAGAAATGGAAGGAATGTATAATAAAGAAAAACTATCTGGAGAAACAATAGAAGAATTCTTACAAAGAATGTCTTGTCTTGGTAAACTAAAATAAACTGAATATTAATATGTTAGCGTGTCCTAATAAACTATCTAGAGAATGGCAAAATCTATCTGAGAAACTTGGAGAAGATCGTGCTATGTTAGCTTTTATAAGAAAGGGTAATGAGATGCCTGTGTCTGTGGCTGAAGCTAGAGAATTAATCACTAATGTAGGATTATTAAAGTCTTTTGAATCACTCCCTACATTGTCTGAGGAGAAGATTAAAGGTATGTTGATGGAAAGAGGGCTAATATATGACTCATCACAACAGAGGGATGGGTTGACATATTATGCTCTTAATATGACTATCGATGACCTTGGTAAAAGACTAGGAGATATTTCAACACAATATGGTGCTGTTTTACAATATAGTGGAGACTATGTTGCTATTAATCCTGCAGGTGTAGATAGCTGGAATAATATAGCTTCTCAGATGAATAAAGATAAGAGGACAGGTGAACAGGTGGCTAGGTCATTTTTAAGAAGAATAGGTGTACCTATTGAGGTGTCTAATGATATAATGAAGAGGTATGGTTCTAATGGTGTAGCTGATATGGCAGAGTGGATGGTGAGAATACAAGAAGGTAAAGAGATGCAAGCTCTACCTGAAGAAGCATTACACTTTTTCATAGATATGTTGCCTCAAGATATGCCTGAATTAAGAGAGGCCCTGGATAAAATCAGGAACACTCAGGTGTATAAAGATACACTAGCAGAGTATAAAGACAATCCCAACTATAGAACCCCAGATGGTAAGATTAGATTTGATAAGATACAGCGTGAAGCATTGGCTAAAAAGCTGGCTAGTAACATCAAAGCAAAAGAATCTTGGCTGGGAGCTCTTTTACAAAGAATCATGACATGGGTGAAAGCTCTTAAGTTAAAAAGAGACCCTATTGATATTTTAGAAGAGATGTTTATGGCAGAGGACATCAGTAATCTTAACATGAACCTTACATCTAGTGAGGTTTATAACCAACTTACAGATGAGGCTAAGTCATTCTATGAGGCTCAGTCTATGAATGATTCACAAAAAGATACGTTAAATAAGATTATTGCTATATCAGCTTTAATCAAGCGTGAAGATAACAATAGTCTCACTGTATTAGATCCTATCACAGGTGAACCAATAAGACTTAAATCTCCTAGTAGACTGCTTGGCTCTGACTTTTATAGTGAACTTGAAAGTCCAGATGTTGTACTGCAATTGGTGAGCAATTATGATATTGAGTTTTCTGATGTGTATGATATTGGAGACTCAGATGAAGTGATTGCTAAAAAGATTGCAGCGCATTTGATTGATAAAATCATTAAGGGTGAATATGAGAAAGAAGATATTCAGACAGTATTAGGAGATAGGATAACAGAGTTGTTATATTCTGCATCTGAAAATCAAAAGAAGACTCTTTTTGGTACAGCTATACATAGTATAGTGGAGAATATTATAATGGATAGAGAGATTGATTTAGACAATCTTGACCCTATTATTTATACTTTCATGGATAAGTCTACGCTAGACAAAGTTATCAATGGTACATTAAGAGAACCTGGAATTAGAGGGATTATTAGGAAACTTATTGATGAGGGTCATATTTTAATGACTGAGACTGAGATAGGTAATTTAGAAGTGGGTGGTGTGGCTGACGTTATTGCTATTGACAAGAATGGTGTAGCACACATATTAGACTTTAAAACTAAATTTTTAAAAGATAGACCTGAGTTTAAAAAGTTTACTAATCTAGAGGATGAATTTAACTATGTAATTGATTTGTTATCAACAGGTGGTGTAAGAAAATCTGAAGGTGTTCTTCCTGAGTTAGTGGGTAATAGAAGAAGACTTAGGGAAAAATATAGTCAGCAGATGTCAATTTATAAGAAGATATTGATGTCTCAAGGTGTAAAGGTGGGCGACACTACTATTATTGGTGTAGGATATAAGATTGACCCTGCAACCAATAAGATTAATAAGATTGGTGTTTTTCAGACAGCTCCAACACCATTTAATGATAGGCTGGCAAATGGATATTTCCCAGATCTTGATATGAGTATGGATGCTAACAGAAAAGAGGAGACATCCAAAGAAGAAGATGCTAGGGTTAAACTTTTAGAGAATATTAGTAAACCTAGGATGAAAGAGGCGTTTGCTAAAATGAAGGGTAGGTTGGATCAAATCTATGCTTATTTTAAGAAAAACAAGGATGTTAGGAATGTATATGATTTATTAACTGATGAGGATAAAGTCAACAAGGTGGAACAAATGGAACGCCTTGTTAAGACATTCTTAGAAAACTATGGTGAAGATGGGGATTTGCGTAATATGGTGGCTATACAAAAAGCTTTTATTGAGCTGGTTGATTCTGCTGGGCCTATTATTAATATTATATCTAAAGAGTTTGATAGACTCAAAGCGTTAACCCCTGCAACACAACAGGCTGCTATTCAAAAGATTAAGGAGCTAGAAAAGATCAAGGACTTTGTAATAGGCTATGAGAATGTATTTAAAGAAATGTTGGATGCTTTAGGTACCACTGTAGCTGAAGATAATATTCTTGTTGACAGGCTTACACAAATGATGGGTGCTATTGAGAACATAAGAACTAGTTATATTAAAGCTATCACCCCACACGTTGCTTCTACATTATCTGAAGAGTTTACAAAAGACTTATTAGATAATATGAAGAGAGAATACAATGAGCTTATTAAGGCTGCTGAGCAAAGAAAAGATAAAAAAAGAGTGGCAGAACTTACAAAGGAGAGAGATCAGCTAGCAAGTTATGATGTTATTAAAGCTACTATGACAGGTGGCATGGGTGATGCAGGTGCGTTTCTGAGCAAATGGTTGCCTACAATATCTAATCCAGATGTTGTTATAGCATCTGTTGCTAAGAGATTAAAACGTGTATTAGATGGTGTGAGATTAAAGATGAAAGACTTTAGAGATAAACTGTCACCTGAATTTAATAAACGTGCTAAAGTTTATGGTAGAGGTCTTAATATTAAGGAAATCAATCAGTCATTGGTCTATGAGGCTAAAAGACTGGATATAGCATCAGGTGATGAGAGTTTTGGTCTGGTGTTTAAATCTGAGTTTGATGAAAGTTTATACTATGAGTATGATAAACTCAAGCGTAAATTATATTTAACAAACAAGAAATTTGAGGCTGATGAGGTGTCTGAAGATGAAGTTAAAAGAGTAAAAAAAGAAATTAAAGACTTTGAGCGTAAATATTTTGAGTCAGACTATACAAAAGCTTACTTTGATCTTACTAAAATGTTGGATACAGAAGTGATGTATGGTAATAAAAAGACTAGTATAAGAGAAATTACCAGCAAGATATTTGAGGAAATCAGAGGTATAGAGATGATGTATGATAATGAGGCTATTGCTGAGGGTAAACTTAGCGAAGATCATCTTAAAACCAGACAAGAGCTATGGGAGAAATACTATTCTCTTATGGAAATAAAAAATCTAGATGGTACAGATAAGACAGGAGATGACTTAAAGATAGCTCAGGCTTTGAGAGAGTATCAGAAAAACAAGAATCTCATCTATGAAGATGTAGAACTTAGAGCAGCGTTTGAGAGAGCTAAGACAAAGATGAAACTAACATATGGTGAGGACAGTGAGATGTACAAAAGATGGCTGGCTAATAATACCCGCCAGGTGATTTCTCAAAGGTACTATGATGAAAGAGCTGCTTTGTTCACTGAACTATCTGAGATATCAAAAAATCCTAATGCTGATAGGATAACAGAACTTTATAAGGAGCTAAATGCATTGACTAAACCATACAGAGATAATGATGGTGCTGTAGTTGGTAGTAAGGTGCCTTCAGATAAGATCCAGAGAATCAAAGACTTACAACAAGAGATTGAATCTTTAAGGGATGAAGTGGAAGAATATACACCTGATGGATTTACTTATGCTGAAAAACAAACTCTCAAGCAACAGTTTTACTTTAGGACTAATGAGCCTGAGAACTATGATAAATATACAGTGAATAGTATTTATGCAGCTAGAGATGAAAGATTGAGCAGTGACCCAGATTTAAGAGCTAAAGTGGAAAGAGCGGGTGAAATCAAAGCACAGCTTAAAGCTATGGGTAACATGGAATACACTAAGTATTACTATGAAGAGCTTGATAGGCAGGAAATAGCATTTGCTAAAGAGCTAGATGTATCACATGAAGAACTAAGGCGTGATGACACTTTATATGATCAATTTAGAGAATCAGCATGGTTTTTAGAGAATCATAATAAAGAGGTGAGGTCTTTGTTTGACACTGAACACGGAGAGTCTCTTACATCTGCTTCTTTTACACCTATAGCAATATGGACTAGGAATGCCCCATTAGAGGAGTATATTGAGGAGAAACCAGCTAGGCATTTTTATTCTCGCAAACTCAAAGAGTCATATATTAATGAGAAGGGTGAGGAGGTTAAACTTATTAACAAAGATAATAGAGATATTCAAAATAGGTATAAACCTAAGAGTAATGAAGAATATAGGAAAGAATATGGCACTGACCATCCTTATTTAAATAAAGACTTTGTATCACTTAGGGACAAGTATAACAATAATACAGCTAATGAGTATGAGAAGGTGGATTATGAGAATCTGCTATTCATACATAAAGAAATGTTAGATGCTCAGCAAGATATTGAACCTAGATATAGACTTGGTTTAGCTGTTCCATTTATGGAGAAGAGCAAGACAGAAAGAGCTTTAGGTGTTAAGGTATCTGAAACTAAAGAAAGTGTTAAGAGTGTTTGGCAGGGTATTAAGAGAAGTCTTAGTAGAACTGAGTCTGATGTTGATACAGGGTTTGCAAGTGATCCTGGTGTTTCTAGAGATATGGCTAAATTAGCCACTATTGATAATGATGAGGTGAAATATGTTCCTGTGAAATACACCTCAAAAGGACAAGCTTCAGATGCATCATATGATGTATGGGGATCTGTTCTTAACTATGTAGGGTCTACTATTAGAAAGAAGGAACTTGATAAAGAACTTTCATTGATTAATGGGTTAGAACAAATTTTGTCAGACCAAGAGAATCAACCTAAGAGTGAGAGTAAAAACCTGATGCTCAATAATGTCATGAAGAAATATCTTCCAGAGGTAGAGCAAAGGATAAATCTTGGTAGTAATATTCGTTTAGAGGTGTTTAAGAGTTTTATCAACTCTGTATTATATAATGAAGAGCACTTTGAGGGATATGATGTATTAGGATTTAACACTCAAAAAATGCTTAATCAGATGATGGGATTGACAAGTTTTACTTTGTTAGGTTTGTCACCTTTAAACTGGTCAGTGAACTGGATATCTGGTAATGTACAGAATATGGTGGAGGCTGCAGGAGGTAGAGTGATCAATTATAAGGATTTCATGCAAGCAAAGAAAGACTTATATCTAGACTCAAAGAATGGTCACATTATGAAAGATATGATGGCTGACTTTAATAAAGTGGGTGAGCTGTCTTTCTGGGGACAAATGATGGAAATATTTGATCCTATACAGGGTGAATTTGAAAATGAGTTTGGTAATAAAACAGCATGGAACTCTTATAAGAACATCTTAAAGCTGGGTATTTATTCTGGTAAAGTGTGGGGTGAGTGGGAGATTCAAATGAGTAGTTTCTTGGCATATTTGAAATCAGTGAGACTCTATAATGGCAAGATGTATGATAGAGAGACATTTGTCACTATGAAAGTGGGTACTGATTTTAGTGGTATGACTCTTAAACAAATCAGAGAAAAGAAGCTAGAGGCTTTGAGAGAATTTGATAAGTTGGATGTCAATCTCATTGATATATTTGAGATGAAAGACAAGAAGGTACAAGTTAAAGACCAATATAAGAATGCTTTTGACTTAAATAGTAAACAGTTTTCTGATGTTGTCAGCAAGCTGCATGCTATGCAAAAGCGTATAAATGGTTCTTATGCTAAGTTTGATGCTGCATATCAGGCTAAGTCATCTATTGGAAGAGCTATGTTCTTCTTTAGAAAATACTTTATGCAGCTTGGTATGAACAGATGGGGTATAAGAAGAGCTGATTATGAAGGCATGAGTGTAGAACAAGGGTTCTATCTTACATTCTTACAAACAGCAGGAAAAGATCTTATAAAGATGCGTCTGAATGTAGTTAAGAATTGGGAGAATTATTCAGATATGGAGAGAGCAGCTATAAAGCGCACATTTGCTGACCTTGGTGCTATGTTGCTAACTTATATTATTTATGGTGTTATGTTTGGATATGATGATGATGAGAAGGGTAGACTTAAAGAATTGAGACGCAAGAGCTGGTTCACTCAATATATGGTGTACACTATGCTTAAGGTGAGGTCTGAGACTGAACAGTTTATACCTTTACCACAAGCAGGTCTTGGTGAGATTCAGCGTATTTACTCCAACCCATCTATTCTTTTGAACATCAATACAAACTTCTTGTCAATGGCTGGACTGATGATAGATCATCTATTAGGGCTATTTGGAGGAGACACTGAAAGCTTATATTACAAACGCGATTCAGGTGAGTCAGAGTTTAAAGAAAGAGGTGATTCAAAACTATTAGCTATGCTTGTTCAGACATTTATAGGATATACAGGAAAGACATTCCATCCTGTTGATGCTATACAGTCATTTGAATACCAGCAGCGTGCTAAGTAAAAAAATAAGGGGAAGATGTAGAAACATCCTCCCCTTTGACCTTAACTAACAAAACACAGCGTAATTATAATATTCTTTTGAAGATCTCGCTCATAAAGAACTTATCTTCTGGTTTTTTTCTAGTAATACGTATAGCCACTTCAATTTCTAGATAGGGTGACATCACTCTTTTCTTTGAGGTGGCTTTGTTATATACAATCTTAGGCGTAAGCCCTAGTGCTCTAGCAGCCTTAGAATAGTTCTCAAAAACACCTATCAGCTCTTGTTTTAAAGGATTATACACTTTTACAATAATAGGTGACAACTCTGTTACTCTTACTAATTGTCCTTCCATTATTCTTTAATTTTAGATATAATATTCGTTAAAGTGAATGCTAATGAAACTATATCTGATACATTAGCAATTTTATAGTCAAATTTCCATGTGTCAAGACTGGTTTCAGATGGATGATCATTGATGGGCTTGACGCCTGGTCTGTCTATTCTAATCACATATCCACCTTTCTCTTTGATAGCCTGTGCTTCATTAGGGAATCTTACATCTGTAATCACCCAATTAGGCATTTTAGTGTCCACTTTTGCATCCAGTGATCCTGTTATAGGATTGACTACATACATTGTTTCTGGCTTATAATCAGCCATTAGAGCATTCACCCAGGTGTTTTCATGCAGTCCCACTCTCAGTCCTTCAGTACCTAGTTTCTGCAAGAAATCTCTTACAGTCATAGGTTGTAATCCCTCATCACAAGCAGTCCACCATTCTGTTCCTAGTAGTGTTTTTTTAAAGTCTTGATCTTCAAAATTAGACTGTGGTATTCCTGATAGCAAACTTGCTACAGTTTTAAGTTTACCAGCAAACTTTTTAATCTTCCAATTCTCTTCAGGATATAAATCCTGCAATAGTTTTCCTATAGTGTCTTTTCCTGATCCAGAGTAACCATTAATTCCTAATATCATATTGTGGTGTGGGGTTTTAATAGAGAAGGAAGGGGGGAGGGGTTAGTAGTCTCCCCCCCTCTTCTGTTGGTTTTAAAAATCTTCTAACAAATCAATTAATTCGTCAGAGTCTCTCTCCTCATTGGATGAAAAAGCTGGGACTTCTTCCATTACTTCTTCAAGTGGTTGAGAGGTTTCTTCAGGGGTTGCTTCTTCAGGAAACAAAGTGGGTTGTACAGGCTCAGGTGATTCCTCAGACCTTTCCAATCCAAACTCTTCTCCAAAGAAGCTATGTAAATCTATATGTCTAGAAATCCAGTTTCTAGGACTATCTTCTTTAAAAGCATGTGTTGCAAAATTATACAATGACCATGCGTTATGTACTGGTACACCATAATCAAATGATGGAGTTTCCATTTCACGCTTCATGATATTGATTTGCGTAGATGTAATAATCTCTTTATGAATAAACATTCTACCTATAATCTCAGCCATTCTTTCAGGAGATAAGTCAATCTTCTTTAGATGCTCCCTGTCTCTAACTAAATTCAAAAAGATTTGCTTAGCATTCTGTAAATAATACTTGATTTGTGATGCAGCCTCTTCATCAGCTGTACCTGTATGCTTTCTTTTATATGCTCCAATATCACCTGAAACAGCACCATTAGAACACACCATTACGTGTGCTCCAATAGCGTATTTAAATGATATAAGCTTGTTGTAACTATTCTGCCAAGCAATCATCAGTCCCATTTCTGGATCATCTCCATAGTTAATGTGATACTCAGCTTGTCCTAATCTACCATCTGTAGAACTTCTATAAAATGTTTTAGATAACACAAAGCCCTGCTCTTGGAGGGCTGTTCTTGTTATCTTGTCTATAGTTTCATGAGCTATTGGTGTATAGCTGTCTGTTTTTTCTGGGAGAGGTGCTGAAAACATCCTCTCCATTGCGTTTAAACCTGTCATTTTAAAATAATGTTAGTTGCTCAAATTTACGTTTAATTATCTTATCAATGTTATGAATCTCCTTATAAATTCTTTCAATATAATATTCTTCATCTATATCCATATCTTCAAAGGACATATTTGAATTTTTATTATATATGCTCTGTAACCACTTGCCAGATTCTATTTGAATCTCCCTACCATCCTTTTTATTACGCTTGACAAGTTTTGTGCCTGATTTGCTGATATAATATCTACATATCTTTTGCATGGGTTCTTCTATAATTTCACCCTCTTTAATGTAGATGTTTAACAGTTGCCAATCAGACTTCACCTTAATGCCTCCACAATAGTCAAAGATGTCTCTGTTTGTCTTGAGGAAGTTTTCTGGTTTTGTCCCATTAATAAAATAATGATAGATGGCTTTAGGGATGATGAGGAAGCTTTTATTCTTGTGAAGAATACTAACCTTCTTCTTTTGTAAGTCTTCCCATTCAAATCTACCTTTACATTTAGGAGTTTTAGCTGGATTTTGATATATGGCAATATAATTGTTTACATCGCCAACAATCACGTTGCTATATTCATCATGCTCTAGAGACAGCTTGGTCATCTTTTCCCATTGTTCACATATCTTAAGATATTCATTCTTGTAACAATTAGGAATCATCACCTCTAAACCATCTGTATTGATCATGATGGGAAGAGCTCCAGGTATACCTAGTGTCACCATTTCTAGCAGCTTTGATAACAATAGCTGACCATTGATGGTGATGCTCATAGTAAGCTGAGGATCATAAAGGAAGCTGTTCTCATCATTAGAAAGACCATAAGTGGAATTCAAAATGATCTTATAAACATAGTTTTTAGGATCAGTCTTTGGAATCTTCTTTCTTTCATTGAAGAACCACTCATACAAATTGCAAAATGCTTCTTTGTTTAAGTGACCTGGGGAAAACTTGTTTCTAATAGCTAAATTAGGATAGTAGCTAGCGACATCTGATGTCATGATAGTATATCCTTCTTCTGCCTTATAGATACCAGAATCTACAGCACCATGTATACCACCCAAGCCATAATAAAGGTCTAATCCTTTATATGTGATTTTGTGGTTTAGCGCTCCCTTGGTTTCTTTGACCACCTTGCCTTTAAAGAACTCCAGCAAATCTTTAAACTCCTTACTTTCAAAACTTATATAGTCCAGGATACAATCCTTAAGATTGATGTATGCACGTTCTGTTCTAAGCTTTTTAAGTTCATATTTAGGTATTTTCAAATCCTTGGCTAGAAAATGTGCAAATAGTTCTCTAGCAATCTTAGTCTCTGATGCTGAATATAAGTTGATGTCATATTCTTCAGATAGAGATTTCCTAAGAGCTATTTGTTCAGTGCTAGCTTCATATATCTTTTTGGTAGACTGCACATCATTAATACAATATTTAATTACAGTTTCTAGCTCAGCCACTGTCTTAATCTCATATGAGTGATGTATAGGCATATCCTCAACATTATCCCAGTCCATGGAATACTGTATCCATTTCAAACCAGATCTTTTAGCAGCATTGTCCCAGTGATTTAGTTTGAATAAATCAATCTGTCTAATGTAAAGATCTCGTTCATTATAGTCCAGTCTTCTTTCTTCTTGACCTGAGATGATGTATTGAGCATAAGCATATATGAGTCTGGCTATTTCATCATTAGTGGAATATTTCCAAGACTCATAATTCTTTAAGATATACTGGGTTATTTGAGCATCAAATGCAAGACCATTAAAGGAGATGTGCCACTCGTCTTTCTCAATGTTACTTTGTAGAAATACTACATAGTCATCAAATTGAGAGCGTGCTGTAAGATGATTTACAGCAAAGACCTTCCTAGTCTTATCTTTATAATGTTCAAATACTGCTATGAAACAACTTGACATTGTCTCATAGTCCATTACCCAATGATTCATTATTGTACAATATCTCTTACAATTTCAATACCAGATTCTGTCTTTATAAACTGCTGATAATCAAAGCTATCTGCGTTTACTGCCATTCTTTTTACAAAGTCTTTGATTTCTTCACGCTCATGAATAAAATACTCCCATGGTGATGAGATCTGTACTCTGTGCATCTTAGGTTTAGCAGGATCTCCACCTTTACCTGATTGTCCTGAAGGATTACCATTCTCATCCAGTCTTTCTAACATAGTGAATGTGTCTCTGTTTTTATTACCCAAAACAGCCAGTGCTTCTAAATTAGGCATGTAAATTGCTTCATTGAAAGGACAATCCCCGTTTAAAGGGATTAGTCCAAATGTCTTAGCACCATTAGTTGCTGTTGTGTACAGCATCATTGATTTTTCCATTTGTTACTTTTGTTTTTTAATTAAAGATTTTAAATTTAGATTCTCTTGTTTTAAATCAGGTGCATCCGCTAGTTCACCTGATTCCATCAAAACTTCTAAAGGAACATTTAACAACTCAGCATAGTCTGCATAATAATCTTCAGGAAACAGATAGCTTTTTATTAAGGTCCCAGTAAATGATCCCTTTTTGTAAAACTTGATTATTTCAAGCTTGTGATTCTTTGAGATCTTAGAATATTTACCATTGACAAAATTATGCCATAATTTGGAATATTTCTCAAACTTGAAAAAATAAATAGTTCCACCATCTTCTAATGTCATTGTTTCCTTAAGAAGAGGGTGTCCTTTCAAATGTACTTTTTCAGTTTTAATCTGAGTCTCAGAATTAAACTTATCAAATTTACAAATAAAAACAAGATCATCTATTCCATAAGTATCTTCCCAAGTGATGTATGTATTCTTGGGAAGAATAGTCTTTGGAATATTTAATAGCGGATACAAAAAGAATGTAGACTTCTGAAAGTATTTCTTGTTTAGAAATCTAATCTTGAATTCTTTGTCAGTCATAGTCAAATTTGTTATAAAATTACATCTTCCATCTTGAATTTAAAAGGAAGTGTGTAATCTTTATTTGAATAATGATAGTCGCAGACTTTTAATATCTCTTGCAACCCTTTTGTCCACTCCTTCATTGTAGCCTCTGAAACTGAGAATGGATAGATCTGTTGGTTCTTATCTATAACAACAAATCTAAATTCTACTTTATATCCTTGTTTAATTAAATCTGCGTACTTATTGACAACCAATAAGTTATATATTGCAGCTTGGATATCATATCTATAGAACTTTATTGTTTCAGGGAAATCCTCCAGGGTTTTGCTAGTGGTTTTAAAGTCATTGACATAAATCTTTGACTCTATAGGATCCACTACAAAATTGTCTATAATACCCTTTAGTCCAAAAGGATACTTTTTAAGTTCCATTTCTAAGGGCTGCTCGTTGAACACCTCCACTGTAGACCACCACTCAGAAGAATGATCAAGTTTTAGAAGCTTACTCACCTTTGAGTCTTGTCTAATCTTTTCCACTATAGCTTTCACTTTCTCATACATCTGAGCATCCACTATAGTTTTACCTTCGCTTTTAGTTAAGAACTCCCAATAGATGGCTGAATCTGAAGTGTATATCTTAGCAAATCTCTGGTCATCAGTCTTTAGACTCTGATGGAGATTCATGTCTAAAAGCACATCAATCACTGCGTTTTGATAATCAACAAGAGTGTCACCTTTGTGTACCCCAGATGCCTTTAATTCTATATGATGGGAATACACCCTGTCCACTACAATCTTTGTATTCTCAGATGGTAGCTTGCCTGTCATTACAATAAATTGTTGCTCAAACTTATCTGGTTCAAGCAATAAACAATGAATAAGTCTTCCTTCAGTGAGATAGGTTTCATCTTTGACATCCTTTTCACCCAGTATATATTCTTTGTAAAATATTTCTGGACAATACAACAGCTTGTTTATACTACTGTAGGAAAAATAAAACTTCTTGTCATAAAAGAACACTTCTTCTGACTTAAAACCCTCAACAAACTGCTGAGGGGTGATAGTTGTTACTTTCATTAATTCCAATTTTGTTCAGTTTCATTTAATTTAATTATGGCTGCCTCACATAAGTAGATGCCACATAGTTGATTTTCAGCCACTATATTGTGTTTCTCTGAAAACTCTGGATACTTGTCTGCAAACAGCATAGCAATGTATCTCCAGCTATATCCTTTTCCTTCTGTGCGCCATTTTTTAACATCTTCTGCCATTTTCTTTAATAAAGACTTGCTCAGTTTCCTGATATCTTTATCATAATCTTTTTGTATAACATTTTTATATACGTTTTTTATAAACTCTGAGTCAGAGCTTCTCACTTCTTCTTCTTCTAGTCCCATATTTTTATTTTTTGTAATAATAATCTGATTCTATTAGCTGTTTGTGGATCCTGTGTCAATGCTTCCTCATATTCAAGAAAGTTGATTAGAGCTTGAACATTGATAGGATCAATTATGACTCTCTGATCATTTGTAGTGGCTTGACGCTCCCACATCTCATCATTAGGGTCTCTCTCATCTTTGTAAATTGCCATATGCTTTTAGTTTAAAATATATACCTAATATTTAAAGGATTAAAGTAATGACTATAAAGCTCTGTAAAATCTTTAACCATCTTCGCTTTTAGTTGATATTTATACCTTATGTTATCTGGAGCATATTGAGAATCTTTAGCCTCTTGTATATCTGGCTGCCATAGCATATTGTCTATTTCAGACTCATTACGCTCATGCTGAATAACATTGTAAGTTAAGAAAATACACTCACATTTTACATCAACACCAGCAGTTTTTAGTTCCTGAAATAAACTTTCATACTCTTCTAACCAACCCTCTGTGTATATAATAGGACTGAAGTTTATATGTACTTCCATATACTTTTGAAGATTTGGTATAGATTGTATGCGATCAGATATAAGATCTGTACCAGGTTCTAGTATATCAGAATACTTCTGAGGCATCAGACTCACTCTAATCCTATGCTTACCTGGTGACAACTTATACTCATCTGCTTTAAATCTGGTAGGATACTTAGTGGCAAAAGTGCTCTTTAGTTTTGGAGAATCATTAAAGAAATCAAACACTTTTTGCCAGTCATAGTGCTTACCTAATAAGGGTACATCTGTGCTACATCCTATATCTATTGTATAATAAGTGTCATCTGTTTGATTAGCAACTTTAGGCCATGGTCTATCAGCTGCCCACTTTGAAATAGAATTTAGAATGTTTTCTATATTCTGGTTTATATACACTTTGTCATGGTTATATCTTCCTACATAGCAATAGGACTTCATACAACCCCCTAAACAACCATAGATAAAATTGGGAGAAACTGCATCTGAGCTTCTCCCATTATCTCTAGTTGTAAGAGTTTTGGTCTTTTGATTGATTATCTTCATTTCATAATAGTGTAATGTTCTCTGATCTTTTTACCTAAATCCTGATCATTAGGATATAGCTCCATCAACTCTTTTATCTTTTGCTTTTCTAATATATCAGCTATTCTCTTAAGTTGTTTAGCTATTTCTGGTATATCATGTTCTATAAGCTTCCTACCCATTATTGTGTTATGAAGTTCTGTCATCTTCTTCTCTTTTTAAATATTCTTCTGTTATTAGATGTGAATACTTTTTCCATTCATCATCTGGTAGATAAGCAACTAAATTTTCTATAGGACATGTTTTAACCAGCTCTTCTATAGCTGTAACATCTCCACAATGGACATCGAGCTGTATTTGCTCTACAACCATTTCTATAAGATCATTCTTCGTTTTCATCTTGTTCTATTAGTTTTTTAATTCTGTTAACCCCCACCCTAAAGGCTGACAAGCATGTACCTAAGGGCTTATCTAATTTCTGCATAATCACTTTATAATCAACATCTTTCATTCTTAACAATATAACATCTCTTTGTGTAGGATTTAGAAGTTTAATCTTCTCTAATACAAGAGCAAGCTTTTCTTCCTTATCCTTGATATATGACATGTTATTTGTATATGAGATAGTAGGAAAGGTGTTCTCATAATCTGTAGGTCTACGCATTTTTTGTCTATATCTATCAATACATATGTTAATTGCTATTCTGCTTATCCAAGATTTGAAGTTTTTACCATCAAATTTATCAAAGCTACTAACAGCTTTTAACCATGTATCTTGTACATAGTCTTTTACGAGACATTTGTCCCATGCGTATGCTTTAGCTATAGTGATGAGAAATCCTAGATATCTCTTATAAAGTGTATCAAAAGCTTTAGCATCTCCATTGAGATATGCTTGAATCAACTCGTTATCGCTTTTTTTCTGACTTAGTTTTTTTATCATGGCAAGTTGAACAAAGCACTTGAAGATTATCAATTTCGCAAAAAAGTCTTTCTACAAATCCAGGTAGATCATTAGCACATCTGAGTGTACCAGCTGGAACAATATGGTCAACATTAATGTTTTTATCAGGGAACCAGTCTAAACAACTAGCACATTGATATTCCCATTGCTGTCTATTTTTACCCTGTTTGGGTCCAACATATTTCCTTTTAGACATTTGTTTACGCAATGCTATAGGCTTCCACCATCTACTCTTTTGCCTTAGGGCTGATCTAATAAAGGACCAGAATGCTGATTCACTCATAGTGCCAGCATTTCTAGTCTTTACCACTCTGGATTTTTTCTTTGCCATCAATTAAGCTTTTTGTTAATAGCAGGTATCAACTTGACAAACGCAGCTGATACTCCATACTTTTTTACAGCGTCAGCAACATCCTTTTCCATGTCAAAATATACATAGTCAAAATTATATAACTCTTTATACTTCTTCATAGCAGCAACACCCGCATCATCATTATCAAATAAAGTTATGATTTTTTTATATCTATCTGATAATTCTTGTAGGATTTCTTCTTTGATGAGAGTATTTTCTGAATCAGGAGCAATAACATCAATAGCAAGACCAGCTGATTTAATAGTTAAAGCATCTTTTAAACTTGAACAAATTAATAAAAATTGGTGTTTTTCTAATTGTTCATAGCCCTGAATGTAAGGAGCAATCTTTATGAACTTATACTCTTTCACTTTAGGTTGATATATTTTGTATATCTCCCCATTGTTTTTGTAAAATCCATAAATATAAGATCCTGTTATCTCAAGACTTTTAAGTTCACCATCTTCAGTCTTTTCCATTTTATAGGACTGTAATGGGCGGATGTTGTATTTCTCTAATAATTTAGAGGATATACCATACTCAGTCCAATAGTTCTTGTCATGAGTCATCCACATTCTAGGTGTAGCAACGACCACTTTGTAACGACTGTGAGCTTTAAATTCTGCAATAGAATGCTCAGTGCCATTATGTAATAACACATACTGGTTATAATCACTTATAACTCTGCCAGATGCTTCTTTAATGTTCTCTTTGAATAGTTCTTGTACCAGCTTTAAAGCTGTACCACCCTTACCAGTTGAGAAATCTTTAAAATAATACTTAGAATCTTGCTGATGAAAAAAGACGCACATACTTGGCGTCTTATCTTTAGGATTGAATAAAGAATGTATTTTTACATCTTGACCAACCAGTTTCTCAGGTAGTTTACAATAATACTCAAAAATCCAATTTGTAGGAACATCTCTATAATTTTGTACAAGATGTTTTGTAGACAACATAAAATAAAAAATAAGGGTGAGAGACTGTTCCCCCACCCTTTAATTTATTAAATATTAAAGCCTGTAGGTTTCCAGCCATCTGATTTAGTTTCTCCAGCTCCCCATCCTGATGTAGGTTCAGACTTAGGAGTGGACTCTGTTTTATCTTCCACATGTGTGGCATAATCAAATACAGCAACTTGAGATGGGGTGTTACCCATAGGCTCAAAATACTTGTAATTCTTATCATACTTAGGAAGATTCAATGTAAAGTCTTTGTTTCCATCATCTTTTACATATGCACTGCCACCAATACAGAAATAATAAAACTTATCACTGCATACAGCTTTAGCTGCAATTTTGACAAATTCCTCAATAGTTTGAGCCTCAATACTATTCACTTGATCTCTTGTATTAGTGAGAGTGGCGATTTCTACAAGAGAACGCAGAATGTCCATATCTCTGTTCTTAGGTTTACCTGCTTTAGTGAAACCATCTCTATATGGATAGATGGAATATCTCACCTTACCCACTTGACCTTTTGCTCTACCCTTATTAGGATTGTCTTTGTCATATAAGAATCCTTCAAAATCAGGACCTTGGTCTTCACCCTCAAGATGAAGCATCAAATAATACGCTTGGGGATCACTTTTCAATGGCTGCAAGGAGATGTCAATGATTTTAGCATTTACATTACCAGGTCTTAATGTTTTAGGAGTTTTGCCAGAACTTACTGGGATGTCTTTTGTACTTAACATAGTTTTAAATTTTATTTTTCGTATTCTATAATTGCGTTTTTAACAAAGTTTAAATCATTTGGGATCTCAAATGTACTAAACATTCCTCTAGGACTCTTACATGTATTCTCACCATTGTTTTGGGTCTCAAATACATATCTCAAGTTACCATCTTTATCTTTTTTAACCTTACCAAAAAGGACAATAGAGTAAAGACCTTCCAAAGTTAGCTTATCATCTACTAATTTCCCAATAGTTTTTGCTTTAACTTTTCTTTTTCCATCTAAATCAGTGGCATCTTCTGCATGAGTTAGGTAGAACACCATCAAATCATCCCTCATTAATATAGGAAGTTTAGCGATGTGTGCCAATGCAGCACCCATTTGTGTAAACTTCTCATAGCCTTTCTCTGCTGCCCTGTTAAAGAACTCAAATGAACTCATATACTGGAAATCATCAATAACCACATTTTTAATCTCCTTGCGCTCATTGTTAATGATCTTCAAGACTGCTTCTATATCCTTAGGAGCACTAACATTTGCACAATTTCCTTTCTTAGAAATTAAGTCAAATATAGGATATTTAGTCTTCCAACCTTTAAATGGTAGAGGTTTATTTGCTACGTTAATAATGAATGTTTCTTTGGGATCTAGGGATTCTATGGATGTAGACTTCCCACATCCAGACTCTGCGATAACTAATACTGATTGTGCCATAATTTTAAATTGATTGTGCTATTAATTGATTTAACCATTTTTTATTACTAACAGGCTTTTTTAATATCATTGCTGCAATATCTCTCACTGTAAGTTCAGAGTAATGCACATCTTCCTTCTCTGATAAAGGAGATTCATTCTCTTGCCTCATTTCAGCTGGAATAGATATCTTGGGTTTTACCTCCACTTTAGGCTCTGATATGTCCATAGGAAGCTTACCTCCTACAATCTCAAGCTCTGATACTGGCACAAGGTATGTCTCAAAGTTCTTCTTCTCTCTTGGAGGGTCATACACATACTCAGTCTTGTAATAAGGATTGTGTCTATACTTATATAATACAGGCTTGTCATGAACTGGATGATTGTCAAAGTCTATGAACTCAATGTACACACCATCTTTTCTTTCTAGTTCAGAGATGAACATGCTCACCAGCATTTCATTTTTACCTGTAGGTTTGTATGCTAGTTTTGCTACAAAATAGGGGTCTAGCAACCCTAAGTTTTTAAAGTTTTCTTCATTTCTTTGTTTTAACGCTGTTAATACTACGTCTCTGTCTAATTTTACTTTTTCTTTCATATTATATAATTTATGATCTTACTGTGGCAGGAGCTTCTACCTGGTATAGTCTACCATGAGCAAAGTCTTCCTCAAAGAAACTAAACTTACCAGCCTCTCCATTTCTATTCTTAAGATAGTGTAGCACTATATGATTAGGTTTCACCTGATGTCTTTCTGGACCATATACGTTAAGATTATACTTGGAAGGTTTGTTAAGTCCTAACACAAGATCTGCGTGTTGCAGCAGAGCGTCTCCTCCATATATGTCTGAATCAAATAGGTAATTACCATAAACACCAGGTCTTTGTCTTTCTACAGACTCAACTTCCCTATTTAGTTGGGTTAGAACGATAAACATTACAGGAAGTTTTTTCATCTGAGTCATCATCTTAGACAGATTGTGCAGAGTATCAAACTGATCTTTTTCAGTGGATCCTTTTGCTACAAGCACAGAGTGGTCTAAAGTGACAATAAAAGGCATGTTATATAGCTTAAGCGCTTCTTCAATCTTAAGTTGAATCTCTTTGACTGTCAAAGGCTTATCTACAGTCCATATGTTCCTATGTCTATTTTCCTGAGCATATTTGTATGCAGCAGTAAAATCTTCATCTGATATGGGATTGTAGCAGCTAGATAAAACTCTCATGTCCTTACCTAACTGAGCTGCTATTTCTCTTAATGCAATACTGCGAGAGATCATTTCAAACTGAAAATCTAATACACCAAACTCTTGGTCTGGATTGTTTTTAAATGCATCACGCGTAATAATATTAGTAAACATGGTTTTACCTGAACCAGGTCTTCCTCCAATAACAATAATATTATTCCACTCAAAACCATTCATAGTCATGTCATTAAGCTTTGACCATGGAGTTTTGATGCTTTTGATAACACCTTTCTTGCGTTGATCTATATAAGTGAGACCTGCTTGGTAGACATCACTGATGTGTATTAGGTTGGCCATATGTGTAGTTTACTAAACCTAGTTTAGTGCATACAAAGATATATAATTTTGTTAAGATAATAGTAATAATTTCAAAAATAAAACACTTCCAGAAAGGAATATTTATCAGAAATATATCCACAATCATCCACAACATAACAGAGAATGCTCCTGAGAGCAACACTCTGTTTATCACTCTATGATCCATGACTTTCATTTACAAAATTATAAAGGAATTTCTTCTCTGATTCTGTAAGCTCTTCATCTTCATAATGTGCTGGCAAGTCTTCTAGCTGGAGTTCTTCACTATCGTAAACTCTCACTTTAACTATGAATTCTTTACCATCTGCTTCTATAAAATGATCATGGCAGCAATCTGCAGGATTAATAAGACTACGATCTATTAAATCTCTAAGTCTTATCAACGCTTCTTTGCTTCCTATAATCACTGGACTATCATGCCAGTATTTAGCTGGATAAACTTTTAATACACTCATATTAAACTGCTCTTGAAAATGTAACATTTTGATTATCATCCTCATCTGATTCCAATATCATATCACAATATGATGACAGTGCTGAAACAGATGTCTTGTCTACACCAGTCTTGAATATAAAATAACTTGAGGTCTTCATATAGTCATATGTAGGCTCATGTTCTTGTATATACTTTTTGGTGGCTTTTATGATTATGTCCCAATCATAATCATAGTTAGAGAAGAAATGTTCAAACTTCTTCTCTAGTTCCTTCACTGTAACTCTGGCGGGATAACCAGAGGGTAGTTTACCTTTTGGAAACAGTTCTCTATACTCTTTGATTTTTACTTTATCCTCGTCTGTTAATTGTTTTTTAGATGATCTTTTTATCTTTTCTAGCTTGTCACCTACACTTAGTCCCTTACTAGTTATATGACAATCTGTAGTGATTAACCCTTTTTTATAAAGGAATTTTAGACACTCGTCTATATTAACCTGCTGAGGTTTCTCTTTATTGTGCAAACATAATAGCACATAAGCTTCATTAGGAGACAGACCTAGCTTAACAATCATATTAAAGAACTTCTTCATATGCTTCTTTAAGTTTGTCTTTTACTGACTGAAACAATCCCAAGTATTCAGGATCAACTTCCATAAGAATCTCGCACTTTCTAACTAGATACATAACGCTAGTATGGTGCTTCTTTAGATATCTGCCTACGTTTGTAACAGTGAACCCAAATATCCTACAGGCCATGTAGCAGAATATGGTCCTAGCATCCACAAGCTCGCGAATTCTACTCTTAGACTTAAACTTACCACTAGGTATTTCAACTGGCATATTGCGTAGAATAATCTTCTCTAAATCATCAAGAGACACTATTTTTCTTGGAATAATCTGCTCAACTCTAGAGGCAATCAGAGTGTGATTGATGATTTGAATATTGTAATCTTTGCCTGTTTCCTTCTTAATTCGCTCAATAAACTCCTTAGAAAGTATTTTTATAATGTCTTCACTAGGCAGGTTTTCTTTTTTGATCATAATTTTAAAATTGGAGATTAGGTAAAATTTTAGTATATTATATTATATGGAGTAGTGATTAGAGAATAATGTTCTTAACAGACCATTTTCTGCTGGGGACTACAAAAAACCCTAAGTTAACAGTTCTGATTAACTTGCACATCCTCAGTGCTACAACTATAACTCATTGTAAATCAGGGTTTTACCCCAGTAGGATGGTCTGATAATGTGATTATTTTTATTTGTAAATATATAAATTTGTTTTGAAAGATGGCTGCAGAAATTAAAGAAAATTCTTTCATCAACAAACTAAAGGTGTATGTATTCCCATCTTTAGTGTCGTTCTTAGCTTTAATGATTTGGCGTGATATTACAGAAATGCGCTCAGATGTTAAGCAATTATTGGCTCAAAGCAACATTGATAAGACCAAAATTGAGAATCTTGAGAGAACTACAAGATCATTAGAGCAGGAAGTCTTTGGTAAAAAACCAATAGCTAACACTCACTACCCATGGTTTATGAGGCTTTATTTTAAGCCTGAGGAATACTATGATGTGAATAAAAACATAATATCAGAATCTTATGAATCCTAAATCTACAGATATATTTGGTAGGCTAGATTGGCTTACTAAATTCATTAAAAGACTCTCTGGTAGAGTGACAGCTCTAGAATCTGGTGGAACTGCTCTCACTGCAGTGGCTCATGATGCTACATTGACAGGAAATGGTACAGTGGGTAGTCCTCTAGCTGTTGCTAACCCAGCACCAACTTTTGTACAAAGTACTTTTACTCCAGTTCTTCAGACACAATCCAACTGTTCAATACTATTTCCATCACTTGTCAATTATATACGTATTGGAAACACGGTGTATGTATGGGGTGTATTAGATGTTAGTGTTATTATTGACCCAGGTGCTTGGGCATTTGATATGGAAACACCTATAGCTAGTAATTTTGTTGAACAATCAGATGCATCTGGTGTAGCTGTTTATGATACCTCTTGTAAAATTTATGCAATAGGCGGTTCATCTGGGAAAGTAACTGTAGAAAATAATAATCCTACTGCAACAAGTGGGTTTTACTCTTTTTCATATATCTATAAAATAATATAATTCACCAAATATAAATAAAAATGGAAACAAAAAAGTGGTATCAATCTAAGACAATCTGGGGTATTGCAATTGCAGCTCTAGGATTTGTAATGTCAATGATTGGAGTGGAAGAACCCACTCTTCCTGCTAATGCAGATTTTGAGCAATTGAAGGCTTATGCTGAAGCTATTAAAGCTTCTCAAGGTTCTATGCCTGTTATTGTTGGTCAATTGTTGGCTGCTTTGGGTACAATTGTATCTATCATTGGTCGCTTTAAAGCTGATACAACAGTTACAGCTTAATGAAATAATAGAAGTCCAGGTGAGAAAAATTATAAAAACTCACCTGGAACATTCTATTTTACCTGTTAAATCCTGAGATATGAAAAAGTATTTGGATATGATTATTGTGGCACTGCTGGTGGTCATACTTTTACAAATGTGTAAGAAACCACTAGACACTACCACCACAATAGTGTATTCTGATACTATATGGGTGAAAAAAGACAGCACCATCTATTCTAATCCAAAGTTGATTATAAGAGAAGGTTCTGTTGACAGTGTGATTCTAAAGGAATATCTTCCTGACACAAATTATAATAAGTTACTAGCTCAGTATAACTCTTTAGTAACTAACTACTTGACTAAGAATGTTTATGAGGACAGTCTTAAAATAGATAGTGTAGGATATGTTTATGTGAAAGATGAGGTGATGAGTAATGCCTTAACAGGTAGAACTTATAACTACAATCTTACATATCCCATCATCCATGACAGCGTGGTTAAATATGCTGCTCCACAAAGAGAATTCTATTTTGGTGGTGGTATTCAAGGATTTCAAGGTGGTGTAATCAGAACCTTTAACACAGGCTTGTTATACAAAGACAAGAAACAACGCATCTACATTCTATCAGGAACAGTGGATAATGAGAATAAATTAGGCGCTCAATTACAGACCTATTGGAAACTTAAATAATAACCAATGAAACTTCCTAAAAAATATGCATGGCTAGCTCTTGAAGGGGCTCCCAGGCATCTTGTTAAAGCTTTAGAGCTTTATGGTGTAGAAGAAACAGTGGGTCCTAAGCACAATCCTATTATTATGGGATGGGCTAGAGAACTTGGTATTACATACAGAAACGATGAAACTCCATGGTGTGGACTTTTTGTAGGTGTGTGTATTAAAAGAGCAGATAGACAACCTGTTGAATGGTTATTAGGTGCTCGCAATTGGGTAAATTTTGGTGTTAAGTCTCCTAGTCCTATGCTTGGGGATATTCTTGTGTTTACGAGACCAGGTGGTGGTGGACATGTAGGATTCTATGTAGGAGAAGACAATAAAAATTATTTTGTTCTTGGTGGTAATCAGGGTAATGCTGTAAATGTAGCTAAGATAGCTAAGTCTAGACTTTTAGATGCAAGAAGACCTGCCTATCATACTCCTCCATTAAACATTAGAAAAATATTTCTTAACATAGAAGGATCACCTTCTCAAAATGAAGCTTAATATGATAAAGAACACTAACATTTATGGTTGTGGCTGTGGTAAACCTAAGTCTACATCATCTAAACCTAAAAGATAACAATAATGAAAAAAAGAGCATTTGTAAGGTACAGTAAAAATGGCAAGATTGTACCTGGTAGCTTGATCCTCACTGGGGGTTCATACCCACAAGGACCATCTACATGGAAGGAAGTTCCAGCAGACTTATGTTGTAATAGCGGTGTGACAATTACATTTGAAGAAATCACCTATCCTATTAACACCCCATATGTACAGTTTTTCTGTGGTATGGGACCAACACTTGTGGCTGGAGCTGTACTTGGAGAATTTAATACACCTGAAGAATTAGCTGCTGGTTTAAATGAACAGCTTGATTATATGGGTGTATTTAGTGTAGATGGTGATGGTAATATTGTTTTAGCTGTGTCTAACGATATTGCCAATACACTATTAAACAATCCTGAGTGTTCAGGATTAGGAGGTAGTATTGGTCCATTTGGATTTGGTGGTTAATCTTTAAAACTTAATAATATGTCAAAACAAAGAGCATTTGTAAAATATACTAAATCAGGAAAAATAGTTCCTGGTAGTATGATAGTAACACAGGGAACATATCCAAGTGGTCCTGCTGTATGGAAAGAAGTGAACACAGACTTGTGCTGTGAAGACACCTCTTATCCTAGTAATTTAAGACTTAAAGGATTTATTCGCTACACTAAAGCTGGTAAAATAGTACCAGGATCTCTTATTATAGGAAGTTCCTATCCAAAAGATGGTGGTATATGGCGTCAAGTGAGTGTAGATTTATGTTGTCAAAGTAATTGTATTGAGTTTGTTGTAGATACAACTGAAGGTACATTCTTTGTATTCAGCTTTGTTACCACAACACCTATCAACTTTACTGTTAATTGGGGTGATGGTACTACACATGTTGATGCAGGACTTGGTGGATTCTATGAAGAGACCCACACATATCCAGAATCTAACACTCAATACACTGTACAAGTATGTTTTGATAACATTGAAAGTGTAATTAATTTTACTTCTTCACCTGACTAAATTTAAAAAAATATGGCACAAATAGTATCAATAACAGGTTTGCAAAATCTTGTAAATCTGCAAACAATAAATATAGATTATAATGGTTTTCAATCTGTTAATTTATCAAATCTTCCTAATTTAATAAATGTTGATATTAGTGACTGTGATATTCCAGGCACTAATACTAACAGCTTAACTTCTGTTAATTTATCAGGATGCACAGCTCTTCAACAACTTCGTCTTGATGATAGTGATTTTTCAGGAGGATTTCCTAATCTTTCAGGACTTGATAATTTGATTTGGCTTGATGTTGATCAATCTAATATATCAGGATCTGTAGATTTATCAGGACTACCTGCGCTTAAAGGTTTTGATCTTAATGGTAATGCAGGATTAACAGAAGTGATTATATCAAGTTCACAACCTTTAGGTGATGGCGATTCAATAATTTTATATGATTGTGGTTTGACACAAACTGCAGTGGACAATATTCTTGTAGCATTAGCTGATAATGCAATTAGTAATGGATATGTAGATCTTACAGGAGGAACTAATGCAGTTCCTGGTCCAGCTGGTTTAACTGCTCTTACAGTTCTTTTTGGAAAAGGTTGGAGTTATGATGTTAATGTAACTACAACAACTACAACTACTACCCCGTAATAGTTAATGGAGAAAGAACGTAAATATCAACACGCCTTTGTTAAATACACAAAGCAAGGTAAACTAGTCTCTGGTAGTCTTATTATAGCTAGAAATCACCCTAAAGATGGTGGTGTATGGGTGGAAGTAACAGAGAGCATATGTTGTGAACCTGACTGCGATTGTGTAGCTAATGGGGACAAACATGCTTATATTAGGTTTGCTAATGATGGTCATGTAGTTCCAGGAAGTATGCTTATCACCCCTTATTGTCCTCCTGAAATAGGATGTTGGAAAGAAATACCAGTGGATATCTGCTGTCAACAAAAATATTGTGAGACAACAACTACAACCACTACAGAAGCACCTCCTTCTATATATTATTATGGAGCTGATGCTATATTTTTAGGTTGTAATGGTCAAACAATAGACCCTTTTGTAAGTACAACATTTTCAATATCATCCACTGTATCTCTTACAGGTATATCATCAAATAATGTCTTTTTAATACCTGACTACCCAACACCAGGATTTAATGGTTGTTGGCAGTTATTTTCATTTTTTCCTTATCCTCAAGGAGATCCCACATACCCAGCTATTCAAAAGATAGATTGTAACGATTGTACAAATTAAATTATATAACCAATGGCAAAATCAATTTCTGGAGCTAATAAGGTTACATTTGGTAAGCGCAAAGGAGGTAAAGCTTCTAAATCTAGTGGACCAAAATGTAAGAAAGTCTCTAAATATAGAGGACAAGGAAGATAAGTCTAGTTAACGTATAATCCATACCTAAACTGCTTAACTAGGTTAACTAGCTTAACTAAGAATAATCCTAGTTAACTCAGTTAAGCCAGTTAAGTAGTACAGAAGTTGAAATATCTTTAACTAGAAAAAATATAGGCCCCACTTAAGGGGCCTTTTTACTACCAGTTTATAGGCTGTCTTCTTTGAATCATCAATGTTTGATTCACCTTATTAAAACAATCATCACAATCCCATTCATTAGCTTTAGCATATGCTGCTGAAGCTGGATGGGATATTTTTATAATAGGACTTGTTGGTGTAATATAAGACCCAAAAGAATGAGCTTGCTTACCCATTAGAACATATATTGTTCCCTCACTATGATAATTTAAGGCATCAATCACCATAAATAGAAAATCTTTCCATATATCATAATGAGACCCCACTTTATCTATTTGACATGTAAGAGCTGTATTAAGCATTAATACGCCTTGTTCTGCCCATCTAGTCAAGTCTGGGTTGGTTTGCTCTACACCAGTCTGATTCTCAAGCGCTTTGAATATATAGCGCAAACTAGGCTGTATTTTGCCTGTCTTACTGCATGAGAATGCTAGTCCATCAGCCACTCCTAAATAAGGATAGGGATCTTGTCCCATTAGTACCACCTTAGTTTTGTCAAATGGACACTTTTCAAATGCTGCAAATACATCTTTTAATGTAGGAGTAAAATGTCTACCTTCCTGAGACTCTGTTAAAAGCTTCTCTAATAGTATATTCATTTCTTCTCCCTTAAGAAACATTCTAAGCTTGTCAGCCCATCCTGATGGTGTCAACTTCGCAATGATTTTTTCTTTTGTGTCTGTAATAATGCTTATATTTGTATCTGTCATAAATTATTATATATGAAAATTGAAACTATTAAAGGAGGCGCTATTATAGACATTAAGATTGGTAATCAATTCTTAATGGATCTACAATATGTAACAGTATTTTTAGGGATGATGCAGCCTCCTGAGAGTACAGCAGACATCTTAAAGAAGATAGAGTCCCCAGAGTTTAATATGGATGATTTAAATGACTGGGAAAGAGCTATGTACACTATGTTAGTACTAGTTACAAATATTGAGAAAAACGCTAAAGAACAAGGATTTACTATTGAAGAGGATATTCCAGAACAAGAGATATCTCCTGAATCGCCTGAATAACATGCGACAGTTCTTCTTTATTACACTTTCCTAGACTTTTACAATAAAGGAATCTGCTCCCATCTAGTTCTTTCTCTATACATAGTCCAGCTCTCTTTTTAATAATCAGCTTCATATCTTCAAAGCTATCACCTGTATGTGAGGACAGCTGTCTAATCATAGCATGAATTTTAGCTAATTGTGCTAGTGACCCATCATCTGTTTGTATGTCCATATAAATCTCCACAAGGGTTCCCTCAGAGAGATGGTCTCTAAACATATTATACCCTGTTTCATCTTTTTTAGACGCATATTCTAACAGATCTCCTGATTTTCTGAGCATTCCTGTGTATGCTTTCATAATTTTAAGATTTGTTCATTCTCTTTAATGTATGTAATCTTAGACTGGTCAAAATCTTTTAAGGCAGACTTTGTCCAAGATTCATCTATAGTGCCAGCATAACATAATACATGGACAGTAGCCTTATCATCAGGATTAAGTCTTAATAGCCTACCTATACGCTGACTACTTTTACGCTCATTACCATAAGCATGCATGATAATCCCTTCTTTAAGATTGGGTATGTTTACACCCTCATTAAGCTGTAGTACACAGCTGAGCTGAGTGATATTACCTTTCTTAAACATTTCTAAGTTTTCTTCTGAGTCAGGATTACCTGAATGATATGAATAGTTGCATAGCTTATCAGCTTGGTCCTGTGTATTAGCAAACACTATACATTTTTCCTCAATATTAGAAAGGAGTTTTAGCGTATAAGTTTCTTTGGTGACAAAATTCATTAGAGTTTTCATCCTCATAATGCTATTAATCTGCTTTTGTTTAGCTGTAGAAGACTCATTCACTCTATTTGTCCAATAATAATAAGACTCTATTTCTGATGTTTTCCAACGCTTTCCTTTGAATTCCATTGGTATAGTCTTGTGTGGGCTCAGATTCAATAAATGAACCACTATATGGTAGTCATTAAGAATATTAGCCTCTACAGCCTCATCAGTGATATACTTATATATGATGGGACAAAATCTTTGCACCATCTCCCCTTTCTCAGAGTTATTGAACCTGGGTGGTGTACCTGTCAAACCAAGTATTCTTCCCTCAAACTCATCCAAAAACTCTTTATGTGAGTATAATAGGCTATGACACTCGTCAAGAACTATTATCTCATAATCTTTAGGACTGAGTTTATTTAGGGATAGATATGTAGTGAAGGTTATCCTGTCTATATTTATACCAAACTTAGCAGCGTCATCTTTCCAAGAATCAAATATGGACAGCTTAGGGGCTACTACTAGCACCCTAAGCATACCCATATTGTGTCCTTGTAAATGATCAATATACTTTAATCCTATGAGAGTTTTACCAACGCCCATACTGATGCCTAGTCCACATCTGCTATGTTTCAATGCTTTTTCTAAAGCTTCATTCTGGACTTGATCTCTTTTACTCATTAGTCAAACACTCTATTTACTGTATTATCAAAAGGATTAAACTCCACTTGATTGTAAGATCTATATTTCCCTTTAGGAAACACCATCTTAGCATGTTCATCATGTGTAAGAATACCCATGGACTTCAGCATGAATGTAATACCATTCTGATCTTCAGAATATTCTATGTCTTTATTAGACTCTAGAATGTGTTTGTGCCCAATGATTTCTCCTTCACCAAGCACAATGCGTTTAGCTTTTTTCATATTATTTTATTTACAAATGTACATTCCTTCTGTTAAAGTTAAATAATAAGCACTATCAACTCTTAACCAATCTGTATAACCCTCATCATTTATTATTGCTACAGAATACCATGCAGTATCTGTAAACACATATGGAGGAGGAATTGCCACTATCACTCCACATCTGGGAGCTTCTTTACTGCATCCAAATATACTAAAAATAAGGATGATTAACAATAGTTTTTTCATATTAATTATCTCCTAAATCATCATAGTGATCAAAGTCATTAGCTTCATACATGCTCTCTAACATTTCTTCTAATTGATCAGAAGCTTTATTTAAATGTTCATATGCTCTACCAGCTTTAAATGCTGCATCAGCTAATTCTCTAGAATTATCCATGTCACTTACATGCTGAAGAGCACTAAGTATACCAGTTCTTAAATTAGCTAAATCTTTATAAAGAATGTGTCGTTCTGTAGTTCTAACAGTATGAAGCATTTGTAATTCAGTCTTAGCTTGATTATCAGACTGTATCTTTTTAGGTCTACCTCTTTTTGCCATTTTTTTTTGTTTAAAGTTATTAAATTTCTTCGTCATCTTGAAATATTACCTCAACACTTTTTAATGTACCATCATCTAAATAATGGGCTACTACTGGATACATACCATCTCCAAATGCTGTTGTAAATGCTACACCTACACCTAGATGTCCCATCTTAAATCTTAGTCCACCATGTCCTCTATCAGATAGAGTAGCTTGAGCACAAGCATTATAACTAAACCCATGTTCAGCATATGGTCTAGGTGCTTCTTCCCAATCTCCTGTAGCGTTTAATTCATTCATAGTTTTGTTATACCTATCTATGACTTGTTCATAGTTAGCAAAGTCTTTACCAAAGGTTAGTTTATCCTTAGTAGTCTTGTGTTCATATACTCTGATATCTCGGAACTCTTCTTTCTCCCATTCACTGTCTATATAACATGGGTCACATAGTAGGAGTTGACCTGAATCAACTCCTACGTAACCTATAACTTCTGTATTCATACTTTAACTTTGATTATATTGTTCATGATACCAATCTAAAAGAGTTATTACTCTAGTAATCAATGAATTATCTGATTCTTTAGCTAAATCAATTAGAGATGCTTTATCTTCAAATTCTTCACCTGAGTATTCTATAATTTTATCAATAAGTAGTTCTCTTAAATTTTCCATAATTTAGGTTTCTGAATACATTAATTTAAGATATTTATCCTTGTCAAGATGTCTAAAGAAGCTATATTCAGTGGTTTTTCTACCAATTTTAGCTACAATAATATCACCTTGTCTGTAGATTCTTTCAGGGTCTTCTACATCTAGTCTAATAGTCCAAGCTATAGCTCTGATAGCATCTGGTTTAGTCCTTTCTTTTTCATCACTAGACCATCATATTCTATAGGATCATTAGCATCATCCCATTTAGTGCGCTTTTTATTAATCACTTGTTTATCTAACAGCTTGGGATCCAATGACTTAAACAATTTTTCTATACCTATAGCATCAAAGTATGCTCTTCTTTCTTCTGTATTTTCCACTTGAAGAGCTTCTTGTACAGTGACATGTTTTATCTTATTCCAACATTCTTGTACAAACTGATCAAAGTCATTCAAGCTAACATTGGTGATAACATCCTTTTGAAAATCTCTATAGTCTTCAGCATACTTAGTCTTCCATAGTCTAAGAGCGGTGGTCAGGTCAAAGCCTGACACACCATTCACTAAATATGTATAATCTGCGTAATTCATGATTCTTTTATTCTATGATTATCAATATCTTCTACATTTAAATAGATGTCATTATCATTCCCATGTGTAGTACCCATTTCAAGATGTTCCACTTTATACACTATATCATCTCCATCTTCTACAAACTCTGATCTGGATATACTTACACTTTCATAAAGGCTTCTAAACTCATTATATTTTTTAAAGTCATCAATAGCATCATCTATAACTACATTCATTTTGCTATTTAAGTCTTTAAGAATCTCATCATGTTCTGGAGTTCTAAAGCCATTTTTTATAAAGAAGTCAAAGTCAGCTGTAGGTTCTTCATAGCCATCTATAAAGAAACGGAAGTCATCAAACCATATGCGTTTAGGTATTCTGATTTCTGCATTTACCTTCCAGCTTATAGTGCTGTCTTCATTGTAAAAGTCTGTGCCTACAAAAGCTTTTTCTTCCATACTATATATAGCTGAACCACTAGCATGAAACTCTCCTGCCCATGATCCATAGTCTAAAGTGGAATACATATGATCTATAAGCATTTCTGTATACTCATTTTCTACAGTGTCTCCATCTATTTCAAAATAAACCCAACCTGAATCTCCTCCACCATCCCATCTAATCATAAGTTCTTTACCATCTTTTACTTGTTGGTCACACCACTCAACCAATGTGAGGTTCGACCCAGTCTGTTGTTGATTTTTCTCTGACATAGTCTAATTTTTGTTCTTTAATTTCTTTTAATAATTTTCTACCTTCTCCAGGTTTATACATCCAGCCTGCCTGGTTCATCTCTTTGAGATAATCAGCAATAGTGGGGATAAATCCTATATCCTCCATTAAATGCTGTTCTCCTATAAATCTTACAGGTACCTCTTTACCATCTGAATTGGTAATTACTGTTCCAAACTGCTGTTCACACCAAAAAATACCCTCAGCATGGTGTCTGAGGGCTCTATGTCGCATGTCTGGAAAGTGTGCCTTTGTTTCATCAAAAAAATCATGAATTTTTATATAATCTTCCCATCTGCCTCCATATTTTCTAGCAGATGAAATACTGTGGTGGTAAGGATGGCTCATAATCTATTTTTTGTTTCTTTCTAATATACTTATTAGTTCCATTACATCCAATATATTAGTAAATTTGAATGTATCATTATCAAATATATCTACAGACCATTCATCATTAGGTGTTTCTGATTTACATTGATTAGTGATCAATCTTAAATCTCCTATACTAAAGGAATAATAGTAATCACCATCATCTGTGGGTTCTTGTTCAAACCCAATGTTTATAAGATCTTGTTCTGTCATAACTTATTGATTTTCAGTGTTATCTTCTGATTGTTCCCAGTATCTGCAGTGAAAGTATTCACCCAGTTCATCTATAAGACTTTGTGGATAGCCTTGTTCTACTAGCCACACAGTACTATCTTTCTTTCTGTCTTCAGGAATGGGTTTAGGAAACCCATATTTCCATCCTGATGGTGGGTCAATTATTGTCATAGTTTTTGATCTAATATTTTAAGAACGTTTAACCAGTTCTCTTTTGTTTTAAAATATACTTCCATGGTTGTAGCACCCCCTTTCTCATTCATAAGGTATATATCTAGCCCATATAAGTCTGTGTCATCCTTATAGGCATAATACCCCTTAAAATCTATTTGATTGAATGTAAATGCTACATAACCATCAATGTAAACTTTGACTCTACCATTGTAGATAGTTAGATCATAGTTGTGTTTCTTTGTTTTCATCCTTTTTATTTTTTATAAATAATTGTACTATCATGTCTATAGATCCTATTACAACTATTACAGCTGCAAACCCAATCATAAACTTTATAAATGCTGTCATTTCCTTTGTTTTAATTGTTCACGATACCATTTTGCTCCATCTATAAATGTATAAAATTGAACATCAAGATTGAATTTTATAATATATTCTTTTGCTGCTTTCTCTATTTCTTCATCTGATATTTCCATCTGCTGCTTCTCCATTTCAAGGGCTTGGTTGCAAATTTTACGCAAATCATGTGGGTATTGTGGTTTACTCAACTCGTCAATTAACCATTCTACTGCTGTCATTGTTTAGGTTGTTTAAAGTTTTTTTATTTCAGTTTTAACTTCCTCATAGAACTCAGTCAGCCCTATGAATCCATGTTGTTTAGAATAATGTAGTAGTTCATCTACCACTTTAGTAGCACACATCTTAGCATTCATATCCTTCATCCTGTCGTTTAAGAATGACATGATGTTATCTGTAAAGTATTTTACTAGCTCTTTGGCTTTATCCTCTGCTGTAATCATATCTGATGCTTCTATCATATTATAAATTTATCATATTGGTGATGTCAACGAAATGGTTTGCTTAAGGTCTATCTCACTCTCATAGAAGTATGGACAAGCCCACTTGGGGTTGTCACATTTAAGTCTAACCATAGTTCCATTATAACATCCCACACTAACTACTGTTGCCCATCCACTATAATGAGTCTTAACCCTATCTCCTACCTGTAGGTCTTTAAACTGTATCATAGTTGTTAAATTTTGTTGATTATAACGGATAATGTCCGATAAAATACCCTAAAAGGTACATTTTAGTGTGATTTATGACACATTATACCCTAAAAGGGGCATTTTTAAATGACTTATCATACTATAATGTGATTTTGCATGAGTTTTTTGGCAAAATTCATGCAGATTGCTGTTTGAAAACAAAAAACCCACTGTAGAAACAGCGGGTTATACTAGAACTATAAATATACCCAAAACATTAGAGTTTATATGATATGCACAATCCAATGTTATTATACTTGTTATCATAATCATACCAATTAAAATAACGCATATCAACAGTGAATTGACCCAGGTGGCATCCTAAATAAGGAGTGTAAAGCAACCTGTTGTCCACATCAGCTTCTTTGTTAAATAATGCAATACCAGCATCTGCACCAAAATAAACCTTTTTGCTTACATTATAACGCATACCAGCTAATAAAGGAACATTAGTGAAGTCTGCTTGACCATTAAAGCCTTGGAACCTCATAAAACCACTTGTGAATGTCACATCCATCTTTTTGCATGCAGCATGAGACAATGTAGCTAGTGAAGATCCTACATCAGCACGATAGTTTTGTTGCAAAGTTACAGGAAGGGGAATCATTGTTCCAACTTTAACTGCATAATTTTGACCAAATGTAATCAGTGCGACTAGTGTAAGAACACTAAATAAAACCAGTTTTTTCATAATATTTGAATTTTAGTTATATACAAATATACGAAAAGTTCTCTAAATAAAAAAATACACCCTAATTTATCCAGCTTACAGGTGTCATGGCTGTCCCCATAGTAATTCACTTGTTAGGACAAAGTCCAATATAGATTCTTACTGTTCTAGTTACACTAGAAGGGTTAGGAATAGATTGTTCAGGAATACACCATTAGGTAAATCAACCTATAGTTACCAAGTAACTAACACTTAACCATATAGGAGCTACCCTATTTCTCATCATCCAGGATGGGACTATCTGTTAGCGACTACAGAACGTGTAGTCAGGGGTGAATTCGAATCACCAGTTCCTAAGTCTATGAATTTCACATAATTCAAGACACCATTGTGTTACTTGCTGCGGATATAACGCCACCTGACTATAAATGAGGAGTGAGATACTCCTCTGTGCTGGTAGACCCACTATCACCTTACTACTAAAGTATGTTCGGTCCTTTCTCAAGGGACAGCACAAGGATTTTATCCCATATTAAAATAACCCCTCCATTTAGGAGCTACTTGTTTAGGGTTTAGTATATAGGCTTTTACTTCCTCTATTGCCTTATAAGGGTCATCAAAAGCTATAGACTTGCATCCAACATTTACAATACATCCAAGGTCCAAGAACTGAATTCTAATTTCATACTCTTTAAGAATCTGTTGGTCTGTTAACCCTGCCACTTGTTGCTCGTAAGTTAGAGGCTTATGTCCTACTAAATCATCAAATTGTTGTGGTTGTCTAACTGGAGTTAGTTCTTCTCTAGCAATTGCTGGTTCTGTCATTTCTCTCATGTTTGTTTGGTTTTAATAAGTTTAAATAAAGTTTCCCAAGATGGGATTTTCACCCATACACTCCCATACCAATATGGGGCTCTAAATGTTGGAGCTACTTGGGAATATCATTAATCTTCTAAATAATAGATGATGTAATATTTATCAGGATACAATACAGTGATGCTCTTCACTCCATCTACATTACACACCTTTACACCCATAGTTTCATCTTTTTCATCCACTGCAAGAAAATTTGTACAACTTACATCTTTATCTTCTGACAACATCTGTTGTGTATGATATTCACTTTTAGCTTTGTCATTTATTTTAAAATGATTTTTAGTTATAAAGGTGATATACATACCCTCTGGTAATGATGATGATTCATAACTATACGCATCAGTCACCCTATTATAAGTGGCTGAATAGGTTTTCCTAATTTTATAAGTTTGTGCTGATGCTCCCAATGATAGAAACACAATACATAGCAATACGAATTTTTTCATGTTTTTGATTTTATACGATGATTCCATCTTTATAATCATCGAAGTTGAAGAATTCTGATGAAACTTTCTTAGCTTCTTTTCTTTTTAAATGTTCTCTATATCCCTTAGCCATAGCACATTTATTACTACAATAAACTCTTTGTTTGTTTGTTGTAACAAATTCTTTTTGACAATAAGGGCATGTTATTTTTCTTGCTTCCATGTCTTTTAAATTAAAACCCCCAATGTAGACACATCAGGGGAAAATTACTCAAAAATAAAACAAAGTTTAAATTAATTACTCACCTCTTCCTTCTTTTTAAAAGGATCAATAAGCATTAACAAAATAAATACTGCTGCGCTAATCTTTGGTACAATGTTTGTAAATACACCTTTAGTAGAGATACCAAAGTCATACCCAAACCAATGCCATAAGTGTGTAGTTGGTTCACTTCCAAATGTTCCTAAAAAGGCAACAAGCAAGGAAACAACAAGACCAATCGTGTAAATTGTAGATCTTTTCATAGTAAATTGATTTTAAGATATAAAGATACAAATTTTACACAATTAATCAAGTCTATTTTCAGAAAATCCTAACTCTTTGGCATTCAATGGATTAAGTTCTATATATGTGTGACATTCTCTGCATACTGCTATCCATGAAGACATATTATTATGATTTTCCCCTCTTCCTTTCTTATGATGCACATCTGTTGCTTTACCAGTACAACCAACAAGTTTTGCTTGACAATTAGGATGTAATGCTAAATATGCTGTACGCTTTTTAGTGTATTCATCCATAACACCACGCATCTTTTGTGAAACTGGTTTTATTTTTTTAGGAGGTTCTTGCTTATACCAACATTCTTTACAGAACTTCTCCTTCCCCTGACTCTTCCAAATGTGTTTCATCTGGTTGCACCCTGCACACATTTTCTGTTTTGCTTGTATCATCTGTCTTTAATTTTCTAATAACTATTCCATCCTTAACTGATACACCAAGAACACCAACTGGTTGTCTTATATAAGTGATTTCAAGTGGTCCTTGACTCAATAAAGCATCTAAGAGCATTCTTTCTACTTCTGTATCTGCTTTTAACACTAATTGTGTAATTCCGTTTTGTAAGAATATATGGTTCATTCTTCTGTGTCTTCTATTTTAAGGTCAAAAATTTTGTTTATTTCTTCTACTAATTCTGGATCTGTATCAACGATGAGATCATATATCTTTTCAAGTTTACCCATTACATCCTTCATGATGGTGTAATGTTTGCTTTTAGACAATGTTTCAATGATATCATCAGATATGCTAGTTCTCACTTCAATGATTCCCACATCTGTGGATAGTGATTGTTTTAAACTATTACTGATGAATGTCTCTTCATATTGCTTTACAACAGATTTGGCTACATTGTAAAGAAATACAATCTCTTCGTTTGATAAGTTGTGATATCCCATTAACTAAATTTTGCGAATAGTCCCTTTGATGTAAGATAGGATACTATCTGTTCTTCAGAGACTAAACTGTGAATACTAATGTTATTAAGATAGTCTGCGTTTTCATAGTTTACACCCGCATCTATAAATTGTTTAACAACACTAGAATTAGGGAACATCTTTAAAAGCAAACTATCTATCTTGCCAAAGATAATCTCTTTTTTCCATTCTGTCAATGTTCTCTCCACTTCTTTAGAAATAACCTTCACCCTATATTTTCTACTAACAGGGAGATCATTAATTTCTTTTGGTGTCATGCGATGTTTTGCATACAATAAATCATCTAATACCTCTCTTTGTTTGGGTGTTAGAAAATCTTTTTTAACATCTGTCGCTTTTACTCCTTTGAGTGATTTACCAAACAACTTAACTTCTTTCAAAGCATCATGGTCCTTCTGAATAGGATAGACAAAATGCTTTTTAGTGTCATGGTAATTAACTGTAAGAAAATCTTTTCCCACAGTTATTGATTTGTTTTCTTTTTTCATTTACTGAAAATTTAAGCGTTATTAAATATATATAAAAAAAGGGATGAGGATAAAAGTTCCCCATCCCATATTTCTAAAGGATTAAATACTATGTAATCAACTCGTCAATTATTCTTCATCTGGCGTATAGTCTATAGATATATCAATTTCATCAGAGGGTGGAATCTCAAGTTCCAAAAAGACTTCAGGTGTTTCAAAAATATCTGGAGTTTCTATTATAGAACCAAAGAATGGATTTTGAATTGCTTCTCCATAATTTAGTCCAATTAAATACTCCAGATCTTCATCTGTCATCTCAAAAAACTGTTCCACTGATATTTCTATAACTTTGCCATTAGGTAAGCTAAATAGCATAATTAATAGGTTATACTTCAAACTTAAGCATATCTCATTAAATATCAATGAGTTATGTTAAAAATACTGCAGTATAACGCTATAAATACTATTTCTCCCCTTTCAGCTTAAGTTTCATGTTATAGAGTTTCTTCTTATAGTATGAATTTGTTTTGTTGATCTGCTCTTGTTTTTCTTCAAGTTTCACTCTCAAACTCACAACTTCATCTACTAGTTCTTTAACATTCATCTCAAGTTGCTTCAATTCATCTTCACAGGTGCTCTTAAATAAGTTTTTAATCTTTTGCAACATAATCTTGTTTTTTAAATAATAAAAAGGTCCCCATAGACATAGGGACCGTGTACCTCTGAGACCTTTGCTTTAAAACTACACAAGTCTGAGGAGGTGAGGGGATTCGAACCCCTGTGTCTACATCAAGCAATACCACCATTCTTACATGCTTAGTACTAATTTGTCAAGTTTTCTGTGTCAAAAACTAGACATTTTTGCACCGTAAGGGAACTAACCAGTGGTTTAGAAGCCACCAGCTCCACCACCTGGTTTATTAGTATAACTCCAGGAAACTATTACTTGCTATCTTTTTACATCATATAGTCTTGGATGGTCAGTGTCACAGGAATGGTCCTATGTCTTTACATTTGCTATTTTCTGTTGCAAAGGATAGCTCCTCCTCTGACCTAAGCTAATTCAAGCTCAGCACCAGACAACTCTGCAAGCAGAGAGTCAATGGTATACTCAGAAAGTTCAACAGTAGTGTTGTCCTTTAATTTTAACCAATTGCTTTGAGTATTGGCTACCTCTTGCATGTGATGATACCTCTTAGATGCAGGTCTATACCTGTCACCCCCTTGTATAGTGCAAATATACGAAATCAATCTAATGAAATAGGAAATTTTTCATCACACACCCAATCCTCAGGCATTGGGTCGTCATCATAGTCTTCAGATGTTGTTGTAATGATTTTAGATGGTGGCTCTTCTTTACACTTTTTAATGTATTCTATTTCAGAATAATCACTACTTATTTGTCCATCTTCTTCTAAATCAAACACCCAACTGCAATCTTTACCAAACCTATGTGGAGAACCTGCTCCTGAAAAATAATCCTGGCATAAATATGCTCTATTTTCACTCTCCACATAAAGGATTGCTTCAACTTCTTTTCCTGAATAGTCATCTTCATCCTCTTCAATATCATGAGGATTATTGTTAAACATAGTGAGTACTGTTTCTCCATGTGTAAATCTTATACCATTTATCACTATTGTTTTTTCTTCCACTTTTCTTGACTCTACAAGTTTTAAGTCTTTGATGCATTTGATTATTTTTCCATCGTGAACATGAAAAACCCAGCTGTATTTATATCCAAGTTTATCAGGAGAGGTTGATCCACTGTATATATTTTGGCATATAAAACATTTTTTAACTTCTTTATCTTCATCTTCACCATAGTTAACTTCTCCATCACTAGGAATGTAAATTTTAGCGTCTTTTATCACACCTTTCTCTTGAATACCATCAGAATTCATAAGAGTGCAAGACACTTTATCACCAGTTCTATATGTAACACCATCAATTATAAGCGTATTATCGTTCATTGGCTGAGATATTTAAAACCCCTGCAGCATTTAAACTACAGGGGTTTATTTTTAATAATTAGTCATCATCTCTATCTGCACAAGCACGCTCAACAAACAACTTAACAAAGGCATCACGCTTTTTGTCACTCATAGCATAAAACATGGTGATCATTTTAAGAATATTATCTGCTTGGCCATTGTCTAATGTCATCATTGAATCAATTCTTGAATACTCCCATGCTGCAAGCATAACTTCTGCTTGATTAGCGCAGTCTTTTATAACATTTTCCAATACCACACTTTTTTTACGCAATTCATCTGGTGCGTCATAAGGATTGTCATACAGTTCTTGCACCATAAACTGCTGATTAATGATTTCAAACATGATTTTGCCTGTAATCTGATTTGCTGTAAATTTTTCAACACCAATAGCATCGCTAACTGTTGATTTAGCATGGTTAAATTTTATTTCCATGATTTTTAGTTTTTAATTTTAATGAATAATTCTTGTACTTGATCCACTGCACCCACTGCATTGAGTCCTATTACAGCAGAATAACCAAAATTGTCATAATTTGATATATCACGCTCATTCATAGGTCTGCCTAATCCATTGCTCACTTCATACTGACTGCTCACCCATGACATAAAAACACTTTCGCGATATGAACCTAGACAGAATATTGGAGCAAATGTGGTCCAATTAAATCTTTGTTGCGCTGATTTGATTTTTACATGTGTACATGAGTGCTCAAAGTCATCTGAATGTGTACCAGTGGCAAATGCTGTATAATACACCTCAGTGGCAATACCTGCTAACTCCAACGCATAAATAGTTGGTACAGCAGTCATAGCCACTTTTCTAAAGGCATCTTCATCTACACAAGCAGAGCCACATATGTTGATGGCAATCTTCACTGTAGGTCTTTTAGCATTCTTATACTTAACAAAGTATTTATCATCCCCACTAATTGCTCTGGCAACATTAAGTCTAAATCCCAAATCTTCAAATGTGATTTTTTTCTTATATGTCAGAGCTTGTTGTATGAGTTTTTTATACTCTTTGCTAGAAAGAACCTTTTTCACTTCACTCTCACACATCTTTTTACCATTCATAGGGTCAAATCTGTTCTCATAAAACACAGATCTTGATCTATCTTCACCAAAGCGCCAGTCTCTATCTCCATTAAGTATTTCTTTTTGATCGCTTTTATTACCTGAGTGACAGTTATAGGTTTTAGTTGGGTCAGTGTTCTCAAAGAAATCTCCTACGCTATCATATATGAAATGAATTACGTCTCCTTTGTGTTCTTTTTGTTCAATAACTTTCACGTTATATAATTTAAAGATTTAGAAAATAGGGAGGAGACTGTTACATCTCCCCCTTTTTTATTAAACACCCACGGCACCAATAATCTTCTTCCTCAATTCCTTGTCCCAATGATGCGCTATCATGTCAATGACATCTTGCTTTGTGAAGCCATTGAACAACAGTGTAGCAGCATCATGAATAGATCTTGTAGAGAACTTCTCACTATCCACATTCTTTTCCACAAACTCTCTAATCTTCATAAACCATGCATAATTATCACCTGCAATCATTTTCTCAATGTTTGCATCATAATCAATGAACAGTCTACAAAGTTTAAATCTATCAAGGAACGCCATGTCTTGCATCTCTCTACCCTGATATTCCACAGAACCAGAGCCCCAGGTGTTACCTGCCAGGATGCAATAGAAATCCTTATGCTTTTTAGCAATTGGATTCTCTGTCCTGTTAGACACACTGAGTTGATTGGTCCTGTCAAATGCTGCGTTTAACACTACAGCAATAGATGGAGACATAGCATCATACTCGTCAACAAGAAACACACCACCATTCTCATAAAAATCAAGAAATTGACTGGTAACATACCCATTTATGTTAGCAAAGCCCACCAATTCTGATTTGCTTGCTTCCATATTACATGAGAAACTGCCATATCTCAGATTGAGACTCTTAGCAGCCTGTTTTGCCAATGTTGATTTACCTGAACCTGTGGGACCTACGATCATTGCTTGCTTGAATAAAGACAAAAAACTGATGAGTTTAGGGAGTTCTTTATGAGATGTGCCATCTTCTACAGTGGCTAACACCTCACCCTTAAGAATAATCTCAGACTTTTTGCTCTCCAAATAAGCATTGATGATTCTTTCTTTTACGCCTAAGAAATCATCTTTAACTTGTTCTAGACATTTGTCTTTTAGGTCATCCACTACTTTAGACCTTTCTTTCGCGATCACATCGCTTAAAATACCATGTAATTTGTCATGTCTCAATTTATACATGACTAATTTGTCCACCCTTTCTTGGATGGCTGTTTCAGGAATTAGCACTTGAAAACCTGAATTTGTTGGTGAAGTGTTACTCATCTTCTTGATTTTTGTTTAAATGGTTGGTTTATTTTGAAAAATGCAATACAAGGCTATTTGTACCATTGTCATTCCTAATTTCCCATTTTGATATAGGAATAACAAACTCGTTCTTAGTGACTTTTGCAGTGGTGGGTTTAGACACACGTTTAACAGACAAACCTGATGTTTTGCGCTTGTAAGAAACAATTGCTCTCACTGCTGATGGTTTCCTGCCAAACTCACTACAGAATGCATCTAATGATTCTTTAGTCAATTTTGCTTTTTTTGTAATGAATGGTTTTAATGCTGCCAATTCTTTTCTACTGTAAAATTTGATTGTTTTTGCCACGTTGTTTTTATTTAATGGTTAATGATAACATGTTTGATTTATCTTTGTATTGATAACATAGATAGGTTTTCTCTGGGAATTGGATTTCATGCAATTTGTAATTGTCTGTTGTTTTCACATTATATAATATTGTAGCCTTATGTTTTGACACAAGTTTGCTAAACATTTTAAGTGTAAGTTCTAAACCTACTGGTCTGATTGCTAATGTGATGATGGCATTATTTACAAATCTTTTGATGTGTCTTTTGACATGCAGAATGCTGCAATCAAAATCCAAATCATAAACAGTGTCTTTCAGGTGTGGGTTTGCTTGGAATATGTCTTCAAATTTGACGCTAGTCCTCATAAGAAACTTATAATCAAGTATTTGCAATAATAATTGCGTTGGGTTTTTCTCATAGATGTTTGCCATCTTTATGCCCATTGATTTTACAAATGATAGATAGTTGCTTATGTTAGGTCCAGCCAGTCCAATTAGATTTTTTATCCCCTTTTTCTTAAATCTTTTATAGATGATCTTTTGTACAATCTTTTTGTTGTGGGATGTTGTATAATCTGTTTTCATGACATTTGGTTTTTTACCAGGTGTGCTGGGGCAGGTTTGTAGTTTACCTGCCATAACTGTTAGTTGCGTGAAGTCCAACTAATCTAAGTCCTTGTTAACATCTTCAATAAGTGGTAGTAGTCTAAGGGCTTCTACATATGTATCAGCAGTTAGTCTACAACCATTCACTTCCCATGTTTTTTTGCCTGTGATTATATCAATTTCAATTGGCACAGGCTCTAGTTCATGCTTTTTGTATTCCCAGTCTGTATCATCAGGGAATCTTGGTGTGTGTTCGCTCATAAATTGTCATTTAGGATGAGAGTTTCTAATTCCATTGGGTTACTAAAGGACCCTAATGTGTCATTTTCAGGAGATATGAGTGTATACACTGCAACACTGTCTGTACCATCACATATGACACGATATTCATATGGCAGCACATGTAATCTGTTACAATTCTCCTGTTTGACATAACGCTTTGCTGAAACAACACCTATCATATACCCTATAATACCACCTGTAAATATTACTGCAATGCTATACCATAACATTATTGTCTTCATTTCTCTGTTTTTTGGTTAAATACTTTGATGTTTTGATGTCCCATATGGCTGATTTTATGTCATAATCATGAATCATTCTATATAGGGTGCGCTCGCTGATTTCTAATGCTTTGGCTGCTTTTCTATGATTGCCATTGTATTTAACCATGGCTTTCACAATAAGTATTTTAACAGCATTTTGTATGTTCAGGTCTTCCATACACTATATGGATTTAAACACTTCGACATAATTACCTGCCAGGTCCACAGCCATGACTTTGAGGGTGCATGGTGATATAGTGGTAGAAGGGAATGTATATGTCCAATTGGTGGCAGTGGATCCAGGGGTGTTGGAGGTGGTGAATGTCCTAGATAGGACATTATTCTCATAGTAGTACATAGTTTTCAGTCCCATATTGTCTGTAGCGTTAATAGTGGTGAAACTACTATTATACTGTATGGACGCTTTTGGGGCTGTGGTGTCTCTCTTAATAGGTCTAGCCTGATATATGTCTTCTTTAGTACATGAGGCTAATACAACGGCAATAATTAACAACTTTTTCATTGTACATCTGTTTTTTGGTCCTCTAAATTGTGTGTATACTTATCCAGTTGCTCATCATCATATTTGTCTACAGCATCCATATACTGCTGAGCATATTCTAGTATGTCTTCGATGGTTATAAAGCCTCCATCTAATAGGCTCTGAATCTTTTTGTTCACGTGTGTGGGTTTTTAAGTTTTAAATCAGATTTGTTCTTCATCTACTAATACCACCTTAATTTTACGTACATTTTTGGTGGTCTTAACATATCGCGTAACAAGATATTGAGCTGATGTGTTAGGAAGACGCTCTATATCATAACCAAAGTAACCAATTACAAAACTATTGTTCTTCCTAAACTCAATGAAGTCATTATCTTTATGTAAATCCTTTAAAAATGCTTTCCTGGCTAGTTTTAAATTGTGTGGTTTAGTATAGTCCATAAGAATCACAGCTGTATACAGCCATTTTGGTCTGTGTTAATAAAAGGCCCCTAATATATAGACATATATAGGGCGATGTAAACTGATACTCCAAAACCAATATTCTCATAGCATGACATATGTATATATAGAGACATAATACACCACACACATACACACATTGTCTCATATAGCCATATACTCACGCTCGAATTTTTTCTACAATCACACTGATTGTCAGATGATTATAAAAACACCCCTTGTTTTCCTGTCACTAACAACCTCTTGATTATCAATTAGTTATAGAGATTTTATTCACCCTTTTGTGTCATACGCTTTACACTGCACACGAGGACTGCTATATTGTCCATATGTTGTCCTTATGTGTTCGTATGTAGCGCAGCATTGTGTGGAGGGCAGGGGTTGCAGGTTGTATGATTATACAAGAGTCCCCCTATATATTAGAGGGACCCCTGTATATCATCTCAAATTAGAATGCTTCTTCTTCAATAGACAACTCTTGTGTAGGAGTTTCTTCTACCAAAGGTGCTTCATCAATAGGTGCGTCTGCAACTGCAAGGGTTTGTGTTTTGAGTGCTAACCTTTCCATTTGCTTTTGCATTTGAATCATGCGCTTTTCTCTTTCGCGCTCTGCTTTTACTCTACCGTTGATAGCAGCATTTGCTTCAAAGCGCTGTGCTTTAAATAGTTCAGAGAAGGTGAGAACATGGTTCAGCGAATTAAGCAAGGTGACACCCTTACCTGCAAGAACATTACTCTCTATCCTATCATCTACATTGACAATCTCACCTGTGCGATTGTCAACATACTCCTTGGTGGTAATCTTGCAACCAATCAGACTATCAGGAGATAAGATGTCTGCACCTACTCTATTGAGGGAATTCTCTGTGATTCCGATTTCAATAGTGTCTCCATTAGGAGTGGTAGCACTGAACATTACATAGGCGCTGCTACCAAAAAATTGACATACATTGTTTAATGCTGTTAAGGTCAATTGCATAAAATAAACATTTAAAGATTAAATAATAAAATAACTAACTATAAAAGGACAATATAGCAAAAACATAAAGGTGTCCTGTACGATAGTACAGAGTGGAAGTTTTCTAACAAATAAAAGACCCCTGTATTGCTACAGAGGTCTGTGAGATTAATAAGGCAAATCATCTCCCCACGAAGGAATGTCTCTATCTTCAAGAGATAGTTCAGGCAGTTCTATTTTACCAACAATCCTTGGTAATTTATCATCTTCATGCGCCCACGCATACTTACGCTTCAACTTATACATAGCATGGTCCTCTAAATGCTTTGCAATAGCAATCTGCATTCTACGATGCTCTGTGTAGTCCATGGTGCAATAAGTGATGAGAGATCTGACATTACCCTTCTTGTCTGTGATATTTCTAGCGCTTACACCCTGAATAATAGGTAGTGCTGTGTCTGCGCTAGTAATAATCTTACAAGTGAAGAGATAGTAGGTTTGGTCAATAACAACTGTGGTAAAACCAAACTTGCCTTTGATGTGCTGTGCCATAATAAAAGATTTAGGTTAAAAAGAATAATATACCAATATGATAAAGGTGTCCTGCGTAGCAGAGTAGAATACTGTCTTAAAAAAGAACCCCTTTGGATTGCTCCATTAGGGTTCTTAACCTGTGCTGATTTTAATAGCCTATTGCAGCAAGCATTTCTGCCTGCGCATCTACTATCACCTCACCATTAGATATGGTGAAGTCATAGTTGAAATTGGCTATGTCCTTGAAGTTCATGAACTCCATGATGGACATGAATAGACGTTTCATACTAAGATGATAAAGGATTAATAGCCATACCCCAGTTTACTCTTATATCCTGTCTGGTATTTACTACCTGTGCAGCCCCAGCGTGTTTTAGAGGCGCTACAACTAGACATGAATAGAATAATAATGACTGCTGCTGATATAAGCATAAGCAGACTATACCCCTGACTCTTGATATTCTTATCATATCTTCTCTGAATATCATTGTCTTTGGGTCTAGGTTCTTCTGACAGATTAAAGATGTAATAGATGAACATTATGGATGATGTAGTGCTGACAACACCCATAAGATAGTAGACAATCTTCTTCATTTGAATATATTTAGGTTAAAGAATACAAAATGAAGGGAACACTATTACATGTTCCCTGTGTGCCTGCTAAGGCTGTTGTGGTATTACGAGTCAAAGCATTAAGACTCAACCATTTGTGATTAAATGAAACTAGGTCCCTGCATATAATACAGAGACCTAGGATGTGTGTAGATTATTCTGTTATGTGATTCATGGGCGAAACTACACTTTAACTCCCAATGAACCCAAGGTTGCGCATATCCTCAATATACAAAAGGACTAATATACAATACAATAGATAGAAGATGACACGTGTGTCCACCATAATCTATCTACTCTCCTTCACTAATACCATATAGGTGTCCAGACAGCAGGATGCATGCGAAGCATGCAGACTGATGGATGAGTAGAAGTCCTTGTCTTCCCCTTGTGTCACCCCCTCCCCCTTAGATTGTATAGATTCAGTCTCTTGTCCCCAAGACCTAGGGGGGTAGCCCTCGCTGTCTCTGACTGGGGGGTCTTGTTATTATAAGGTACTCACAACATCTAACATACACCAAATTATCATAGGGACCTAGGGGGTAACTAGGGGGGTGTACTTGAGGGGTGACTTAGGGGGGATATGTTTCACGTGGAACATAAATTTGGGTATGTCCAGGGTATGTAGTATATTTGTATTGTACCATCTGTTATACCACAGAGGACGTCCACGAGGGGCTATATAGTGAGTAGTGGACCAGAAGTTGGGTTGGAGGGGTCAAATAGATCCCAGGGTTTTCTCCAATAGGTACAAAACTGGTTGCATTATAGACATAGAGGTTGGAACAATACACATAGGTAGAGTGTCCTGAATTGACAGGGAGATGAGTTTCCAAGGGGGTGTAAAGACGCAAAGTCTGACGTACAGCTCTAGTTGAAGTGTGCAATTAAAAGGACACAGGGGAACTAGAGGTCTGTCTTGTATAAAACGCTAATATATGAAAGAACCAAATAGAGAACGTAAGAATGAGATTAAGTATAGTGTCACCCTCAATGAAGAACAAAAGGAAGCTAAGAGGATAATAAGGGAGAACCAAATAGTGGTGATTACAGGGAGGGCAGGCTGTGGTAAGTCTCTAGTGTCAGCACAGACAGCTTTGGACTTTCTATTTAAAAAGGAATGTGAGCAAATCCTAGTGACCAGGGCAGCTGTAGAAGTGGGACATTCCCTGGGATTTCTACCAGGATCATTGAATGATAAGTTTAACCCCTACCTAGAAGCCTTCTTGGAAAACCTCACTAAGTGCTATTCCAAAGAAAAGATTGAGGCGCTGGTCAACCAGCAACAAGTGGTGGCACTGCCAGTACAATATATAAGGGGTAAGACAATAGATGATGTCTTGGTGGTGGAAGAAGCACAGAACCTGACAAAGGCTGAGATGCTAGCCATCCTTACAAGACTGGGTAAGACAGGTAAGATAATCATTAATGGGGATAATGAACAGACTGACATCACCACCAGAAATGGGGAGATGAACGGTCTATCCTACGTTATAGAATTATCAAAGAAGATTAAAGAGATACAATGGGTGAAGCTCAAACATAACCACCGCTCAGACCTGGTGGGGAAAATACTAGACTTTGAATATGGTAAATAGGGAGAGATAATCTCCCTTTTTTATTTTATGTTTAAAAAATAAATTTGGAAAGTTTAAACATATTATGTATATTTATAGTATAAAACCAAATTTATTATGTCAGAAGAACAAAAACAACCAACCAGAGAAGAGCTTATTGATTTTCTAAATGAGTCAATTGAGCTGGCTAAACTAAGAGCTGAGTTGCAAGAGTTAAACACCAAGATTGCCATGGGTAGGGCTGATGAGCTTAGAGCATTGGTGATGATTGGTCAAATCACCAACCCACAGCCTCAAGAGGAGATGGAGAATCATATCATCACAGAAGAGGATATGGCAAACAATCCTGATCTTAAGGATGCTGGTATTAATGTAGGTGATGAGATACCTGTACCAAAGACTCTGAAAAGAAAACTTAAAACAGAAACTGCTCAATAGTTATGGCCGTTGTTAACCTAGTAGAAAAAAAGGCTAAGTTAGACAAGCAAGCTGCGGTGCAATTTCAGATAATAACCCATTGTTTTTTGTCTGGAATTGTACTTAGCAGCTCAGAAATAATTTGTCTGATTATGTTAGCCATTGATGGAGTGCAAGACTTGAATGCATTCTGCACCAAGGTGCATGAGAAGGGTGTGTTTAAATCTTCGCAGTCAGCTAGGAATGCTATAGCTAGAGCAGAGAAAAACAAACTTGTAATTAAGGAGGGAAAGAGTAAGAAGAAGATTTACATCAATCCTGAGATTAAGATACAAACTGAGGGTAATATATTGCTTGACTATAAATTCCTAAGCGTTGCATCCAACTAAAGTGAGAAATCTTATTCCTAGCTATGCTATGGAAATGGAGAAGTCTGTAGATGAAGTGCAGACAGTGATGTCTTTTTATTATAAAACAATAAGACAGAAGCTGTCCAATCTAGAGGCTGTCAATGTTCATCTAGAGAATCTGGGACATTTCTACATTAAGGAAAAAGCCCTGATTAACTATGAAGAGAAGTGTAACAAGCTCATCTCCATAATGTCAAATGATACTATCAGGGAGTATTCTATTAAACAGGAATACCAGGAAAAACTCAAGCTAATAGAAAAAATGAAAGAGTTTTTATTAGAGGAAAGACAAAGAAGATCAGAAGTTATAAATAAAAGATTTAACAATGACATTCAAGAACATACTACAGATTTGGAAAAGTAAGGGACAAATCCTAGAGGGCATCACCAATTCCATCTTTAAGAAAGAGGATGTGGAGGAAGTTGCACATCAGAGAATGCAGATTTGCATGGATTGTCACCTTTATGATGTGCATGGTACAGGATGCATGTTGCCAGGTACACAACCCTGTTGCGATGAAACTAAAGGAGGATGTGGTTGCTCTTTAAAGTTAAAGACCAGAAGCATGTCTTCAGAATGTCCCTTGAACAAATGGGAGGCTCTTCTTACAGAGGAGGAAGAAGATAAATTAAACCAAAAATTAGGAATATGAAAACTTTTTATGATTTTAGAAATGCAGACTTTAAAAATCCAGAGGAGTTTCCAGTAAAAGGTATTCTTCTTTTTAAATGGAATAAAAAGTGGATGCTATGGGTTAAAAATGTAGGAGTGATAGTAGCACCAAAAAGTATTTATTTATATGATTGGTATATGCCAAAAAACATAATAGATGCTTTTAAGTTTTTATTTAAAAAATAATATTATGAGTATATTAAAGTTTACAGCACATGACCATAAATATGTAAGTGACGATGATATAAATTGGCTAAGCGTAACAAGTTTTATTGGAAATTTTAAGCAACCATTTGACGCTGACACCATATCTAAGAAGGCTTCTAAAAACAAGAAGTCTAAGTGGTGTGGTATTGATCCTGAGGAAATTAAAAATCTCTGGAAGGCTGAGGCTGACAGAGCTACGACATTAGGGACATGGTATCATAATCAAAGGGAAGCTGACTTGTGTGGACTGGAGACAATAGAGCGTGAGGGAGTGGTGGTTCCTGTATTCAAACCTATTGAGAAGGATGGAATCAAACATGCTCCTTCTCAGAAACTAACAGATGGTGTCTATCCAGAACATCTGGTCTATCTTAAATCAGCAGGACTGTGTGGTCAGTCTGATTTGGTGGAAGTGGTAAATGGTAGGGTGAATATAACAGACTATAAAACAAACAAAGAGATAAAGACAGAAAGTTTCACAAACTGGGAAGGGCTTAAACAAAAGATGGCCCATCCTGTTGCACATCTGGATGATTGCAACTTCAATCACTATTCTCTTCAATTGTCATTGTACATGTATATGATATTAAAGCACAATCCTACACTATCCCCAGGAAGTATGACACTGCATCATATTATATTTGAGGAGGTGGGACGTGATAAGTATGACAATCCTATAACAGCATTGGATAACAATGGCGATCCCATAGTGAAGGATGTAGTGCCTTACAGTGTAGACTATTTAAAAAGAGAAATCATATCTTTGATTAATTATGCTGCTAATAACAAAATAAAATCTAAGAAATAATGTGGCTTGATATAGTGGATACAATCATTACAGTTATAGGCAAGAAGCTGTCATCTGATGAAAAAAAGCGCACCAAGCTTTCTCAGCTATTCTTTGACATAGCTAAATTACTAGAAGATACAGCGATAGATTTACAGAATGACATCTACCCTCATGGTAAATGTTCAGCAATGGAGTCTTTGTCTAAAGAGTTGCTGTCTATTCTTAAGAACAGTATGGATGAGAAACAACTGGATGAACTATCAACACAATTGTTCATAGCTTCTAGCTTAGAACTAGACTATGCAATGCGTAAGAGTAGGGACACTATTGTCACATTACAAAAAACTGCTGGTAGATTTGAAGCGCTGGCAATGTTATACAGAACAATATGATAAGATTATTTGATATACAAAATGGTAAGGTGGTTCCATCTGAGCATTGTTATACGTTAAAATTTTTAAAGGATATATTAGACAACCATCCTGATGACCATGTCCAAGTGTACACCTATCTGTTTTATATGACATGCCCCAATCCAGATTTAAACCCATTCTTTCATTTTCCAGATGAGGAGAAAGAGGAAGTGATACTAAAAGAGATAGAGGCTACATTCTTACCAGAGGATGATGATGTGGTTAAAGCGCTTAATATGTGCAACAAGATGTATCAAACAGAAACCTCTAGGGCATATTACGGTATTAAAAAAGCGCTGGACAATATTGCATTCTATATGTCCACAACACAGATTACAGATGGGCGCGATGGTAACATTGCACAGATAGGTAGAATAGCAAAAGATTTTGATGCAATACGACAAAGTTATAAAGGTGTGTATAAAGATTTAATGGAAGAACAACAATCATCTGTCAGAGGAGGACAGTCATTAGCATACGATCAATAAAATTAATATGGCAAAGAAACAAGAAACTTATCAAGATGTAGAACCTGGGTATGACCCATCAGATTTATTTATGTATGATTGGATGTTTCATTTCAATCCATATACAAAACAATGGGCAGCCATCCCAAAGGATTTAAAATATGAATACTGGGAAGACTATCACCATCCTCAAATAATCAGAAGTAAATCTATTAACACACTTATAGAGCTTTTGCATAAGACAAAGGGAGATGTTGAAAAACTTGAAAAGTTGGTGAATGCAAGAAATAAATAATTATACTGATATCCCTACATACAAAGATGGGGAATGGAGTATAACAACCTTTTCTTCCAGAGAAGAGTTTAAAGCCTTCGTGTCTTCTATATTTAAAGAACCTGGTCAATACAATTTTGATGAAAGCAGTCTCATATTTAATGCAGAAGCTAGAAAGTTTCAAAGACAAAAGTATTACTGTTCTGCACCAGTTAAAACAAAAGATTTCATTACCTACTGGGATGATCAGAAAAATAAATGTCGTAAGGGGATTATTGTACACTCTAATGGTAACACTTGGTATATTAGTCGTGATTATTATATGTGGCTTAATTTCCTGCCTATATACGATAAGGAGGAAAAGAGATTTGACTTTGCAAAAGTGAGAGATGCTCAGTATCACATGGCTCTATATGAACATTTAGCTGAGCTTAATTATAAACATGCCATTATCCTTAAAAAACGTCAGATAGCCTCCTCCTATTTTCACATGGCTAAACTCATTAACCAATATTGGTTTGAAGAGGGTGCAGTGTTAAAAATAGGAGCGAGTCTAAAAGACTATATAAATGAGAAAGGTTCATGGAAGTTTTTGAATGAGTATAAAAACTTCCTTAATGAACACACTGCTTGGTATAGACCAGCTGAACCAGACAAGGTGGGAGCATGGCAACAGCAGATTAAAGTGAGGATAAATGGTAGGGATACATATAAGGGACTAAAGTCCACTATAAATCTCTACTCCTTTGAAAAAGATCCTACACATGGTGTGGGTGGTCCTGTCACCTACTTCTTTCATGAGGAGGCTGGTATTGCTCCTAAGATGAATGACACCTATGGATTCATGAAACCAGCTCTTAAGTCTGGTCACATCATCACAGGTCAGTTTATTGCAGCAGGATCAGTGGGTGACTTGGATCAGTGTGAACCATTGAAAGAATACATCTTACATCCTGAAGAGAATGGATTTTTTGGGGTGGAGTCCAATCTTATAGATACAGAAGGCACCCTAGGAAAAACAGGATTGTTTATTCCAGAACAGTGGTCTATGCCTCCATACATAGATGGGTATGGTAATTCACTAGTGGGAGAAGCATTAGAAGCTTTGGATGAGGAGTTCACTAAACAAAAGAAGAACTTAGCACCAGAAGCATATCAACTAGAAATATCTCAGCACCCCCGCAATATAGAAGAAGCATTTGCTTCTAGAAAAGTGAGTGTGTTCCCTTCCCACTTAGTTACAAAACAATTACAAAGAATCTCAGATAAGGATTATTCAGTTGAGTATTTGGACCTGTCTAGAAATGCAGAGGGTAAGATTGTAGCATCCTCATCCAGGAAGCTTCCCATCATGGACTTCCCTATTTCTAAAAAGACAGAAGATAAAGAGGGTGTGATATGTGTATATGAAAGACCACATAAAGATCCTACGTTTGGGATGTATTATGCCTCTGTGGATCCTGTAGGTGAGGGTAAGACAACTACATCTGATTCTCTATGTTCTATTTACATATATAAGAATCCAGTAGAAGTGATTGAAGATGAAGGAGATGGTAAGGTTAAAAACACAATTGAGAGAGATAGGATAGTGGCGTCTTGGTGCGGTAGGTTTGATGATATTAACAAGACACATGAAAGACTAGAGCTTCTTATAGAATGGTATAATGCTTGGACTATAGTGGAGAACAACGTAGCTCTGTTCATCCAATACATGATATCTAAGAAGAAACAAAGGTATCTGGTTCCTAAAGACATGATATTGTTTCTCAAAGACATAGGAGCTAATAGGAATGTATTCCAAGAGTATGGATGGAAGAATGTGGGTACAATATTCAAGGGCACAATTCTATCATATGGTATTGAATTTCTTAAAGAGGAATTAGACCATGAAACTCTACCTGATGGTACAATAGTGAAGACTATTTATGGAGTGGAGAGGATACCTGACCCAATGCTTCTTAAAGAAATGCAAGCATATAGGGATGGACTAAACGTGGATAGGATAGTATCATTTTGTGCTCTTATAGCTTTTGCTAAAGTGCAGCAGTCCAACAGAGGACTGGCTAAACGTGTAGAAGTTAAGAAGGATAATTTGGAAAATTCAGAAAAAAGTCATAAATTAAAATTGAACCCATTTAGACATATGGGTCACTCTTCTACTGTAAGAAGCAAATACAATAGTCATCGTTCAGCCTTTAAAAACATAAAATAATGTCAATTAAAAAAGAACTAATTGAAAAGTTAATTAAGCTGGGACACATCAATCTAGAAGAAGCACTTATTCTTTTAAGTGATGAACAAGAGGCTGTTGAAATTGATGACTTTGATGATATTCCTACAGATCCTAGTTGGGTTACAACAATGAGCTGGGATCAAAATTACACCCTAACTATTTAATAATCATGCAAGTATATAACGCCCTAGACCTTAAAGCTGGTAAAAAGACGTCATATAATAAGATGGGTACGCTCACTCAGCCCATCCAATTTTTACCTAGGAAAGAAAAAGATGGAGAGTGGGGAGCTTGGAATATGGACTGGCTGGAATGGCAGGGTATTAAGCAGATTAGAAGAAATGCTAGAAAACTTCTAAAAAACTACAAGCTTGCTAAAGGTATTATTGATAGAAATGACTATATAGTAGAAGATGACAATGAGTATGCAGATCTTATTGAAACCCTCACTAAAGAAGATCAGTCTGCGCTAGAACTTAAATTTTACCCAATCATTCCAAATGTAATCAATGTCCTCACAGGAGAATTTGCAAAACGTAGTTCTAAAATTATTTTTAGAGCAGTTGATGATATCTCATATAATGAGATGCTTGAGGAAAAACGATCAATGATTGAGGAAACTCTGCTTGCTAAAGCTGAGAAGAGGATGATGGAGAATCTTATAGCACAGGGAATAGACCCAGAATCTGAGGATGGTCAAAAGATGATGGATCCTTCTAGTCTAAAGTCACTACCTGAAATTGAGAGTTTCTTTAAAAAAGATTATAGGAATATTGTAGAGATATGGGCTAATCACCAGCATAAAGTGGATGAAGAAAGATTCCACATGTATGAGCTGGAGAACATGGCTTTCAGAGATATGTTAATCACTGACAGGGAGTTCTGGCATTTCAAAATGAATGAGGATGACTATGATATTGAATTGTGGAATCCTCTGTTGACGTTCTATCATAAATCTCCAAGTGCAAGATATATTTCTCAAGGTAACTGGGTGGGTAAGATTGAGATTCTTACAGTTTCTGACATCATAGACCAGTATGGATATAAGATGACTCAGGATCAACTAGAGGCGCTAGAGGCAATCTACCCTGTAAGATCAGTGGGTCTTCCTATACAAGGTTTACAAAATGATGGATCTTACTATGATCCTACAAGATCACATGAATACAATGTTCAGGGTCCATCTTTAGCATATCGTCAGTTTTTGTCAGCATATGAGAATATGCCATACAATGGTGATATTGTACAATGGATATTGGCTGAGGGAGAAGACTTTCTTGACTATGGTCCTAGTCATATGCTAAGGGCTACCACATGTTATTGGAAGTCTCAGCGTAAGGTGGGGCATCTCACTAGAATCACTGATGAGGGAGAGATTGTCCAAGACATAGTGGACGAGACATATAAAATCACTGAAAAGCCTCTTTATAATACAACTACAATTAAAACAAAGAGCAAGGATAACTTGGTCTTTGGTGAACATATAGATTGGATATGGATTAATGAAACTTGGGGTGGTGTTAAGATTGGTCCTAACAGACCATCATTCTGGGGTATGAATAATCCAGGAGGACTTGCTCCCATCTATCTTGATGTAAAGAAGCTTCCATTCCAGTTTAAAGGAGACAGCACTATTTATGGATGCAAACTGCCAGTGGAAGGATCTGTATTCTCAGATCGTAATACTAGGTCAGTGAGCTTGGTGGATTTAATGAAACCATTCCAGATTGGTTATAACATTGTAAACAATCAGATAGCTGACATCCTGGTAGATGAGTTGGGTACAGTGATTATGTTAGACCAGAATGCTCTACCTAGACATTCTATGGGAGAAGATTGGGGAAAACATAATCTTTCTAAGGCATATGTAGCAATGAAGAACTTCCAGATGCTGGCTTTAGATACAAGCATCACCAATACAGAGAATGCTCTAAACTTCCAACACTACCAAGTGTTGAATCTTGAACAAACCCAGCGTTTGCTTTCTAGGATACAGTTGGCTACATATTTTAAACAACAAGCTTTTGAAACGATAGGAATTTCTCCACAGAGATTAGGAGAAGTGGTGGGGCAACAAACAGCTATGGGTATTGAACAAGCTGTTGTCAACTCGCACGCGCAGACAGAACATTATTTTGTCCAGCACACTGACTATCTAATGCCTAGGGTGCATCAGATGAGAACTGACTTAGCTCAGTATTATCATTCTAAGAAACCTTCAGTGAGACTTCAGTATATGACATCAGCTGAGGAAAAGGTCAACTTTGAAATTAATGGAGTTAATCTATTGGCTAGAGAGTTTAACATATTTGCTAGTACTAAGAGCAATCATAGAACAGTGTTAGAGCAACTTAAACAACTTGCTATTCAGAATAATACTACAGGCGCATCTATTTATGACCTTGGCAATGTTATTAAATCTGAATCTATTGCTGAACTTACAGGTGTACTTAAATCATCTGAAGAAAAAGTACTTGCTCAAAAACAACAAGAACAGCAGCATCAACAGCAAATGCAACAAGAGCTTCTGGCTTCTCAAGAGAAACAAAAGCAAATGGAGATGCAGTTTAAAGCTGAAGAGGCTGAGAAAGACAGACAAAATAATATTCTTGTTTCTCAGATTAAATCTGCAGGATATGGTTCAATGGCAGATATTAACCAAAATCAAATGTCTGACTATCAAGATGCAATGGAGAATATTCAAAAGCAAGAGAACTACAGAGAGCAAATGAATTTAGATAGAGAGAGGGAAGTTAACAAGCAAATTTCTCAGCGTGAGACTAACAATCTAAAAGAAAGAGAGATATCTGCTAGAGAACGTATTGCTGACAAACAATTGCAGATTGCTAGAACTAACAAGAATAAATACGACAAACCAGACAATAGTAAAAAGAAGAAGTAATTTTATAGCGTTATACTAGCAAAATTTCTATTTTTTGCGTACATTTTTAATGTTTATGAATTTATATTTCGTATATTAATAGTGTAGAATAAAACCAACATTATGGACACACAAAACAGTAGTACACAGACAGTTGTACAACAAATTGACTTCGATGTTGACTCTCTTTTTGAGGGAGCCCCAAGTGCTGACAGTGTAATAACATCTACACCAGCAGCAAAAGAAGAAGATAAAAAACCCAGCATTTTTAGTAAGAACGCAGTAGATCTATCTTTTCTAGATCCCAATGCTAAAAATGATGAGGAGGATGAAAATAAAGAAGACGCTCAGAAGACAGTTACAAAAGAAGATTTAGATGCTATTTTGGATCTGCCTGAGGATGAAGATAAAACTAAGACAGCTGGAAGACCACGCACTGATAAATCAGCACTGGTTGATACAATGTCTAAGCTCATTGAAGAAGGACTTATTATTCCTTTTGAAGATGAGAAACCCATGGAGGAGTACTCTATTAAAGATTGGAAGGAGCTATTAGAAGCTAACTTCCAAGAAAGAGAGAAAGCTGTAAGACAAGAGACTCCCCGCCAGTTCTTTGAGAGTTTGCCTGAAGAATTACAATATGCTGCAAAGTATGTTGCTGATGGTGGTCAGGATTTGAAAGGTTTGTTTGCAGCACTTGCCCAAGTGGAACAAGTGAGGGAAATGGATCCTACAGATGATGGGGACCAAGAATACATCATTAGAAGTTATTTGAGAGCTACAGGTTTTGGTAATGATTCTGAGATTGATGAAGAAATCTCTACATGGAAAGACCTTGGTAAACTTGAACAACAAGCTAAAAAGTTCAAACCAAAATTGGATGCAATGCAAGAACAAGTTGTTAAACAACAGCTTGCAAGGCAGGAAGAACTTAAGCAACAACAGCAAGAAGCAGCAGAGGAGTATGTTAGCCATGTATATACAGCTCTTAAAACAGCTGAGATTAATGGAATCAAGCTTGATAAAAAGACACAAGCTAATTTATATACAGGGTTAGTGCAACCACAATATCCTTCTATTAGTGGTAAGCCTACAAACTTGTTGGGACATCTTTTAGAGAAGTACCAGTTTGTTGAGCCCAACTACTCTCTTATAGCTGAAGCTCTTTGGTTATTGTCAGATCCAGATGCATATCGTCAGAATCTGGTAAAGCAAGGTAAAAATCAAGCTGTAGAACAAACAGTAAGGCAACTCAAAACAGAACAAGCAAATAAGATAGCTAGTTCATCTTCAGAAGAATATGAACCAGCACAACAAAGAAAGATTAGTAGATCTACAAATATTTTTAAAAGGTAAACAAAATTTAATAATAAAAATCTAAATTTCCTATGGCAACTCCAGTTTTAAACAATGGTATATTTCTACGGGATACCAGCTACCAAGCTAGCTCACACGTAGATTCTTACCACCTAGTAAACATGCTGAAGTCTGCTGAACCTACAGATATGGGTCCAGTTGATCTTTGGGCAATGGCGCAAAAGGTAGAAATGCCTTTGTACCAAATGTCTAGCTTTGGTGGCAAGAATGTAATTATGGTTGACAATGCTCGCGGAGAGTACAAATGGCAAGTTCCAGTTTCTCAAGATCTTCCTTACATCGTTGAGAACATTGAAACTCCTGGTGCTCAATTGGGTATTGATGGTCAAACATTTAAAATTAAAATGAACAGGCGTGTATTTGGTCATGGTGATATCATCACTTATGATAAGTACAATGGCGTGGAATTGTATGTTGTTCCTACAGAAGACATCGTTCCTTTGACTGATGGTGTAATTTACACTGTACAGCTTGTTAACAACGACAACACTAAGTGGTTGGATGGTGACAAGTATTTGAAAATTGGTACCAAGTTCTTCCGCAAAGGTTCTGCGCGTGGTGAATATGGTGAGCGTTTCTCTGACATTGGTGCATATGGCGCTGGTTTCAGGGAGTTCTACAACTATGTAGGAGGAGCTGAAGCTCACGTACACTATAGCATTTCTAGTCGTGCTGACTTGATGATGAAGGGTGGTATGCAAAATGATGGTTCTGTTCCAGTTATTGAAATCTGGCGTAACTTTGACAAGAGCAATGATCCTTCTATCACAAACTTGGAAGGTCTGGCTGCTAAGATGGGTAAAGAGTATGTTAAGCGTGCTATCCAAGGTGGTACACTTTCACGTACATTCTTGACTAGCTTGGAAGCTGCTCACCTCACTAAGATTGCTACTGACATTGAGACCTACTTGATGTGGGGACATGGTGGTCGTGTTAAGCAAGATGGTCCAGATGATATTCGTTTGTCTGTAGGTCTTTGGAAGCAGTTGGATAACTCTTACAAGCGCATCTACAACAAATCTAGCTTTAACTTGGATCTGTTTAAGTCTGAGATCTTCAACTTCTTCAATGGTCGTGTGGAGTTCAAAGGACCTGATCCTAAGCGCAAGCTGGTTGTTCAGACTGGTATGGGTGGTATGAGAATGGTTAATGAAGCTATTAAGAAAGAGGCTATCAACAGTGGTTTGATTATCAATGCTTCTGAGATTGGTGCTATCACTGGTCAGGGCATGGACTTGAACTTTGGATATGCTTACACTAGCTACACCATCCCATTCTTGGCAAACATTCAGTTTGTTTTGAATCCTGCGTTTGATAATGTACACACTAATGATATTGAGAATCCAATCATTGATGGTTTCCCTCTGTCATCTTATAACTTTATCATCTTTGATATCACTGATAACACTAATGACAACATCTACTTGTTGAAGTTGGGTTGGGATAACCAACTGAAGTGGTTCTATCAAAATGGTACTATGGACTATATGGGTCGTACACAAGGCTTCCAGTCTAGTGGACAATTCAATGGTTATAGAGTGTTCATGACTCAGACTATGCCAGCTATCTGGGTAAAAGATCCTACCAAAGTGTTGAAGATTGTTATGCGCAATCCTATCACTGGAGGTTCATTCTAATATATATTATGAGGGGGAGATCCCGTAAGATCTCCCTCACATTTATTAATAAACCAACATAAAATTTAAAAAAATGGCAGGTAAAAACAAAGCAGCTATGGGTAAGGGGATCGTAGTTAAATCTCCTACCAAAAAAGAATCAGTTACTAAATCTTCTGCGCCTAAGAGTGCAATGCCAGCTTACAAAAGCGGTGGTATGACTAAAGGCAAGAAAAAGTAATAAAAGTTCCCCCCTTAGAATAGTATTCTAAGGTCCAACCTATAGTACGCATACCACCCTGATCAGGTGTAGAGTTTGCAACTCTAAATAGGTTCTACAACACTTCATAAAAACAAACCAACTATGAGTAGTATTACAATGGTGGAACGCTATCCACAAAACAAAAAGTCTAGTATTTCAATAAGACCATTTTTTGAATCTAGTGCTTCAAACATGGGTCTTGAAAAGTATGGACTTTCGCTCTTTGATAACACATTCCATGAGGAACAATTAGCATGTCTGGAAGTTAATGGTATTAAAAGATATGTGACTGGTCTTAATGAGTTTGCTCCTGAAGTTAAGAATATTGCTGACCCAGATGAGCAAGCTGCTAAGATTAAACAAATTAGAAGTATTGTATCTCAATTAGAGAAAGAGTTGGCTGCTAACGTAGTTAATCCTGATGACCCAGAATTTTGGAATAAGATTAAACTCCTTAAACCTGATAATGATGATTTCTGGAGTAGGATTAAAATAGCATGTAGCAATGAACCTCTTTTCTTAGAGCCTGATAAAGACCCTTATGATCTTATTAAGCTTATTGCTATTGAATCAGGTGGGTTTTCTATTGTAGCTAAATCTTATGATGTAGCAAGACAATTACCAGTTCCTCCTAAGTTCTACTTAGACAAAATGGAAGAAACTGTTTCTACTAAAACTGAAGTGAAGAAACTTAGAAATAAAGCTTTGGCTGAACTTCAAAAGCTCTTTGACAAAAATCAGAACAAACTGTTTTATGTTGCTAAGTTGGTGGATATCAATGGTACGCAGTATAAAAAGTCAACTCCTAATGACATCATCTATGACAACATGGATAAGTATATCAACGGGGAGACAGTAGATACAAATAAGAAAAAGACAGCTGAAAGATTCCTAGAAATTAGTTCTTTGGATATGGAAAGCTTAAAGATTAGGGCAATTGTTAAAGATGCGACATCTTTGAAATTGATTGCTTCTAGATCTGATGGGTTCATCTATCACATGGAAAGCTCAACAATTTTAGGTAAGACTGTTCCTGATGCTGTAGAGTATTTAAAAAATCCACTGAATGAACAACTTTTAGTTGATCTTCAGACTAAGGTGGAGAAGAATTGGACTAAATAAAACTTATTTATATGGCAGAGAAAAAATGGATTCAAAAAGCTGTCAAGGGAATGCGTCAAGACAAACCCTGCACAGGATCTAAATTTGGAAGCTCTACCTGTCCTCCAGGTAGTAAGCGTTACAATCTGGCTAAGACATTTAGAAAAATGGCTAAAGGTAAATAATTATGGGACAATTTAAAGGAGTGGAAACTCCAACACAAATTATGAAAAAGATGGAAAAAGGTGGTAAAGTACCAAAGACACCAGCTCAAAAAAAGTTTGCTTCTTTGGCACCCCCTAAAAATAAAATCACTTTTGCAGATAGAATTGCAGGAGCTAAAAAGAAAAAATAATAGTATGAAGTATTTATTTATTACCTTGTTAGGTGTAGGATTATTCAATGGTTGCACATCAGGTTCTACAGAATCTGAGGTTGTTACAGCTGATTCTACCACTGTAGATACAGTTAAGGTGGACAGCACTGTTGTAGTTGATAGTGTTAAAACTGATAGCATCAAGTAATATGGCAAAAGAAATGATCAAGCGTAAGGATGGATCTTATTCTCAGAGGGGACTTTGGGATAATATTCGCGCCAACAAAGGAAGTGGAAAAGCGCCAACTAAGGAAATGCTTAAACAAGAGCGCAAGATTAAAGCTAAATCTAAGAAGTAGTAAAGTGGCTAAGTCTAAGAAAAAGACAGTGGTAGCTGGTGGAGAGAAACATGTAGTTTACAAAAAAACTACAGAAAGAGGGGAAGGTAAAAAGGGAAATATTATGGTGAATCACCCTACAAAAGATAAGGGTAAATGGGACACCATAGATTTAACTAAAGAAGCTAAAGCTAAGACTGTTGCTCAAGGAGTGGCTGCTACTAAGAAATGGCACAAACAAAACCCCTACCCTAAAAAGAAGTAATATGGCAAAGAGTCTAGCTTGGCAGAGAAAAGAGGGAAAATCACCTAGTGGTGGTCTTAATGCTAAAGGTAGAGCTTCTTACAATAAAGCTACAGGTGGTAATCTTAAAGCTCCTCAACCTGAGGGAGGTCCTAGAAAAAAGTCATTTTGTGCTAGGTCTGCAGGTCAAATGAAAATGTGGCCTAAAGCAGCAAAAGATCCTAATAGTAGATTAAGACTTGCTAGAAAAAAATGGAAGTGCTAATGGTTAAAATCTGTACAAAATGTAAGGTTGAAAAACCTTTAGATGCAGAAAATTTTCCTTTGCATAATAAAACTAAATCAGGTTTTGATAGTTGGTGCAGAAAGTGTAGATCTTCTTATAGAAGTGAAACACGAAGAGGATTATACAGAACTATGATTTCTGATGAAGATCTTAAAGATATTGTAACTTCTATTAAAGAATGTGTTATTTGTGGTGATTCTACAGAATTAGTTGTTGATCATTGCCATAGTACAAATAAAGTTAGAGGAATGTTATGTGGATCTTGCAATTTAGGATTAGGTAAATTTAAAGATGATCCTGAATTACTAGAGTTTGCTCGAATATATTTACTTGCAAATAGTGATAAAAAAGAGCATATTGAAGAATATAATAGTTATATAAAAACTTATGACTAATAATCTAGTTCAAATAAAGATTAAAGAAAGACTTAACAAACTTTCTTCAATGGACTATGACAACATTGAATGTTGGCAAATTACTGAGGCATTTAACAAAGCACAAAGAGAATGGTTTAGAAGGCAGGTGAAAGGGATTAATATGATGAAGCAAGGATCAGAACAAACACTAAGTTTAATTGATGATTTGCAGAAGTTTATTAAATCCAAGGATGTTAAGGGTAAATCTGAAACCAGATACTTTGAGGCTGATAGTTTTCCAACTGACTATATGTACTTTGTAAGAGTGACAGCAATAGCTGATTCTAGTAAATGCAAAGGTAGATTTATGACAGTTTATATGGGTGAGGAAGCAAATGCAGACATCATCTATGGAGATAATTATAAGGGACCTAGTTTTGAGTGGGGAGAGACTTTTGCTACAATATCAAATAATAAGATAAAGATCTATAAAACAGATGATTTTGTAATAAAAGAAGCAAACTTGATGTACTATAGAAAACCAGCAGATATAGCGTTTGATGGTTGTGTTAATCCTTCTACAGGACAATTAACTCTAAATACAGAGTGTGAGTTTAAAGATGATGTGGTGGAGCTTATTATAGATGAAGCTGTTTCAATTTTAGCTGGTGATATTGAGTCATTTAACCAGTTTACTAGAGCAGCACAAAACGCGCAAAAATCTAACTAATGGAAGGAAATGTTTTAAAAAGATCACTTAAAGTGGTTACAGCAGAACCTATGAAAACTGATATTAAGACAGCTCCAATAACAGGTAAAAACCCTCTTATTGATGATTCATGTATTAGTTTTCTAAATTATAGGGTTCAACAGGAGGAGTATTCATCTCGTATTTATTTGTCAATGTCTATGTGGCTTGATAATAATGGATATGTAAATGCTGCTAAACTTTGGAAAAAGTATTCAGATGAAGAGATGGCGCATTCAAATATTGCACGCACTTATTTGTTAAATATGGGAGTTCAACCTGCAACACCAATGTTGGAACAACCATCTGAAACATACACAGGTCTTCCTGATATTATTAGACAATCTTATCAGCATGAAATTGATATTACTAATCAATGTAGCGATTTAGCTACACATGCTATGAAAGATGGATCACATATGTTGTATGAATTAGCTCTACACTATCTTAAAGAGCAGAATGAGGAGCATGGTAAAATGCAAAACTGGATGGATCAGCTTAATGCATTTGGTGAAGATAAGATAGCAATGAGACTGTTGGATCATGAAATCAAAGACTATTTATAAACTTTTTTATTTATTTTTTAACCCTAAATTTTTAAAATCATGTATTTTAATCATGCCTTTAGAAAGTCCTTCCTTGGTAAAGATGTGGAAGGCGATTTGTCAGTGGCTACTACTGGTAGCACTGCAGACCTAGCTGCTGGTCAGTTGGGATTGTTTGATGCTAGCACTTATCAGGCTGTCACCTCAACAGGTAAGCCTTTTATTCTGGCTCAAGGTTCTTACTACACTAATGATAAGATTGGACCTTATCATGGTGGTTACACTGAATCTGTAAAGTCCAAGGTGATCAATCCAAAGTACATCTCACGTGTATTCACTACATGTGCTGTAGAACCTGCTAACCATGTGGTTGCTGTAGGTTGGGATTTGGATGGTGGATCTGGATTCCAGTTTGAGTGTGGTAAAACCTATCGCTTGAGGATTGACCTGAAAGGTTCTCCTGCATTGCGTTTCTTGTCTCACAACATTTACAACACTGTAGATGTATTCTCTGGATGTTGCGCTGATGACTGCTCTGCAGCTTGTACAGGCGATCCAGTTGATGCAGCTTGTGTATTGTTAGGTTGGAAAGACAGGATTATGACTAACCCTATTCTTAGTCAATTCATTCTTCCTAAAGTATTTGTTCAAGATGGTACAGATGCTATAGAAGTATTCTCTGCTTTGGACGTAGAAATGGGTAGGGATGAAGGTGAAGGTGAGTACACATGTGTTACTGGCGCAGGCGCAGGTGATGTAGTTGCAGGTTTGGTATTGGAAGCTGCATACGAAGACACTAAGTTTGGTCAGTGTACTTTCACTCCTAGGGATCATTATGAATTGCAGCCTTTGAAGATTCTTGTGTCTGTAGTAGATGAGACAGGTGAGCCTTGCGCTATTAAGCCTGTTGGTAACTCTGCTACTGGTGATGTAAGTTCTGTAGATAGTGACTTGGTTACTACTGTACAAGAGCCTGCACAAGCACAGGGTGTTGGTGAGACTGTTATTCGTGACTTGATCTTGTCTGGTAGGTATCGTCAAGAGGCGTTCCCAGATAGCATGAATGTTAACCATTTGAGGATGAGGGAGATTGAATCTAACCCAGCTTTGATTGGTGCAGAAGGATATGCTATTAGGACAGGTCTTTACAACACTATCAACATTCTTCACAGTGTTCCTCGCTTTAACAATCCAAGTGGTACATTTGATAATGATCAGTATTTGCTGACTATCTATGTTCCAACTGGAGTATCAGCTAGCACATTCTTGGATAGCCTCCAGGAGATCCTGAATTGCGCTGGTAATGGTCTGGAAATTGAGAACTTTGATGGTGGTCGTCCTTGTCCAGATATGGACTTTGGAATTGATGCTGGCGATGGATGTTTAAATCCTGTTTCTGTAGAAACTACAACAACTACTACAGCAGCTCCTATCCTGTAAGATATTTCCTATGAAAGACAAAGGGGAGTGGACTAATGTCCCTCCCTTTTTTCTTGGAAAATACATCAAAATTTCTTATATTATAATTAGGAACTTCTAGTTAATAGGGTTCTTAATATATTAAAAATATTTATCATGTCT